ATGCTGTCGGTCAAGAATGTCACGATACCTTGCGGCGTTCTAATCAAACGAACGACTGGCGCAAGAAAGGGTAGTTCATCGGAAGCGAGAAATGCCTCGTTCGGATTCCCTACCGCCGTGTCTGGACCACCTGAGAACGGAACGCTTTGCCCGTTCGCTCCCCAGATGCGCTGATAGTTGTAAACCATCGGCAAGAATGTTGGGAGCGGCGGGTTGTTTACGTTTCCAACCGGAGCCGGGAGAAGAACGTTCAAGCCCGGGTAGATGTTGTTCGCGACACTCGGTAGGAAGTCAGCAAAAGACCAGTCAAACAAAACGCCCGTGTTTGCCAAGGACGGGATGTTAGGGATTTCCGTCAATTCAAACATGGTGCCAGCGCCGCTCGCCGTATCCGCAGAGCGCCAGATGACGATTGTGTCAACCTGGGGGTCCGGCGAGTATCTGCCGCTAACCGTGTTTACGGAACCCGTGTTTGCGCCGACAATCTGATTTACGGGCGACGCAGAAGATATCGCATTCGTCCCAGAACCTTTCGGAGCACCGAGTGCGACTCCGCCAGGAGGAACTGCCCCGCCGCCCAAAGGTGTAGGAGAATAAAAATCACCCACAGAGCGAGCCTTATAACTGTACGCATATGCCAGTCCGAACTTCCACGCGAGAGAATTTGTTGTTATCACCGAGACTGCTTGCCACGTAATAGTGTTGTCTGTCGTCGTAGGAGGGGTGCTGGTTACAGTTGACCACGCAGGAGCCGACCCGCCAGAAATACCTGAATTGATAACAGCTTGAACGTCTCCGCCGCCGTTAACTTCTGAACCGCCGAACTGCTGCGAAGGTCCTGGTGGTTGAAAACCGACGCTCGGCAAGTTCCACGTCTGACCTGATGCCCAAGGAACGTTCTGCCCCACGCAGGTCCACACGATGCCGCTGTCCGTTGTAGTGGTGCCGTATCCTGTTCCCCACACGCCGGAAGATGCCGACGCAGTAGCTGTTTCCACTACTCCGTTCGGGTTTACAGCCGTGATGGAGTTTGATGTTGCCGACACGACTTTGAATGTGCCGTTGTTGCCCGCGTTAGCGAAACCAGAAAATGTAACTTGGTCGCCCGGGCTGGGAGTGAACGACCAGCTACCAGAACCGAGAGTGTAAATTGTGTTTCCACCAGAAAGAGAAGTCGTGATGCTCTGGCTCGTTGCTAGAGAAGTTCCCGGCTGGTGAGCACCGCTATGCCCTAATCCGGTAGTACTCGTGCAAACTTGAAAGTTCGTGCCATCAAATACGCAGCCGAAAGTTAAGCCTTGTGCGGACCACGGAACGTACGGGAAATTCGCCTGCCATGCAGCTTGTCCTAGATTCAACCACTGCACCTGTTTATCGTTTACGATGGTGCCTATGGGTGCCGACGCGGGAAACGGAGCGTATCCGGAACCGGAAGTTCCGCCTGTAGTCGGGATGAACAAATAAATCTTGGTGCCTGCTGCTGCCGGAAGATTTCCGGTTACGATAAAATCAAGCGCTGTTTTTCCGCCCGATTGCCATCCCGCATACGTGTGCGATTGTTTCCAACGCATATTTGCCATCGCAGCGGTAGTTGCGTAACTGCCGATTGCAAACCAGTGGGTGTTGTTGTCGAAGTATCCGCCGCTCGGACCTGGGAATGCGCCAGAGAAGTTAGGCTCGTGTCCCGCAGAGCCTGTGTTACCGAGTCCGCCAGAGTTCTTGAAGTTGCCATAAAGCGCCTTCACGCTAGCTACTGCGATTGCAGCAGGGTCAGCAAAAGAAGGGGGAGGAGAATTTCCAAACCAGCCCATGTCGGTGAAGAACGTGTTCGGTGCCCAGTCGTTCAGCACACCAGCGTTTGTCCACGTTACAGTGCCATCAACGATGGTGTTTCCTTCTGACGCCGCGTTTCCCCAGTTAGGCTCCCCCTGTCCAGTGATTCCAAACTGAGGCGTTGTTAAGTTTGTACCGTCCGCGTTCGTGCCAACGATTTGCCAAATTTGAGGAGTAGCGTTCGTATCCTTCGTCAGCCCCATTGTCGAGAAGACAGTGGCGGCTTGCCACACGCTGGCCGCAGCGCCGGAAGGCGTTGACGTTACGGTAGGCTGAACGGACGGAGCCGTGATTCCCCAATTCCAAACTGTGCCATTCGCGTTTAACGGGGTGTACTTCTTCACGTCTATGCCGTCACCGAAGTAGAGCACGCCCGCAACTGAAAGGAAGTACGCTTGACCTGCGCCTACGCTCTTAGCGAAAATCAGCGTTGCGGTGCCGTCCTGGTTATCTCGGTATACGCCGCCCGATGTAACAGCCGTGGCAGCATGCGTTTCCGCGACGCCCCCTGAGTTTGCAAGAGTAAGCGTTGTTGCAGTGGACGCAGTAGCGGTGTAAGTTCCGTTGTTCGTTGTGTTTGTTACGAAGCCGTTGATGGAGAAAACTAGACCAGCAAGGCCGTTTGCAGCGCCTCCTGGGAACGTTCCGTTGTAAACGGTGGTTCCGGCTGAGGCGTTGTTGGCACTGGTGATTGCCAGCAATCCACTGGTGCCTGTGTCGATGATTACTTGAATTGACCCATCGGCTACTTGGAAAGAGAACGCGCGGTCTGGGGGCGTAGGGTAAGGAAAGCCGCTGCCGCCGAACGGAATCATGCCAGGACGACGCTGTAGTGTTAGACGGTTCGTTAACTCTATGTTACGGCCTGTTAGAAGCGCATCCGGACGACCGCCGTAGAATCTTGCGGTGTAAACGTCGGACGGGTCGTGCAGTATCGCACGCTGGGTATACAACCCGGTGAACGCGCGGTCCATGAAAATCGGCACGTATTTCGGCTGCTTTTGAGGGCTACCGCCGTTTGCTTCCAATAGAGTTGTCATGTTTCCTTAAACGACGTTAAATGCCGCGACTGGTGTTCCCTGTTGTGATTATTCCCGCGTCGCCTTGGCGCTCGTTCGCGCGAGCAATCCACTGTTGAACGAACACGTTCTTCTGCATCTCGCTCAAGCCTGTTGCCTTGGCTAGAAACGCTGCGACGCCACGCTGACGGTAAAGCTGTGCGCGGCTATCATCGACCATCGCTAATGCTTCGGAAAGAAATAGGTTGTTGTACACGTCCGAGTACTGACTCGGAATCGGGTCCCAGCTAAAGTTGCTCACGAATGCCGATGCCGTTTCCGCCACGCCTGCCGCGTTCGCAAGCACGAGAGATGTGTTTGTAACGCTCACCACCGTAAACGAGCCGTTGTTAACCGCGTTGGTTACGAACCCGGTGACAATCGCTGTTGCTCCGACCGGGAACGAGATGGTATCAAACGACCCTGTGTAGGTCGTGTTACCACCGCTCGCGTTGCTAGAACTGGTGATGAAGAACGGGCCGAACTGTGGAGACAGCTTCTGGTACGTGAGAGTAGCGGTGTAAATCTTCTCTGGCACGCCTAGGAAGCGAACCGTGTAATTCAAAACGTTTGAAATGATGGACGACGCTTGAACTGATGCCGCGTTCGGACGCTGTTGAAACGACGAGACAGCCAGCGCCGCGTTGTTTTGAATGTCCTTGATTTCGAAAATATTCCCTTCGTCGTCGGCCAGCGAAATCTTCTCTGCAAACGCTAAGTCCGGGACCGTTGACAGAACGTAATCCTGTTGTCCTACAACCGTCGGGAAGGTGACTTCCTTACGATTGAAGAACCACGTCAACGGTGGATTCAGTATCGAGTTGCGAACCATAGAGGCAATTGAAACCGCAGGCTCTTGTCCGAATCCCGCAGTCAGCGGCGAATACTGAATAAACGGCTTCGCGAAATTGATTGAGTGTTGCAGTGTTTGCGTCATAAATTATGGTCTCGGGTAGTTATACGGCCAAGCTGCACCTTGGAAGTTGTTACGGCTTCGGGCCGCGCCGAAGACGGTACGGCTAGGAATGAACTTGTTCTCTTCCAATTCGCGGTCTTCCTTCACGCGCAATTCTCGAAGAGCCTGCTCCCATAGCTTCCACGCGTTTTCAAACTTCGCATAAACCGCCTTCTCCGGGGAGCGACGGTAAAGCTGCGCGATGAAACCTTCGCGGAAATGTGGCTCCATCTCGTCCGGGAGCGGCGCAAGGGTCTGAGATAGGCTGACGAAGCGCACAGGCTTCATCTGGGCAGTTAAGAGCATCTGCCACTCGGTGCCTGACTGAGACGGAACCGGGGTGAATCGGAAGCCCCAGCCGTTGGGGTCTAGGACGGTCCAGACGGTCGTTGCGCCCGTTCCGGATGCCGTGGTGCCCGGGGTCGCGTTACGCGGCGCTAGAGGCGCTGTGGTGCCCTCGGTGCCATACGTGGTCAAGAGTAGGAAGTTCCCGTTGGCGTCGATTATCTGGGTAATCGGGTTTTGCGGCTGGGAATGGCTGCCCGTCGGAGCGATGTACACACTGCCCGCAACCGGGTTATTGCCGAGGGTGCCGGACCCAACGTCTGTCGCGCCCCAGGTTCCGTAATACAGCGTACGGTTCGGGAACCAGTTGCAGCGGAAGCCTGGGTCGCCTAGCCCTGCGCCGCCTGTGTAGCTCGCGCTGACTTGCGGTAGCTGACGACCGCATTCAATACGAACGAACGGCTTCGGATTCGCGTTGTTGTTGATATCGAATGCAGCGCCGCGCTCCAACCAGGACATGTTCAGTAGCGGACCTGCCGCCGAAATTGCGTTCCCCGCATGAGTCTCTAGCACGGCTCCGGTGTTCTTCAACACCAATGCGCCCGCCGAAGATGCAACGCACATAAACGTGCCATTGTTGCCGCTGTTAGTGAATCCGGTGATTACGAACGGTACGCCAACGAAGCCGCCGAACGCGCCGTCTGGAATCACGCCAGCGTACGTTGCGGTGCCCGCCGCAGCGGAGACCTGGGTCACGCCCGTCAGCGTTAGATTGCCTGTAAGACCTGCCGGGTTAACGACCGCGTAGTCTTGCTGAAAGCTGTTCGAGTAAATCGGAGGAATGTTGAACTCGTTCCACTTGTGAGGGAACGCTACTCCGCATATGGAATTCATGACGGTGTTGCAAGCTGAGAGCGCAACGGTCTGCGTGAAGCCCGCAGCGTTAACTACAGGTTCGAGGTCGCCGTAAGTCTGAGCGATGTCAACGAGGCTTTGAACCGTGACGGTCGATAAACTTGAAAACAATCCGTATGCCATATTCTACCTTACGTAATGAAGTACTGCGGAAATCCCTTTGTGCCGCCGAAAGTTCCTATCCCGAATGTTCCCCACTTGACGATATCCGGACAAGCTAGAAAAACCGGAGAAGCAGTTCCGGGAGAAGTCGGAACTTGAATAAAACTCATCGGAGAAGACCACTGCTGAACAGGTTGATTGGGTCCGACTACAATCGTGTTTTCACCTAATCCGCCAGCATCAGCGGGGTAGGTGTACACTATCTCCCACGTGAACGGCTCAGTTCTAGGAGAGCAACTTACGACGGTGCCGACCGCCGAAAAACTACCGCTGGCTGACCCGCCCTTGAAATTTACGACACCCACATCTGTATAATTTGTTGGCACCACCGGGTCAGAGAATGTTGCAGAAGAATCCAATTGAAAACCTGGGATGCCCGAACTGATTAGTGGTGCCCCTGCGGCAATCGACTCAGCTATCGGTGCAACATAAAGCAGTGACCCATTCAATAGAACATACAAGTGACCGGACGCTCCACCAATTACTCCGAATCGGAGAACGTCACCTTGCTGCACTATCTGCGGTTGAAAGTCTACATACACATGGGTTATGTTACTGCTTGCGTCTAGTTGGTCCAAAAGCCATCCCGAAACTCCGAAAACAGAACTTCCGCCCGAAAAAGGCCCAGTAATAATGAAGCGGTAACACGGAACAGTTTCATTTGTATTAGGAGCATCTGTGCGTAGATACAAGTTTATAACGCCGATTGCTCCTGTTGCGACGGTCCCGAAATCGTGCAACTGAAATTCTATCCACTGGTCTGGGACAGAGGTCCAGTCAATCGCAATATTCCACGTGTTGCTGTCGCTTTGAACGTTCGGGGGATTCAAATTAATCGTGCAAATGTTGTTATGAATTATCGTAACGTCTGTGTCGAAAAGCGGAGACTGCACCCACACACCGTTCCCTAGAGGGTTTTCATCGGCGCGAGTGAACGTGTCTTGCGTTAACTGATTAGCGGAGAGCACTGCCGACATGGGGCCGTACGTAAAATTGACACCCGAAATGTTTGCGCCTGAAATCGTGTGTTGAGAAAATCTTGGTCCGAACCCGAATCCTAATTTGCTCGGATAGATATTGTACGTAGTGCCATCCGTCAAGACCGCTCCGGTATTGTAGTTACCATTGCTATCGGACGTGACAAAACCACCGCCAAACGTGACCGGATTTATATAAAATACAGTCGCGCTTGCTGCGCCGCAGTTACCTGAAATTCCAAATAGAGCCATTACGACACCTCAAGCGCAGGCGTGGTGCTCGCTTTGAAATGTGTTTGGATGCAGCCGAAGGTGGTAGATTGAGAGGTTTGAGTAGTAGCAACTGTGCTCATTCTTTTCCCTGGAAATTAGTGGGGCGGAAACCGCCGCCCCTCGGGTTGTTTGCCTTAAATCTGTAGGTTGCTAACGTCGAGACCGTCTCGGCTCTTCGGCATCGTGCCCTTCGGTTCTTCACCGAAACGCTCCGAGGCTGAGGGCTTGTTGCTCGAATCCGCCGCCATATCGACGGCTCTCGCCCAACCGATGTTGGTCCAGTTCGGAATCTTGCTTCCGTTGCGTGTCAAGTACTCGTCTGTGTCGCCTGGGAGCCAACGTGCGCCGCACAACTGGCACTTGATAACGCGGTCGCCCTTTGTGAACGTGTGCATGTAAACTGCTGGGTCTTTCTGCTGACCGCGAGTACGGCCCTTTCCGCCCTTCAAATGGCGGCAAGCCTTCTGGCCTTCAATCTTCGCGACTGTGTAGTTCTCTGAGTCTCTGCGACGCTGTTCGTCGCGGGCCTTGAGAGCCGTATCCAACGCGGCTTCTTTCTCCGCGATGCGAGCTTCCTTCGCCATCATAAGACTTAGGAGAGCGGTAAACTTCGCTTCCGAGAGACTTCCAACCTTCTGCGCGTCTGCGAGAAGAGAGGCTACATCTTGTTCTTGCTTTGACATAATACACCCTTGAGGTTGGCTAAACGTCTTCAACCGCCCTGTTTAATGCCCGGGGTCAGGCTATTTGAACTACTGTCCGAGTGCTTCCTGGTCTTCGATATCAGAGTAACGCTTAGCGTGTCTCTTCTCCCAAAGACTGCGGAAGTATCTAGCGGAGATTGCATTGGGTGATGGTACCCCAAAAATTTGATGTGCTTGTGCCTCGGTGATAATTTCTTTCTCAACGAGTTGAATGACGACCGTGCGCCATCCGCGAGACTTTTCACCGTTCGGGATTCCGTGGTGGTCTAATTTAAGCACGCTCCACTCCCACATGAACGGCACGTCCAGGTAGCAAATAGGACGTAGCTTATTCGTTCTGTTTGGAGGAGTGCAAAACAACGCGACCGTCGGAATGCCGCCCGGTCCTACCCAGCCGTTATCGAAAATGGTAGCCTTAACGCCGTTCGCGCGTAGCTTCTTTTCAACGAAGTCTCTGGTAGTAATCTTGTTGACCTGTCGTGCGACCTCGTTCGTGAGGTTCTCCTGGTCATCCCACTTATATCCTACCGCCATTTTATCCGAAATTTCTTTCTCGGCGGCGAAGGACTCTTTCACATACGACTTGTACTCGTGCGGCCACTTCACCCAGTTCGGGGTGCCGCCCGCTAGCATCTGCTGAACAGCCTGATGCGTTGCATCTATGTCGTGACGTTCGTTAAACGGATTCTCTACGTCAGGACCCTTGATGAAAGGTTGACCCGGAAGTTGGATTGTCATTTTTGGTATCCTTTGAGATATTCGATTGCGTTACTTAGGACTTCTATTGAGTCTTTGAATCTACCGAGGCCGAGGTTGCAATCTTCGCAAAGAAGACCGCGTCGGCATTTATCGCAACTTCTCAGATTTGGACAGCACGCGTGACTGTGGTCAACGTGCGGCGTTCCTTCAAATTCTTTGTGGCAGATAGCACAACGGCTATCTTGCTCTACCATCTTCGCGTCGTATTGTTCTTGCGTGATTCCGTGACGGTAGTTTCTACGAGTCTGGTTTACCTTCTCTTTGTTATCTCTACAATAGACTCGATTCTTTTCGAGCACCTCATCTCTGTGCTTATCATAGTATCTTTTGTATTTCTGTTGCGGTGTTAACGGCGCTTCTGAGTTTATTCTTCTCATGTTCTCTCCTAGAAAGAGTGATTAAGGGCATGTGTTCTAGGCACATGCCCCCAATCTGTATCCTAACACAAGTTGCAACTCGTGTCAAGAGGAAACTTGTTACTGAATCGCGGGCACGCTATCGATATAACGAATACGCTGAGTGTTCGTTCCGGTAGCTGGCGGAAGAGTAACTGTTTGGTGGAATTTATAACTGCACCACCCCCCAATTGTCGAAACAGGGTCGAACGATGATGCTGGCGCGTCTGTTACGACACGGCAGTCAATCGTCTTCCAATCCCCGTCATCGAGGTCGGTGTCGCCCGGAACCTGCAACCACACGCCAATCATGGCATAGTTACCGAACACGTATGTACGGTAGCCAATCTTGCCGCTGCCGCTGTAGTTAGCGGTCGTGGTTACGAACGGGGTCTGCATGAAGCCGATGTTGGTGCCCGGGAGAACAATGACCTTGTTCTGGTCGCTGCCCGCCATAGCATCAAACTTCTCCATGTTTTCGTACTTCCACAAATCAGCGATGCTGTTGTTCACAGTCGTTGAGTTGTAGATGTCGCCCAACACGTTCGGGCTGATTGCGCCCAAGAACATGCCGCGCTTGCAAGGCAACACGTTCTTTGCAACAAGCTGCTGCTTCAATTCACGGATGGTGCCTAGGTCAAGGGTGAACGGAGATGCCAGCAAGCTGCTCTGGTTAACCTGAGAGTCCACAGTTGACGCGCTATCTGCTACTGCCGAGTACAACTCGCTGATGGACTGCCCAGCTTGGTAGCCAAGTTCCACGGCGCTGTTGCCAACAAGTTCGTCAATCGCTGCTGCGATAGCAAACGACGAGAAGTTGCTGTAGTTGTTCCACTCACCAATCTGTGCTGGCGATGACAACTGGCTGATGACTTCCGGGTTGCCCACGGTACCATCAGAGTTCTGGATAACGTCACCAGATAGGGTGTTGTACTGGAAAAACGTACGGTTTACACCCATGTGGAGACCCTGCACACGGCGTTCTGCCGCGCCAACGAATGCGTTGGTGTTGCCCTTCAAGTTCGGAATCAATTCCTTATCGAAAATGATTGCCTGAGCCGTTAGGACGTTTGCTACGTTTGATGCTGACGGGTTTGGACCTGTCATAAATCACTCTCGTCTTTAAACTCCTGTGTTAACAGGGTAAGATTTTAGACTTTGACGCCATAAGAGCGTAATTTCGCCGCGTATTGCGGGTCCTTTACGCGTCTCTTCATTTCTTCTGGCTTCTGTTTCAGAAAATCTTGGAGAAATTCCTTTCTCGTAAGTGCCGGGTCTGGCGTTCCTGGTCTTTGTGCGCTCAAAGAACCTGGAGCGATGCCCCCGTTCACTCCCGGACGACGGGTCGCTGGTTGCACATTAGGTGCGGCGACAGGCGTCGGAGCCGTTGCTTCAACCGGAGGCGCGACGACGGCCACGGGTTGTGCGGGTACTACAGATGATGGCACTGCAACTGGCGTTTCCGCTCCCGGGATTGCCGGGGCTACGGGCGTTGTTGGAGTGGCGGTTGGTGTCGGATTAGCGACCTCAACAGCTTGTCTTGTTGCCACGGTTTCCACCTTGGCAAGTTTGTCACCCTGGTCGAAGAGGTCTTGAAATGCGGCCTCCAAGTTGTCCAAGGTATAATCTAGGTTGTGCTTTTCGAGATATTCCCCGAGGGCCTTGTTGTTGGCCTCGCACGGGTTATAATCGTGAAGGTGATTGCGCATGAACGTATTCGCGATTGTGCGACCGTCCTCGCGCCACTGCTTTTCCTTCAACTCTCGTTCTCTCTGCTGATACTCAGTCTCGATGACCTGATGAATGACATCGGTGACCTTAGCTGAGTCCTTCGACTCCAAAGCGATTCGCGCTGCTTCCGCGATTGCTTCCGGAGACAAAACTGTTTTCTCTTGCTTGAACGTCAGCTTCTGCTGCTTCAAGCGATGAAACGCGCGAGTCGCCTGGGTGTGAACCTCGCGCTTCTTAGCGAGGAACTCCGGGAGCGTACGCGCTTCCAAGTGTGTCGGGCGTCCGATAGCCTTGCCATCTTCGCCTACGACCTGATATTCTTCAACGTAACGGCTGACTACGCCGTTCGCGTCGCGAAGTACGGTGATGCCTAACTTCTTCAATTCTGAATCTTCTGCCTCGTACGGCTTTACGACGGGCACGGGTACAGTTTCCACTGGCACTGGCGGGACTTCCGCGACGACAGGCTGTGCGGCCATTGTCTGCGCTTCCGCTGCGAGTGCTTCCGTTGAGGGAGGAACTGTGCGAGCTAACTGGGAATCAACCTCAGCCTCTCGGGTCTGAGCCTCTAGCATCAGCTTAGAGATGTGAGTAGCTACTCCGCTACCACGGTCTCCCATCAGCTTCTGCATATCGGCTGCGGTCTTTGGGTCTTTCACGGCGGCAAAGATGGACTTCAAGTCCATTGCCAGCACGGCTTCGCGAGTTATTGAACTCATGTGATTTCCTTATATTTGATTCTACTGCTTTCCCTCGGGAGAAGGAGATTTGACTACGGGCAACTGAAAGCGATTTTTCACGCCCTCGACAACCGTTGGGTTCTCTCGTTGCTGTACAACTTGAAACGCTTTACGCTGGTGTACTCGAACTGAGTCGAGCACGTCAGCGGAAAACTTGTTCATGGCACGGGCCGTGGTTTGCAAACCCGCTAACTGCTCCGGATAACGCTCTACTGTCGGATTCAACTTAATGACTTCCTCGGTTGCTTGACGGCATGATTCAGCCATCAGCCTCACGAGGATTTTCCATCCCGGTTGTGTCGTCAGTTGTGCGAGCGCGACCTGCTCTTCGAGATTTAGGCTCTCGCCCAAAACTTTACGTTCCTCAGCCATTGGTTGCTTCCTTTACCCTTTCAGGTATTGTGTCAAGGGCGTCCGCCGACGCCCCCGATAGTTATAGAGATGTTGTTGCGCCGAAGCCTTGCGATTGCTCCGGGCCTGTGCCTAGTAACGACGGCTGGGTTGACTTCTCGATAGAAGCACGCCAAGATTCGTTGCCCGCCTTGCCAAGTTGCTTCTGGTTTTCCAGCGTCTGTTCTTGTTCGAACTTAGACTGCTGCATCTTGGCTGCTGATGCTGCCTGCGCTTGCTGCAATGCCGCTGGGCTGTTAGCATCGTGCTTCTGCTTCTCTTCCGGTGTCATTTCACGTAGGAACTTCTGACTGAACTTCCAGCCAGCCGCGTCCACGAATGCTTGGAAGATGGCAACTGCGTCGAACTGGTATCCAGCGTCGTTTGCGTTAGCAACGAATGTCGGGTTGTTCAACAACTGAATCATGATTGGGAGCGCTTGAGCCATTTCTTTCTTGGCTCCCAGGTTTGCTCCCGCGAGAACTTCGTATTCAACCTTCGCGTTACGAAGGGCGATATGGTCAACCTTGAAGTCGTTACCAATCTTCTCGCCTAGAATGTCCTTGATGACCGAGGTCGGCAACAAGTCGTTGTCGAGGTCGTCCATCTGGAACATCCAGGGTTCGAAAACTTGGCGGATGAAACGTCCGGTTGGTCCATCGAGACGCGACGCGTTCGCGGCGACAACTGCTGCCGCTCCCGTTCCACTTCTCATGCCCGTCGTGCTAATGCCTGCGTGGCCTGCGCCTTGAACGACTTGTTCGTTCGCGCCCGAGGTAGCCGCGCCTGCTGACTGCGACTGCTGAATGAATGCGAACGCCTCTTGAGGCGGCGTCGGCATTTGTAGGAACTTGAAAGCCTTCTCAACGTCTTCTTCAACGTCGATGATGCCTCCCTGTTCCCAGCGAGTGTTTTGTGTTGGTGCGTTGAAGCCCTTCTTACGAAGAGCGACAGGTTGCAAACAGTAGGCCAGCAAATCAAGAGCGAGGTTCGTTACCCCCTGCTCAACAATCTGCTCACTACCGATTAGCAAACCAAGTCCCTGACCGTAGAAGTTATCAGGGATGTTACGCCAATTAGCCGAGTAGAAAGGAATCTTTCCAAACGGGTTCGCTTCATTGCGAATAAGAATGTTGTGACCGTTGTAAATCAAGACGACGATGACCTTCTCGTTGTCCCAATACTCCAAGAGTTCGAGAGGTGCACGGTTCGGGTCGGCGGTCGATTTGTAGCTGCGCGGCTTCGCGTGCTGCAAATAGCCCATCATCCCTTCCGGGATGGTCATAGAAATGTTGTCTGGTCCCGGCGAGGTTGCCTTCGCAAACATCGCACGAAGAACATCCGCTTCCGGAATAACGTAACCTTCCACTCCGCGTAGGCGGTCGAGGTCTTGGTACGTCGCGTAGTCGCGGTAAACAACCCACTTCGCCGCGCGGATATCGCCCACACGGCATCCTGGGTCCACTAGAACCGTACGAATGTCGCAGAACTTTATCCACGGATGGGAGACCGTCTTCTTGTAGAACTCGATTTCGAAGTCGTCTGAATCCGGCGTGTCAATCGGCGCAACGGTTAGACCTTCCGGCGCGTTCACCTTTGGTGCGTAGCGCTTGTACTTCTTTTCGGTCTTCTGGTACTCGGTGTAGCCCCACTTCCAGATTGCTGTGCCTAGGAGCGCCATCTGCTCCAAACCGCGCTCAACTTCTTCTTCAAAGCGCATCGCCTTTAGTTGGAAGGTAAACAGAGCGGTCTTCGCGTCGATTACATCCTGGCTTGTGCCCGGACTCGGGCGAAGCAGGAAGCACGGGTCTTCATAGAAGATGCCGCCCATAATCTTTGGCACGATTGAACTGATGTGGTTCGAGACCATGAACTTCGGCACCGCCGAGTTCGCAACGTCGGTCCCACCAGCAACGTCGTTGCTCGAAATCGGAGACTGATAAAGCAAGTCCGACATCGTCCAACCGCTGGCCCACTGATTAATGTTGATGAAGTTGTCTGCGAGTTCCGCGTTGTTAAGAACGAGTTTAATCGCAGCGGCGGCGTCGAACTGTACGGTCCCAGTATCCGAGTCGATGTAGGTATTGTCTACCGTAATCTCTTCGGCTGGCACCTGCTCTAAATTGGCTATTGTTACGTCAACGTCGCTCATAGTCTCCACGGCCCTTTGTTACCGAAAACAACCATTCTTGGGTCCTTCGGCTTTTCAGGCTCCTGTGCTTCGGGTTCCGGTACAGTTACATCGCCCCGTTCACCTCTCACATACTGACGCCACGTTGGCGCGTGTACAGTAGGAGGCTGCTCGTGTCTTTGGCTATAAGGCGACCCGCCCGAGAACATTCGGTCGTACTGCATCTGCTTCAATTGTTTACGCTCGTACTCTTCTTGCGCTCTCTTCTCTTCTTCCGGGTCTACCCTGGATGCGGTAAACATTCTCTGGTCGAGGAGTCGAGTCGCTTGAGAAATAGCGTCTGGTATATCGTCTTTTCTTCCCTTCTTTGTCTCGCCCGTGAATCTCTCGAACTGACGGTATAACTCGTCAATCCAAGGACCCGCGACGAAATGAAGGCGGTCATCCGCGAGCAAAATCTCCAAGCATTTGATTCTGTTTGATTTTGCGTTAAGCGTGTTTCCGGTTTCTACCCATCGGATGCTGCTCAAAACTTCCGGGCATCCATATCTGTTCGCGTAAGCAACCAGCACCAAGTTAAAGAGGTCGTGGCCTAATGATTTTTCAATCAAAGTTCTCGACGGTCTGTGCTTTCTTAAAAACAGCACTGTGTTATTGGCTAAGTCGGATGCCTTCCACTTATCGTAGTGAACATCCAAAACAACCAACTCTTGAGTGTTATCCGCTCGGGTGTGTATGCGGGATGCTGCTAGAACTGAAAAATCCGAACCCTTATTCTCTGAGTAAGCCCAGTCTAGCGTTACAACCACGTCTCCGGATTCAGGCGCGGCTGAGGCTCCGTAGGTGTGGGTGCGTAGAACTGCCTTCTCGAAGTGGACCGCTAGGTCGCTTACTTCTATCGGGTCTGTTGCAATGTTCAAGTACTGGTTTTTGAAACCGCGCTCTTTGTACTCTTTCAGTTTGCTACGAAGAGCCTTCCAGTTCAGCTTGTACGGGAACCACAAATCAACCATATCTTCTGTGACTTCGAAGACGCCGTTCGGCTTTTCCAGAAGTCGCTGATACTCTACTCTGAATTGCGACTTCGGTGTCCAGCACGAGAGGCACAGATACTTAAACGGTTCCGTCGAACTAACATCGTCCTCGTCAACCGCCTGACCCATGCGCCATCCGTACCAGTCTGTGGTGAAGTAGCGCGTACCGATAATGTCGGTGAATCCCCAACCCTCGACAAGAGCGTTGGTTGACTTAACTTTTTCTTTCAACTTCTCTCGAAGGTCTTCGTCCGCCGAGTTCTTGTCTTCTACGATATCGTCCAACTTTCTGATATCGCAGCGCTGTCCTACGAAAGACGAATCCAGCGACGTAATCCACACGTGCGGTTCTTTCGAGTTGAATAGCTGTGCTGGGCAAGTAATCGGCTGCTCAGAGCGGCCATCCACGCCCGTCAAAATATACTCTGGGAAGAGCATCTGAAATGCCGTCGGCTTTCCGCGCGGCGGCAGGTAAAAGTACTGCTTGACTTCTCCCATCAACTGATTCGATAGGCTCTTGACCGAAGTCATAATCATGACGCGAATGTCCGGGCAGTTCAACATCCACTGCACGGTATCCAGGCCGTCGATTGTAGACTTGTATCCGGAACGAGGAGCAAACAGCATCAGCGTGCGCGTCTCGGAGCCGTCTGCCGCGAAGCGCTGCTGTCTTCCGATTATGTCGTGCACGTCATCAAAGGTGCAGTCCGGGAAGTAGGCCCCATCAAAATTCTTCTGCACGAAGGCGTCGCAGATTACCTGATGCGTGTCGTGAAACAGACTCTTTCCCACCAAGCGACCGAACCAGAACAGGTCCTTGCGTGCTTTGTCGCGCAGGTCAAGCCAATCTCGGAACGAGACAACCCGGTCAACTTCGAACGTCTTGCGATGCTCGATGTTGTTCGGGTCAATCTTGATGCCACCGATTTCGACGGCACGGATTTGAATCTTTTGCATAACAGGAACCGGGAAGTTGCTTATCTTCTTTCCGGTCTTGTTATCCAGCTTCTCGTCTTCGTCGCTGATAATCGCAGAGGTTGCGCCCTCGTAAATAGCGAGCAACTGCACGGTGCTGCGGCACTCGCTCTTGTAGAAACGTCCGCTCTCGTCCAGTTCTTTTGCCCAAGCAAGATTCTCGTGATGCTCCTGCTCTCTTAAGGATTTTTCTGCTTCCTCGACAATAAGACTGGTTGTCGAGTAGGGTTCCGGCATACCCTTTTCACGTGCGCGTTTATTCGCTTGTCTACGACGGGCCGCTTCTCTTGACTGTTCTGCCGTTGCCATGAAAAACCTCTATTGGGTTACTGCTGGTCTAGCACCTTTTTAGCCTGCTCTCGACTTGCGAGAGCGGTATTGATTTCGGGTGCTTCGTTACTTCTAACTCCCAAGAACTCGCCCGGGGCCTTTCGGGCCTCTCGTGCGTGGGAGTAATCGGTTCTTGGTTTAACTTCCGGAGCGAACGCGCTGGGCTTGTTGCCCGTAACGCTCTTGGTGAAATTGTTTGCTTTGTCGAGGGCCTTCTTCGCGCCCTCTAAAACGTTTGGTACTGAACCCATCTTTAGCTCCCCGGCAGGTCGATATCTTCTTCGCTGTCGCTTTCTTTTACAAGCGGCTGAACTTCGTATCCGTTCGCGTTTTTGAAGACACCGATGATGCCGCCCGGTTCAACCTTCAAGCTGTCATAACTCTCGTCAAAGAGACGGGAGATTTCTCGGATGACTGAGCCGTGAACACAAGCTGCCGATGGCACGCCGCTGTCTTCCCCCACTTTGATAACTTTCAAAATAGCGGGGTCAACGCGGTCGCGAAAATGCTGTACGCTCTCGCCGCCCGGGATAGTCACTTCCGGATTATTGCGGTAGTACTCCATCTTCTCTCGGTTCTCGTCCGACTTCGGGAGACCGGAAAAATCTCCGGTATTCAAGCTGTCAAGATTATCCAACTTCGCTGACTTCATTCTCTTCGCTTTTTCCAGCGGTAGAAGAGTCTGAGCGGTGCGCTGCATGCCGCTGTGGTATAAAGCGCTCAACTTATATGCAGCCAAGTAGCCTGGGATTTCCTCCGCCTGAGCCTTGCCGTCCGCGTTCAGCGGAACATCAAGGTCCCCACGGAACTTCTCTTTTCCGTCCGGGGGATTATTCAGTTCGGTTTCTCCGTGTCTGATGAAAAACGCGATGATATTCATTTACATCCAATGCTTCTTAAAGTACAGAACAATCGCTTCCAAAAGCGTTGGCTTCTTGGGAGTGATGTGGTCCTTGATGTCTTCCCCGTTCGGCGGTGCTTGAGAGCGAATGCCCGCTGACGCGTCATCCATGAAGTCTACGAAGTGGGTGCCCATCGGCATTACTATGGTTGCCATCTGGGTGCTAGGGAAAACGGCTTCTACCATCCCAACAATCTTGTGCGTGCTCGCGTCTACCACCGCGCTGCCGGATGCGCCCGGTCCAACGCCGATGCTTACGAAGTAGCGGCTCTTGCACATGTGACTGCAAGCAGGTCCGCCTTCGTCGTACGTAATCTGCTTCGAGACGACCTTGCCCTCGATAACTTGTTTCACGACGCCTAGAGAGAAGTTTGCATTCAATACCGGGGTACCGATTGCCGGAATCTCTTCCTGGTCTTTCAAAATTTCGATGACCGGATAATTGCGGAGGCTTTGAAATTCAAAGACCGCGTAATCGTATCTGTCGTCGGATGCGAACTTTATGAGGTGAATTTCATGAAGTACGGGCTTCTCGCTCAACGCGTCGGAAACGTAGTACTTCCAACCCTTGTCTAGCGCTTCGTAGCTAAAGCAGTGTCCCGCCGTCAAACCAGCGAAACCCCCGCCGCCGTTCGCGTCAATCACGGTTGCGGTGCACGTGAAGTGACTTTCGAACTTGCAACCCCACACGTCGTAACTTCCGAACCAGCCGTCAACGACCTTGTAATCGCAGACCTGCTTCCCGGTGTAGACGGCCAAGGTTGCCTTGGACAGCGTCTCTGAGAAGTCCGGCTGCGCGGTCTTAGCGAACGCGGCGGTTCCGAATAGAGATGCGGCTAACAACGATAGTGCGAGAAAGAGTTTCTTCATTCTGATTCTCATGAGCAACTCTTGGCAGAGCACTGTCGCCCATACGCGGTTCCCGAAGGACCCCCTGCTCCGCGTTTACTTCCCGTCTTGGTCCGGATACTTTTGATACGTGAATGCGTGTGCGCCTAGAAAGCCGTAATACGCATAAACCGTGTTCTGAATACCTGACCCAATGTCGTGGCCTGTTTTGAAGTGGTACACAAAGATAGCAGCTTGAGCCGCAGTTCCTAGAATGATGTGGAACTTGTTTATGAGTAGGTCTAGCGCTTTGCTGAAATTCACTTCTTGAATCCTTTCATGGTCTTGGCAAAATTTTTCATGTGCTTCATGTGCTCGCTGTCGCTATCGTGAGTCGCCAGCTTATCTTCCGGAATGGTCTCGCCTTGAGGCACACCGAGAGCACGGTGAAGACCACCCTTTCGTAGGTGATGCATCGCGCGATAAGGGGAAGCGTTGTGCTTAGCCATGTCAGGCTCCTGGCGTTAAGCCCGATGCTGTTGGCGGCGGTACTGCACCACCTTGAGGAAGCGCGTGAGGCGCTGCTTCCGCATCTGCCTCGCCTGGGTTCGGCGCGGAAGTGTGGTCCATCATGTGGTCCATCAAGCCGTCGTGGTCCGCCACGGCGCTCTTAACGTCCTTGTGAGCACCGTCCTTGTGCACGTGGTGCACAGTGTGGCTTCCGTCTTCGTGATGCTCAATGTGAGTATGTGTGAACGGGTGATGCTTTTTCATAAATCCTCTTAAACCTGTTTTGCTTTACGCGCATTTCTAGCGCGTACGTATTCGGAGTCCTCGGTCTTGGGCAAACTCTTTTGAGATTCGAGGCTAAAATCTTTCGACTTAAACTTGGGCTTGTCTGGAGGCGATATCAGTTTCTGTGCCTCTCGCCACTCCATGTGCTCGCCTTCGTGACCGTCACAGCAATCATCCCAATCAACGCTCTGACCTTTGTGCTCCGACATCGCGTCGGAAGTTTCATCCTGGTCTTTGGACATCAGCTTGCAAACGCCGTCTTCGCCTTTACCGTCGGTAACTACGAAGTGCTCGCAAGAAGCGCCGTCCTTAAAACCGCCGCAGTTGGTTCCGGTAGGAGACTTCGCCCACTCTAAACCAGTTTGGTCTGCTGCTTTCTCACCAACAGTGTTGACGTTGTAGACGACTTGGTCGTCCCCAACCGCCAGCGGAGTTCCTCCGCGTTGGTAGGTACAAACAGGCGTGTAAACCTGACCGCCCTTGGTGACGCGGTCGATGACGATATCAGGCCCATGAATCTGACAACGCTTTTGGTGCGCATACATAAACGCACAGTTGAAGCAACTCTTGGGAGCGTCGCCCGTGTCTTTACCACCGACGAACGCTAGCGCCCATCGTTGTACGCCGGAAGCTGGTTCGATTTGTACTAGCTTATCCGCCATACCAATCCTCTTACTTATTGGATTCTTTTCTAGCCGCACGCGCTGCCGTATAAGACGGCTTCTTGACGTGCTCCGGAACGTGCTGTCCCTTCGATGCAGCATCCCACTCGGCAAGCGCTTTCTTCCCTAGTATCTCCGGGTGCGCGTGTAAATAGCCTCGTTGTGCGGCAGACTTGAACGGCATTACTTAATCCAGTGAAGATACTGAGCTAACTGATGTAATCCGCCTGTAACCGGGATTACGCAGACAGCTTGAATCTTCTGCCAAAGACGTGTGCTCTTATCGTTGTCTTCCAACGACTTGACCTTGGTTGACATCTCGCCGCGAAACTCGCGAAAATCACCGTGATATGTTTCCACGACCTTGGTTAACTCTGTTATTGCTTTCAAGATTTCTGTTTTGTCATCGGGCATGGGAACTCAAAAGTTTGTCGGGGCTATGACTCGACCTGCTCGGGGTTTCACCGAACTGGGAGGTCGCCGTTTATGTAGGCGCACCTGCCACAGAAAAAGAAAGGGGAGCCTTTCGACTCCCCAAAGTTATTATGGAGTTGCGTACCATTGCAACTGTGGAATCGGTACGGTGCTTCCACTCACCTTAAGAAGAACAACAACTTGGTCTCCTGAGTTGATAGTAAGACGGGATGTGTTAATGTACCCGACTTTCACACTGAGAATTTATGCGCCGTATGCTTGGAACTGGTACAAGCGAGCAAAGTTCTGCGCCAACGACACGGAGAACGTTACACGAGCAACCAAACCAACTACGTTACCCTGCGTCGGAGCAGGCTGACCCTTTACGAAGTCAAGACCGCTCGGTGGGTTCGTGATTGGGCTAGGTCCAATAACAGCCGCGTTATTCAACGAAGCAATGAAGTAGCCTGATAGAAGACCCGGAGTTGCGCCCGAGTTGTTCGTACCAACCAACGTTGCCTCTATAGACCAGTTAACTGGGGTTGCCGATGCTAGAGTAACTGCGCCTGTGCTTGCGATTGCAGCGTAGGTCGGAGATGCGATTGTTCCGGTGTTTGCCACCAAATCAATCGTGACGTTACCGCCACCAGTGAAGGGAAGAACGTCTCCACCTAGCACAACTTTGAACACCTGACCCTGCAATTCACCGAATGCCGGAACGTCAAGCTGACCAGCCGCGCTCGTTGCGGAAGGCGCTGCCGAGAAGTTACCGATTGACGAACCTAGGATGCGGGGGAAGTACTTTGCTGCTGTACCTACGCCGCCAACGGTAGACGGGTTAAGGCCGTTTACCTGGAAGTCTCTGATTACTGACATGGTTTTCCTTTATGTACCCGCGACGAAAGGTGTTTTAATGTCCCCGCGCCGAGAGCTTTAGTAGAACGCGTTTAGAACGTGCTACGCGTTACCACTTCAATTTGTGAGCGAACCCACAAAAACTTTTTAGTTCTGAACGTACCAAGCTGTTCCGGTGATAGGCGATGTTGTGGTTAGAGTTGCAGCAATCGCATTTCCGGCGACCGCCGACTGATACCAATCAACTGTCGGGTCTGGCGGAAGAGTTATAACAGTGCCGTTTGCGCTTATAGCCATTGCTCCGCTTAGTGCAGTTCCCGCTACTCCGTCATTTATCACTATGGTGTTCGCGCCCGTACCTACCATCAACAAAGACACGATGGTGATAATTTTTCCTGCTACACCCGGAACGATAGTGTTAGCGGTACCGATAGAAGACAGGGTAAACGCCACTTGATGAATTTGTTCTCTTAGTGCTACGCCCATGTTTCTCTCCGTTACGCTGCCGGATTGGGCGTGGGAGCCTCAATCTTTGTCGGCGGTTTTCCTATCTCTGAAAGCTGCGCTTGGGCTTGTGCCAATTGTTCTCGAAGCTGCATCACTTCGAGGTGGAGGCGACCCAACTCAGCGAAAATCTTATTGATGTCCATTGTCAATCCTTTAGACAGTTACTTCTGCCCACAACAAACGACCCGTAACGCTGACCGTTGTTGTTGAAACTGTATTCAAAAGCGCTAGCACGCCACCCGGTGGAACGATGAACGAGCCGTCTATGTTTTGTGTGTAGCTAACCGTCGGTGTTTGAATGGCGGTTGATACTGCGGCGGTCGTAATAATTGTTGGAGTCGGGAAGTCCGCTGCTTCCAGAAGAACTAGGTTGTTAGTCAAACCAGTTAGTGCCACAAATGCCAAACCCTTAGCCTTGGAACCAGCGCTCGTTAGGTTGCTGTGGTTTACTGGGGCGGTTCCTAGGGTGAGTGCACTGTTACCAACTGAACCTGCCCAAACAAATGCTCCGGGACCAGTTGATGCCGCGTTGTTGATACCAGATGCCAGCGTTGCTTGGAGAATGACCAAGTTAACACCAGAACTCAACGGATTCCATACACCAAGAATCGGTGTCGTGGTATTCGTCAATGTGATGGTGTTCGCGGTTAACGCTGTGAGAGCAGTTACGCCGTTTCCAAACAATTGCCCACGGTAGTTCTGTTCGTAAAAGCGACCTTGAAATTCTGAGACTAGGATATCGCTGAACTCGCCTACGCCCGCAGTAATATTCTGTCCGGTCTGCTTACCTGTCTGTCCTTGGTTGCCTTGAAGAATCATCGTTATTCCTTAGTCAGCGTAATCGTCAACGCCTTCCTCCTGGGCAATAGCTCCAGGGTCAAAATCTCTTGGGTTGTTACGACCGCCGTCGCACGCGATGGCTACAAGCGCTCGTCTCATTGCTTCCAACAAAATCGTTTGCTGTGAGCGAAGGTCATTCCCAGAAACCAAACTCTGGTCTGTTGATGCTCCAACAGGGAGCGGCAAAGACGCCACGCTAACTGGTTGAGTTGCTTGGAAAAATGTTCCGGTAACTGCTTGCGTTGCCGGGAATGAGTCCGATGAAACGGTCACGCGCGGAATGCCCGCGCCGCTCACGCCCGTTCCGGTTACAACGGCTGAGCCGCCAAACTGTGCAACGTTTTCGTTCCAAGGTGTGGCATTCGCCGTACCTTGGTTGGCCGTTACCGTTCCACTTACAACCCACGGAGAGGTGCTCTGTGTTACGGCTAGCGTTGCGTTCTGCACGCTTACGTTGACGGTTGCTGCAATGCTGACAGCCTGAGTTGCTGGAAATGAATCCGATGAAACTGTAACGCGAGGAATACCTGCGCCTGAAACTCCGGTTCCGGTTACGACGTTGCTGCCGCCGAACTGACTAACGTTGTCTGTCCACGGAGAAGAACCTTGCGTTGCTGCTACGGTCCACGAGCCGCCCTGATTTGCTGTTACGGTTCCTGATACAACCCACGGAGAAGTGCTTTGAGTTACCGCTATCGTTCCCGAGACTGGTTGAGTGGAACCAGAACCGTCAACTTTCAACGTTCCTGTTCCAGCGTCCACTTGAACGCGACGCCATACGGTGTTGGTTGCATCCCAACCTAGAAGGTTCGCGCCGATTTCGGTTGTTGTAGGATTCGCTAAAGCGTCTCCCAAGGCAACAGCAGCCGGAAGATGGTTGTCCGATGTTACCCACGGAGATGTGCTTTGCGTTACAGCTAGCGTGGCGTTTTGAACGCTTACGTTCACCGTTGCTTCATCAGAAGCTAGCACAACCGGAATCGAGTTTGCGCTAGTCTTGGTTCCAAGCGTAACCGCTGAACCACCAAACTGCGCGATATTCTCGTTCCAAGGAGTTGCGTTTGCTGTGCCCTGGTTTGCTGTAACTGTGCCCGCTACCGTAACCGTCCCAAGCGTCGCACTGTCGATGATGACGTGCTGCGCCGAAGAGAAGGCTACGAATAAATCTTGTGATGCGTCTACCTTCAACGCACGAATCTTTGAGTTGACAGAATCCCAACCCATAGACAGTGTGCCTGTCGGGGTTGCACCGCTGGCCGCGTTGTCCGCGAACTGAGTGCCGCCGCCGAAGGACGTAATCTGATTTCCGGAGCCGTCAACGATGGCGACCGTCGGTGCCTTGGTCGTTGCTCCTAGAGCGAGACCAGTTACGCCGACAAGATTGCCGCCGATGTTCACGCCTTGGTAGTCGGCGTTGACCGGAACCGCTGAACCAGTTGCTGACGCTGCCGCGTTGCCGCCCGAGATGGTCCCTTCCGCCAGGTTGACGTTAAGGTTTCCGGCTGCGCTTAATCCTAGAGCATGAAGAATGTTGCTCGGGTTCTTGCCTAGGGCAACGGTGCCTGTTGGCGTTGCCTGGGTCGTGCCGTCCGCGTACTGCGTGCCGCTTGCAGCACCAGCCGCGATGTTGACCAGAATGTTCCCATTTGCATCAAGTTGAAACGGTAGTGCTTGACCTGGGCTTGGCGCAGGAGACGTTAGATTGTAAACGCCCCCAATAAGAATCGATGTTGTGGGGGCCGAACTGTTCAGTGGCCCTGTGCTCATTCAGCCTCTTAAATCGTGCCGCGACGCTTCATGTCGAGAATGATGCTCGCGACTGCTTCTGTGAACTCTCTCGTCTTGACTGTGAACGGAAGCCCTTGAGGACCTTCCGGACCTTGCTCGCCGCGCTCACCTTGCGGTCCCTGCGGTCCTGTTGGACCCGCCGGACCTTGTGGCCCTGCTGGGCCTTGTGGACCAGTTGCGCCCGTTGCGCCTGCCGGACCTGGGATATCTGAAACTCCTGCTTCGCCTTGAGGACCCTGCTCGCCGCGTTCGCCTTGAGGACCCTGCTCGCCCTTGGCTCCGTCGTTACCATCGCGACCGTCGGCTCCGTTGACGCCGTCGTTACCATCGCGTCCGGCTTCGCCGCGCTCGCCTTGTGGGCCTTGAGGACCTTGGGGTCCTGTCAAACCTGTTACGCCCGTTGCGCCGCGCTCGCCCTGTGGACCTTGCTCGCCACGCTCACCGCGCGGACCCGGCTCACCTTGCGGGCCAGTTGCGCCGCGAGGACCTTGCGGACCTGGGACATCTGACTTACCCGGCTCACCTTGCGGGCCGCGTTCGCCTTGAGGACCGACGCGCGAATTTTGATGTGCACGCAGGTCTTCGAGATACTTCTCAATTTGATAGACTCTCTCTTCGTACGTCAAAGAGGCGTCGAATAAATTTCTGCCCACGTTATCTCCAAACCCAGCCGCATTGACACTTCACAACTTCGCCGTGCTTCTTTCGAAGCAGACGACGACAGCCACCGCACAGACGCTCCCACATAGGGATGCCCCTAGGCTAACTTGGCCTGAAACAAAGAAAAAGGCGCACCCGTTAAGATGCGCCTTTTGAAATTACTTAGTGTGCCACTGACCGTTCGTTGTGCAGAAGAACAGAACTGGTGTACCAACCGCGACGGGAGTAAATCCTACGTTCGCGCCAGCGTTATTGATTTGCTCACCTAGTGCGGGCCAAACCTTGAGTCCTGCCGCGCCGTCATTGATGATGGTAACTTCCATACCACGTAGTCCCGGTGGTAAGGTCGTAGAATCGTTCAATGTTGCGACGGTTGAAAAACGGGAAATCGGAGTTGAAATCACAATGCTATTTCCTTGTGTTCCGGCTGCCGTTGCCGTTAATCCGTCTGACGCCATCTTGGTGCCGTAGAAAAACCCGGATACTGTTTGTCCTGTCAAAACTGCGCCGCCTGGACCAAGAACCTGGACAACGTCTAAGTTCTCGCCCATGTCAATGTACTGGTCTCTTGCTGTTGTTGAGGGAATCGCCATTTAAGGCTCCTTAAAATCAAATTTGCTCGTCAGATAGTGGCCCCGTGCCAAAGCTACCCCGAGACTTGTCGATAACTGCTATTGGATGCTGCGTCGGAGATTTTATTGTCCGAGAAAATTGGTTCCGGCGTGTGGATTCGAACCACAATTAGCGGATTCAGAGTCCGCAGTCCTGCCAGTTAAACGACATCGGAACAGAAATTGGAGCGGTGTCCTCGTACTCACTAGAGCGATGGGGTCCTTCTCACCTAGGCACTCACCGCCGAGTGTACTCCCAGATTACCAGACCTACGATTACGAAATTGGTTGGATGCGAAGGATTCGGACCTTCATCTGACTGATTCAAAGTCAGCCGTGTTGCCAGTTACACCAGCGTCCAACAGAAAATTGGTCCTACACCGTGGAATCGAACCACGTACGCCCGCCGTTTCAAGACGGCGCTCTACCAATGAGCTAGCGTAGGATGGAGGAAGAAGATGAAATCGAATCATCAACCCGCTAGAGTTGGCCTAGTGTTCGAAACTAGTTGAGCGCCTTGCTCACCATCTTCCAAAACTTTTCTACGAATACGGTCTTTGTAATTCTTCTCACACTCGATGCAATCACGACGAAGACCGTTCCAATTAGTTCTATTCTTTGCAAATCTATCAACAGAGAAGAACTGTTTATGTGTTCGACACCAAGCCTTGCCTTCTGGTGGTGTTATACGATTACAACTGGGTTTTCCCAGTGAACCTTGAATGTGGGGTGTATTACAACGCGTGTGAGAAAATGTCACATTATCTAAATCCCAAAACAACTCAGGAGAGCGATTCTCCCAAGGACGAATGTGCTCAATACTCAAATCATCAACAGACTCAATCATCTTACCACACTTCACACAAACACTGTCACCGTATTTTTGTAATTGACGAAACAAAATCATCTTACGAAGACGATTTGCCGCTGCTCCGTGGGACATACCAAGTTGTTCTGCAATTCTAGCACTGCGTGCTGCATGTGATGCGTGTGAGTTACCCATCGTCGTTGGCTCCTTTAAGCACTTGACTGATGTTTTCAAATGGCGGATGATGAAGGAATCGAACCCTCTCGACCTTTCAGTCGGGACAGTTTTCAAGACTGCTGCTCCCCATGAAGCCCAATCATCCGTAAAAATTTAGGCTACTTTCTTCGCCTTGCGAATCTTCAAATAGTTTCTCACAGGAAACGTCATCGTGCCCGCTGCGCATGCAAACGGAAGCCATGAGTGTGCCGCGTCAACCACGCCCGCGTATCCGGATGCTGCTAGAAACGCTAGCACGATTGCCGGACGAAGGACCCCGGCGTCCAAAAACGTACGGAACGGGTGAGCCTTCTCGGTGAACCACTTCATCAATTTGTTGCCTTCGGTCTGGCCGTAGTACCAGATGCCCCAGCGGGTCACAAACACATCTGTCAACATCGCCACGTACCAAAGAACGGCAGCGAAGTTGTAAGTAAAGTCTCCGTTCGGAAGCGTGCGGGGGTCGAACATTCGGTCTCCTAAACTGGTATCTTCAAATTTCTGATAGCTTCTCTGATGTGCGCGTACCCGGCTTGAAATGCAAAGCCTGCTGCCATCACGTAGCCCGCGTAAACCGAGAAACGATTCGCTAACAACCCAACCGCAACCTCGCCCGCGATAACAAGAGTGCCCAAGCCATAAACCTTCAATGTGCTGGGTCTGGGTCCGAACAGCCACGCTGTGTCGGCTTCGTAGTAGTCCGGATTCTTCAAGAACCGAACTGTTGTCCATCCATCGAATAATGCCGCGCCGGATAAAACCACCGACGCCACTACTAGTGGTATGTTCATAAAATTGGCGGAACGAGGAGGAGTCGAACCTCCACGTGCTTTCACACGCTGGTTTAGCAAACCAGTCCGGCTACCGTTTCGGCACCGTTCCAGAAAATGTGGGGCGACCGGAGCCGCCCCGATTTTGTCTCAGATTAAACCTCTACCGTAATACGAGGATTCGTCGGTGCGGCTGGTGGTGCTGGCGGCACGTTCGGTCCTGATGGCGGTAGCGATATCTGTACGCTTACCTCTGGCGGGTCTAGTGAAACCCACGTCACTGTGTTGTCCTGTGTGATGGTATTCAACACTGGAGAGAACACTGGACGATGGGCTGCGTCACTGCTGATACCCGGAACAGAGACTTGCTGAAACGATTGGCTAACGCAATCGAATACGATGTCCCCAACGTTGAACTGCTTGTTAGGAGCATAAACCGATAGCGTTGCGGATAAGAACATGACAACTGAATCAGTGTCCAGTGTCACTGCGCCTACGCGAGCCAGCAATCTGCCGTTGACTCTTACGCCCGTGTTAACGGTGATAGACGCTTGAGCCATGATTGTCCCGGAGAAGTTCGTTCCAACTCCGAGTGTTGCAGAACTGCCGACTTGCCAGAAAATGTTCGCCGCTTGTGCGCCGCCTAGCAATACGATGTTGCTGTTGCTAGCAGCGGTTGTAAGCGTTGAACCAATTTGAAAAATGAAAACCGCGTTCGGGTCTCCTAGTCCATCGAGAACCAGGGTCCCGGTGATGCCTACCGAACTTGCGTTCTTATAAACACCCGGTGTGAGAGTCAACCCGCCTAAATCACCCGGGAGAGCCGTGAACGGACTGCCGCTGGATGTGAGTCCAGAAGCCGATGCCGTTGCTGTCTCCGCCGTTGCTGCTGGGTTCGTCAACGTGATTGCTGTAATCGTCTGGGCTATGCAAACGAACGTTCCGTTGTTGGAAGCGTTAGTAAAGCCTGTGACCGTGAATCTTTGTCCAACTAGAGCGTTTCCTGCTGGGAAGGTTCCCACGTATGATGTATTTCCGAATGCGTCTGGTGCAGCAACGGAAGTTACAGGATACGGGCCTGTTGCAGAAAAACCGCCTATGCCCGAAGGATTAACAGCGGATGCGGCTGCATTGTAAGCCGTTGTTAGTGCGGCCTGCGCTGCTGCTGCAACGAAGTCCCCGGCGTGAAACACGCCCGAGATTGCTGCTGGTGCTCCGAAACCAGTGATTGAAGTTCCCGGCCAAACTCCCACGTCACCCGCGACGGTTGTTGCGCCCGTGTTGGTGACAGTAGAACCTGCCAAGATTTCAAAACTGTTTGCCACTCCCACGTTTGGTGGGGTTGGGCTGGGACCGAACGGAACAGCGACGGAAAGAACGCCGACCGAGTTAGCACTTGAAATGCCGCCTGCGACCGATTCAATCTCGTAGCTGTAAACGTGGCCCGGGACAACTCCGAAATCCTCAAAGAACGGATTCGGTGTAGCAAGCGCCGAGTGTACCTCTGCGGTTGCGAACGAACTATTTAGTGTCAACGTTGTCGCAGAAGACGCGACGCATTGAAACTGCCCGTTGTTCGCGGAGTTACCGAAACCTGTAACGCGGAACACCAATCCTACGAAGGCGTTTGCTGCGCCACCGCTGATAACTCCAGTGTAAACGGCTTGACCGTTAGCGGACTGGGATACCGAGGATAAGACGAGCGCTGGTCCTTGCTCAATCAGGCCAACGTTGTACGGAACTAAACTCTCATTTCCGGGTGCTGTACCACGGAAAATGTTGTAGCCATCGACCAGGGACGGACTTGGGTCCCATGAGATGGTAATAGAATGTGTCATGAACTGCTCCTTGCACGCAATAAACTACATGCGCGTTGGGAGCAACGTGATACCCAGCTAGCTGACGCAACCACAATCCTGATTGTCGCACTCTATGGCGAGAGCGCGAGGACCGGACACATTCATTTTCAGTCACTTCCAAAGAAGTGAACCAAAAGGGAAGGAGGCTTTAACTCCGACTGACTACCTGATGCTTACTTCTTTGGATTACTTACACAAAATTTGCAAACTGGTCTTCTGTGAGGATGGCTGTAAATTAGTTCCTCTGCCAGTTTCTTGCATACGGGGCACATCTTCATGGCTGTCACCTCCAGCCATAATACTACCACACCCGTGGTACCGCGTCTGTTCAATATTGGACAGTACTGTTAATACAAGACACTTATCTAAAATTGGCAGGTCATGAGGGATTCGAACCCCCACCGCATCGTTTTGGAGACGAGCATGCAACCAGTAACACTTATGGCCTGTTGAAAATTGGTGGAAAGTCGAGGACTCGAACCTCGGAAGCCCACAAGGGGCATCTGGTTTACAGCCAGAAGCAATTGCCGCTATGCGAACCTTCCACAATGCTAGTTGCGCCTCGGTGGCTCTATGGACTGCTCTCACCGATATGTTTAATGTCACAGCGCAAAACTTGGAGCCTCGTCGAGGAATCGGACCCCGGCGTTCGCTTTACGAAAGCGACGTACTGCCACTATACTAACAAGGCTCGGAAAATTGGAGCGAAATGCGGAAATCGAATCCGCGCCTGGACCTTGGCAAGGTCCCGTTCTGCCACTATACCAATCTCGCCCAGAAAATTTGCCGACCGTATTAGCCGTTATACGGACCCAGGTTGTTGAGACCCAGGAGAGGATTCGAACCTCAAATCGTCGGACTTCTCGGACGCGTGGCTGGCCGTGTCACAGCCCTTTGGACTCGCGCTACCCGATTAGTATTGGAGCACAATCGTGGATTCGAACCACGGTGACCGAGGTACAAGCTCGGTATATTGGACCGCTATATGAATCGTGCTTGGAGCTTCGACGTGGAATTGAACCACGACTTGTTCCTTACCAAGGAACCGTTCTGCCGTTAGACTATCAAAGCTCGGAAATTATTTAGGCGTGGTCACCCTTGTCGCCCTTATCGCCTTTGTCACCCTTGTCGCCACGGTCGCCCTTGTCTCCTTTATCACCCTTGGAGCCTACTGCGCCGTCCTTGCCATCGACGCCTTTATCGCCTGCGTCGCCCTTATCACCTTTGTCGCCCGGGTCGCCCTTCAAACCGTGTACGCCGTTCTCGCCTGGGTCGCCCTTGTCGCCCTTCAAGCCATGCTCACCGTTGGTGCCAGCATCGCCTTTGTCGCCCTTCGGGCCGACTGGGCCGGGTACGCCTTGTGGTCCCACAGGGCCTTGGAGACCTTGTGCGCCGACCGGACCCGCGATACCGCGCGGACCTAGAGGGCCTGCTTGACCTGCCGGACCTGCTGGTCCGACGTGCTTCTTCAAACTCAAAATGAATGCAGCTACAGACACTGCGGCTGTAACAGCAGAAACCAATTCAGCGGGGGCAATCATTGGCATCTCCTTATTTTTAACTTCTACAAAATTGGAGCGGCGAACGGGATTCGAACCCGTACGTTCTGCTTGGAAGGCAGACATGCTAGCCGTTAACATCACAGCCGCTTTGAAATTGGTTGCGGAGGTGGGATTTGAACCCACGATAACAAGGTTATGAGTCTTGTGTTTTAGACCAGGCTAAACTACCCCGCTATAGAAAATTTGGTTCTGGTCGCTGGATTCGAACCAGCTACCTTCCGCTTATCGAGCGGACGCCCGTCCACATGTGCTCGACCAGAACAGAAATTGGTGGACCGTTCCGGCTCTGCCCCGGACGCCTCGGAGGTGCAAGCTCCGCGTTCTCCTGAATGAACTAACAGCCCAAAATCATCGTCCACGTTTAGTATCGTGGCACTCTTTACAGTTTATTTGAAACCCACTCCAACGAGTTTCTTTCTTATAAAAGTTATCCACCGGAAGAAACTGCTGATGACCACCGCACCATGACGTGCCTTCTGGTCCAACAAACTTTCGTAAACTGCCTCCGTGATGCACATGGGGACGATTACATTGTAAATGCGAGAACGCTATATTATCCAAATCCCAAAAGAGTTCAGCAGAACGACCTTCCCATGGAAGCTTATGCTCTATGCTTAACTCTTCTACGACTAAAATCTCTTTGTTGCACTTGAAACAAATATTTTCTTTCAACTTTTTCAAAAGATGAAACAAAATATTCTTTCTTAATCTTCCATTGGCCGTGCCGTGAGGCATGCCTAGCGTTGCAGCTTTCTGCGTATTACTCATAATCGTTAACCCTCTTTGGGTTGTTGATTAAGTTAAATTGGTACTCGCGGCGGGATTTGAACCCGCGTTCTTGGCTTGAAAGGCCAGCGTCCTGGGCCGACTAGACGACATGAGCACTACATGCGCCGATACAATTCGCTTTTTGGGGAAGTGGCTTTATGCATTTATAGCCAATCCGATAATTGTATCGTACGAACTTGGTAGCGTCGGCGGGATTTGAACCCGCGTGACCAGATTGAGAATCTGGCATCCTAGACCACTAGATGACATCGCCACAGAAATTGGTTGTCAGCCTCGGTGCCGACCCGAGTCGTCGCGCTAATCAGGCGCTCTCCTCGACTTATAAGGTCGAGCCGCATGCCGATGCTGCCGACAAAAGGCTGGGCCGACGGGGAATCTAACCCACAATGGGGCAGCCTCTGGCGTTCCTTCCAGCGCATCCCATCACTCGTCCCAGAGAAATTGGTAGCTCGTAAGAGAATCGAACTCTTCCTATCCGGGTGTAGGCCGGATGCATACGACCAGTTTGCTAACAAGCTACAGAAATCAACGGTGGTAATAATGAATCCAGAGAACCAGGGCACTCGCGCTAATCACTACCCCCAGGATGTTGCACACTGTCCGTATCAGTGCCATCCACTGGTCGAATGTTAGCCTTTTCATTGTCCTTCTTCTTTGTTCTGGTCTCGTACCACTTTCTTCTCAACCCCAAGTATTCGAGTTGAGCCTTCAAACTTTCTTCCGCTGCGTGGCGCATCGCGCGGTCATCGCGCCAAATGCCCACCAGGAAGTACAACGCGACTAAGTCAACTACCAACGCCGCAACCGAAGCTACGTTCGCTATAGTCATATTCGCTCACAAAGTTGTGCCCCAACTAGTAACTTCAACAGACCGTCAGGGTCTTGCCGCGCGTATCTGCTAGTTTACTCGGCGCGGAAAAATTTGGTCGAGCGCCAGAGACTCGAACTCTGACCCTACCCGTTAAAAGCGGGATATGCTGCCCCTAACACCTGCACTCGACGGTATTTCTTTGTGAAACTGTGTCCAAGCGCCTTAGTCAACTCTTCGTGGCACTCTTGACATTGCAGTTCACATTTCAAAACTTCTTTCCAAAACTTTTCATCTGAATACGAAGAACCATCAGCGAGTGTGAACTCTTTTGTTTCCGGGTCCTTGTGATGAAACTGTAATTCTTCTTGCGACCCGCAAGTCTCGCACCGCGTTCCAAGAAACATGATTGCGCGAATGCGACGAAGTTGCCAGCGGCGCTTCATGTACTCATTCATGTATTCATTTGTACTCATAAAAATTGGTGCGCCGCCTCAGACTTGAACTGAGACCAAGCCTCCTTAAGAGGGAGGTATTCTGCCGCTCGAAATCGCAGCGCACTGAAAATTATTTGGTTGCGCTATAGCCCGGTTTCTGTCGAGGACGAACATTCCTCTAAGCACGCTACCCGCTCGTCATCCTGCTCAATAAGCAGTCAGAGCCTATTTGCGCTTGCACCCGTGTGGAGTGCCTTCGCTCGAATGAGGGTTTCCAACATGTGAAGATGGATAACCCTACGAAGCCTTACCCGAATCCTTGCGGACCCCGCATCTTCCACGGCACGGTGTTGAGATGTGACCGGAACTTCCTCGCTGACGTTTAGCCACTATCCGGACTCATACGCCATCGCGTTCGTCTACGCTACCAAAATTAATCCGGGGGAGGTTTTCGTTACCCGTCCCGGCACCCAAACGATTCGACTAGTCTACTTCGAGTGTTGCCCACAAGGGGCACCCCCGCACGTGTAGGGCCGACAAACTTGGACTCCTCGGCTAGACTGTAACTAGCTAAGAGCGGGTTTGCAATCCGCCGTCTCGACATCTTCGACATCGAGGAGAAACTTGGTGCGCCGCACAGGATTCGGACCTGTACGCCATTTCTGGCCGGGGGTTTTAAGTCCCCTACGTCTGCCGTTCCGCCAGCAGCGCAATATCTACCCGGCTTGCTGTATATCCTTCAACAGTGTTCGCCACCGGGAATCTTGGTCGCCCGCCCCGGAGTCGAACCGGGACTCTACTTTATTCGAACCGCGTTTTGAGTGCGGCGCGTCTGCCAGTTCCGCCAGCAGGCGATTGGTAGCCCATGAAGGACTCGAACCTTCATCGCTTGATTCGTAGTCAAGCATCCTATCCATTGAACGAACAGGCCACTGTAAAATTGGAGGCCCCGGTCGGATTCGAACCGACTTTTGTACGGGTTAGAACGCCGTTGAGATATCCATTTTCTCGACGGAGCCTCTGAAACTTGGTGGGCCGCGAGGGATTCGAACCCCCACGCTTTTCACGGCACTGGTTTCTAAGACCAGCATGTCTGCCAATTCCATCAGCAGCCCACAGAAATCCTGGCGGTATTTGTCATCGCGCCCCGCCGGAAGCGCATCGGATGATGTTTAGTCACCGAGAGTTTTGCCCCTTACCAGTGCACGAGGCCACGCACCCAGTAGCTAGCTGGGGATGTTTAACTCTCTGTTGCAACGTCGTACAAAATTGGTCAGGAATCGTGGAATCGAACCACGGCCTCATGCTTCCGACGCACGTAGACTACCACTATCAGAATACCTGACGTAAAATTGGCTCCATCCCTAGGATTCGAACCTAGACCTGTTCGGTTAACAGCCGAGCGTCCTACCGTTGGACCAGAATGGAACTGAACTCAATGCCCGGTAGTTTGATATTTTATTCGACGACGTTCTGTTGTGTACACTTTTCTCATGTACCCAGCAACTTGTCCTCTTCGAACTCGTATCGCTTCTTCGGGCGAATACTTTCTTCTAATTCGACGGGCATCTGTGTTGCAGGCTCTGTGACTGAAAGCGATGTTCTCCAAAGAGAAGAACACGGTCCTCGGGTCACTGCTGTGCAACCACGGCTCTTTGTGGTCTATCGAGAGGTCTCGACTTTCCGCAATTTGCTTACCGCATCGAAAACAAAAATCTCTTTTCACTTCCTTCACTAACCCGAAAAGAATTTCTTTTCTAAGTTGGTGACAGGCTGTTCCAAACGGAACACCTAATTGCTGTTGTTTCTTATCCATTCAAACCATCCTTTAAGATGGTTCGAATCCGATACTGTACCAGCCACTCGGTTTAAGTCCGAGAACTTTTACAACCCGGGCGTTACTCCGGTGAAATTGGCGGTCCATACGGGATTTGAACCCGTGGTCTTCTCCGTGACAGGGAGACGAGGACTCCTGACTCCTCCAACAGACCGCAGAAAATTGGTCGAGGAACCTGGATTTGAACCAGGGGTCTCATGCTTCCAAAGCACGCGGGAACGGCCAGACTTCCCCATTCCTCGAAAAATTTCTCGCTTTCCTCAGCGTCGCCACTTAAGGCTAGGTGGACTATCTGCGAGATGCTGACCCGTCACTGGGCCACTTGATTCTTTAGTTGACCGTGTAAATGCCGGGTCCCATCGGTGTTGCTCGTCCCAAACTCTCTGTGTCTTTCATCGTGAAACCATCCTAGCACAGTTCTCGAACTTTGTCAAGCACTATTTTCGAGAATCTTTACTTCTTCGAATAAGCGCGGCCTGGGTAGTTACGAGCGTATGCGTGAGCGTCGTCTCCCGGCTGCTCGGTCTGCTTGCCGATGTGCTCCATGCTGCACGGCAATCCCTTGTGGGAACCGTTGGCGCTTACGCCCATCGAGTTCGAACGTCCGGCCTTCAATGCGGCTGCATCGTGAGAAGTCTCGTGACGAACCTTCTCGGCCTTGGGTGTGCTACGGCCTGGATACTTGTGCGCGTGCGGCTGGTCGTGGGTCATCACTGTCTCGGGTGCGTGGGCCATGCCCGCCGCTGTCTTTTCGCTGTACTTCGCCATTTTCTCATTCCTCGCGTTGCCTCACCTTTCGGTACGGGGCACGCTTCGTACTTCTAAATTTTTGGGGTGGGTGATGGGTCTCGAACCCACTCTGGCCCGATTCACAGTCGAGCGCGTCACCTGTTTCGCCTCACTCACCATCGTAGAAATACTCTACCACGGAAGCGGAGCGTTGTCAAGAACTATTTACAGAACGGCCTTCACGCGGGCAATGACTGCCTTTGCGTCAGCAACGACTTCTGCTTCAATCTTTGCAATCTCGGCCTTGACAGCACTTAGCTTCAAGTTGGCCGGATGCTTTACTCGCCCGAAGCCGAAGCCTACGGCGAGCGCTACTGTAACTGCTGCGATGGTGAACATTGATTGCTCCTTAGTTATTCGGCCCGTGAGTCTTGTGGTTCGCCTCATGGGAATTGATTGGGTATCTGTTTTCGCCCGTCTGCTGTTTCGCTAGACGTACTGCCGCGCCCTTCTCAATCGTGGGCGACGCCTGGACGTGCTTGTCTTCTGCCGGGACACCGACACGGGTCGGCGGCGTATCTGTGAAAGTCGGATTTACGGGAGGCGCATCGTGTTCGCCGCGATTCAAGTTACCGTTGCGTGTTGTTTCTGGGAACTGCATAAACCCTCTTATGGATAAATCTTCTCGTACAACCAACCTGCCATCGAGACGCCGAGTCCGACGTAAGCAACCAGCGGGTGACGGAGAACCAAGCCGCCGAATGCCAGCATGTAACCGACGAACTGGAGCCAAGGTTGAATCTTGATGTATTGGTCAATGCTGTTGAAAATCGTTGAGAGACTCATATCACTCCGTCCTTCTTAAGTCTTAACATGTCACCAACGAAATGAACCGCGAATGCCACACTAAACAGAACCTGTGATAGTCCTCGAAGAAACAGGAGAACGGCTAGCGCTGCAACGAAGCCTGCTGTTTGAATCACTAAAATCGTTTTGTCTGAGAACTTCATCTCAAGTCCAAGGTAGAACGTACTCGGTGTAAATCACTAGAACAGCGAAAATAATCATGACGACCACAGCGATAGCGCCGAGAACTACGAGTCCACCGAGAGCAATCTTCTTCATGACTTCTTGTGCTCCACGAGCCTTCCGCCTGTGAGAGAACCGGGGTCCTTCCCACGCATGATGGCACGCATCGAACTGCCCTTGTATTCGTAAACTCTGTGTCCGTCCGGATTCTCGAAGGTGACGCGGACTGTGTTGTTGTCAATCTTCTCTTTCGAGAGAATGTTCTTCTTGCTCATTGTCGGAGCCTGTTAGACATCTGCACGAGTTCGTGAAGAGTCATCTCGTCTGGGAGTTCGTTGAAGTCCACGCCGAGGTCGAGCAATTCCTCGAAGAGTTCTTCAACGTCTTCTGAGGAATAAATGTCTTTGTACTTCATGCGAGTGCTCTCTGGTAGAAGACGAACCACTTAGTGATTCTGGGTTCTTCTCCGCGCGTCTTCAACCACATCTTCTCGCCGGGTCGGAGAACGTAAACGGCCTTGTCGTGGGTTAGTTCCACTTCATGCTTGCCGACGTTGTGGAACTGGAACTGCTTTCTAAAGTCGCTCGGGTCCATAGTGACGGTGCACTGGACTCCTGCGTCCCAACAAATGTTATTGAACTCTTTCGAGACGTAATCAGGCACGGGAGGTCTCGGACAAGAATCTGTAACTCTGTCCGGCTCGGTGACTTAACTCAGCGGCGGCTTCCGCCACGGAGTCGTCTATCGCGGACGCAAGAGCGAAGCTGGAGAAGTTCGCGTAATCCGCGTAGCCGCTAATGACAGCGTCCTGCCCCATGATGTACGTTGTGTACGCCGCTGGTGCAGCAACGGGTGCCACGCAAGCGGGTCCCTCGGAAAGGAGGATGCTTGGGGCGACTGCGGCCCCCACTGCTCCCACCCCTAGCCATTGAAGGAACTTGCGGCGGTTCACGGTCTCGGTGCCTTCGGTCGTCCTAGGAGAAACGCGGATTGCGCTTCACGAAGGTCGTTAAGAAGTTCAGCCTCTGCTTCCAATCTTTGAACTCGCGATTCCAAATCTGTAGTCGTGTCGTAAACGCCGGACAACTTCTTGTTGACCCAAACGTGGTCGGACGGCATCGACGGCGCTGGTGCTGGGTTGCCCAGCGACTTCTCAATCTTGGTAACACGCGCTTCCACGCCTACCATGTGCTGGTAAGCAGCGTTTCCTACGCCGACCTGACTTTCAACTTGGCCGACGCGCTCGTTCAAGCGCTGAATCTGTTTCAACAGCGCTTCCACATCTTTGCGAACTTGGTCGAAACCCTTCTGGGTCGATTCGCGGAGATTGACCAGCGATTGAACGTTAGACTGGTCGCGGAGGGTCTGCGCGGTCTCTCGCTTGTCGTTCACAGCGATGGCTTCATTCAGCTTCACGAGAATCTCTTCTTCTCGTTTGAATGATAGTTTCGCTACATCGATAACTCGGCTTTCTACCGCACGAATCTCGTCGGTGTTAGCGGCAGTTTTGCCGATTAAATCGAATACCAAGTCGATGATAGATGGCTTGGGGGTCTTCTTGTTTGACATTGGGTACGTCCTTTACTTTCCGCTTTTGCGGGATTGGGTCTTACGTGACTTTCGAATCTTGGTGTTTCTCTTAATGGGTTCGGGGTCGAAACCGCGAACACGATTCTCGGGAATCAGTGTAGACGGCTTACTCATTGCCTTCTCTCGCTGGCGCAAGTGGCGTAGCTTAATGCCACGCTCCACGATTGATTCCGGTGCTTCCTTCGGGTCCGGGTGTGGAAGAAGTGCGCCGAGGATTGGGTCGTCCGCCTTGATGCGTCCGTTTTCCAAACCTTGGGTGATGCTCTTCCAAAACAGGTCGGTCGATTCTTTGATGCGCTGACGGTACTCGTCTGAGTAGGTCGGCACGGGTCCCGGGTCTCTCTTACCGCTTGCTACCTCGGAACTGGCACGGGTGTTGGAACTGGGAAGGTCGTACAACTGATTGAAGGCGTTGACCAAGTCTTTCTGGTCGGAGCGAGCCTTCAAACCACAGTTGTACAAACACTTGACTTCGGTGACACCGTTAGGGAACGTGAAGACGCTGAGGTTGTAGTCTTTCCCTATTCCGTTCAAAGAACTGCGACGACCGCCGCCCTTCAAGTGGGTGCAAGCGAACCTGAGTTTGCTTTTGAACTGTTCGAGGACGTTCGCGAGGGAATACTTCCCCGGCGCAACCCTTTCCAACTGTTCTAGGAGGAACTGCTCAACTGTCTGTGTTGCCATTGGGTGCTTCCTATCCGGCGAACCGGGATTGGTACTTCATCGGTACTGCTAGCCCCGCTGTGCGGGTATAAGGTCTTAGCTCAAAAAGTGTAGTACACTGTAATCCGTTGTTAGTGACGACACGTACGTGTCACGACGTATTTGCAATCCGACCCGGGTATCTGCCGGGGGACCCTAGTCACGTGACGGGTAGCGGTGTAGAGCGGGGTTGCCACGTAAACGTCTACGAGCCAGCGAAGCCGCCTAGGGGCGACTACGGCATGCCAACCACCTACCCCCTACGATTGGCCCTCGACGTGCTGGGGGAGCAAATTTTCTACCAAACTCTAACTCATTGAAAACAAATAACATCATGTTTCGCTGCGAGTTCGCTGTCGGCTCGACACCTCAGTTCGTTGCGCGTTGCAAATCGTTGCAAGGAGGGTTGGCGGTTAATAAGGCATTAACCGTCAAAGGCCCGAAAGAGCGCTAAGTCGCTGATAATAAAGGCTTTCAGGTTTGGCAAGCCGATTGCTGGGGGAGCAAATTCGTTGCCAAACTTGCAAACTGTTGAAAATAAAGGATTTGTTGGAGAAATTTTCGTTCTTAAGATTTCGCTGGCAATCACTCGCGCGATACTCGGTCGAGTCACTGGCTTGTAAGTGATTGATTGTGTTGAGGTTGTTGGTGAGTTCGAGCGTTTAAGTTTGGGTTGATTCTGACTGAATCGTCACCCGAGACGGTCACCATCTTCCTTCCATAGGTAGCTGCTAACTGCCTCATTGATTTTATCTTCATTGTTGTCATCGTGTTATAGACTATGCTTCGAACGAGCCTTGATAACACTTCGAAGCCCAGGCCGGGAATCAAGCGTGTCACTCGCCTGCCGTTCGATTGTGTCATAGTGTCATAATTGTGTCATAAATGACCTTTTTGGCACTTAACCTTATGAATCAACTGGTCTTACACGAATAGTGTCATACGAAAAGGGCTGTTGCAGGTATTACGCGGCGTGCAAACTGATATCATTTCGAAAATAGAACCTTGATTTATATAATATATGATTTTTCATATTATTCTTCTGAATGTAACACCCCCCTCAAACTGATATCATTTCGAGGTGCAAACTGATATCATTTGTGCGCTCGCCTGTAATACCTGCAAACGGCATTTTCGTATGACACAATTCGTGCAACTCTTGTAGAATGAGCACTATAAGCCACAAAAATAGTGTCATACAGCATCCATGACAGAATGACAGAATAGCCTAGATGACACGCAAACTGATATCATTGTGCGTCCAAACTGATATCATTGTGCGTCCAAACTGATATCATTGTGCGTCCAAACTGATATCATTGTGCGTCCAAACTGATATCAGTTTACGCGTGACCCCAACACCTGCACCCGCGTCAGTGACCCTCTCAAACTGATATCAGTTCGCGTACCAAGCCGCATTTCGTGCTTGACACTGATATCAGTTTCGTGCTATGCTCCCGGTCGGAGGTGAGATTATGGCCCGCACAGTGAAGAAGGACCAGGACCCCGTCACCCGTGAGTTTACCGTGGTGGACACGCAAACGAAGCTGATTCTCTTTCGCTCCCAGGAGCGATACGAGCGAGACAGGTTTTTCATGCAAGAGTGTAAGCGTCGCATCGCCCGAGAAAGAGAGCAACCATGACACGCGTGTTGCTCCAATTCACTCCCGAGATGCTCTCCCGACTAAAACGCCAAGCGGAATTGAAGGGCACGACGCTGGCCGGATTGGTTCGCGTCATCTTGGAGAACTGGCTCGATGGAAAGTACCAGACCCCGAGTACCACTCAAAATGAACCGAAAGTACTATAGGTTCTAATCCAGGCTGTGATAGACTAAGCGTGTTGGAGGACAGCATGATTAGCAAACAGACGGACGCAGGCCGCAACCAATCACACCCCACCGAGCGGAACGATTGCACCGTGGTAGCGCTAGCGAATGCCGCTGGAATATCTTATAGGGAAGCGCACGAGTTTGCATTCCAGGTCGGACGCCGCCACGGTCATGGATTGAAGAAAGAAGCGATTAGAACCATGCTGCGCAACGTGGACATCTCAGGAGTAGCGACCGCGCGCGAGTTGGCAACCATAGCGCCCGTGTTTCACATTCACAACAGTGAGAGCATATACGGATATCGCCGCCGCGCACGCCGGACTGGTATCTCGGTCGCATCCTACCTCGCGACGCTGCCGAAGAAAGGCCGATTCTATCTAGGCTGCACCTCACACGCGTTCGCTTACGTAGACGGCGTAGTGGTGGACAATCTGAGCAGGCCCAGGACTCGCGCTATCATGCTCCTCGCTTATGAGATTGTCCCGACTGTGAAGAAGGCGGAGACGGTCTCGCCGTCTATCACTCAACCCCAGATTAACGAGTTGTGGGAGAGACTGAACAAGCTGGAAGCACAAAGGAGAGCATCATGAACATTCGCCGCATGTGGATAAACCAGCCTTCAACGTCGCAGCCACTTCATCATCTGCACGGGACAAACGTGCTAGCGGTCGAGGACGACCGTGGAGCCATCAAAGAACGACCCCAAGTTTGGATTCTATAAGCGCCCGAAGCTGAGCGGTACCAGTACGGAAGTACCATTGACCTGAAACTCGACTCGCGGTACACTTTAAACATGGAGGCAACACCAATGATGGGAGCGAGCTACAAGACGAAGAAAGAACTCAAGGCCGCAGTCGGACAGCCGCTGCGATATATCGAGACCAGTTTCTTCGGTCCCGAGTTTAAAGAGAACGGCACGTTTTGTGTCGTTGGTCCTTCACCCGAGAAGCGCGTTTGGTTCGCATCCGTAACGATGGAGAACGGTCTAATCAAAAAGGTGTCGTAATGACTCACACTTTCACATTCCCGTGCACCGCAGAGGGGAGTCTTCAACGGACTCTCCTCGCTATCAACCTGCAAAAGGTAGGGCACACGACCGAGAACAAAGAGGTAACGGTCGCTGGCACCGTGCTCCTGGTCTTGGAGGTTACAGGCAAAAGGGCAGGCGAGGGTCTGATTGCCCTTAATATGAAAGCGAGGAAACATGGGAATCGTTAACCCACGTCCCGCAATGAGAGCAGGCGAGGAGCGACGCCTTCGCAGCACTCTTCAACAGCACCAAGAACTGCGCACCCAGATTCGAGAAGCAGGCGCGGAGGACAGCGTCGCATCTAAGATAGCGTTCGACATCGTTACCACGCACGCGAAACGGAAAGCAATCTGGGGGGCAAAGTGAAACTACTCACGGCAGAAATTATCAAGCGTTTGGAAAAGACCCCGTTGTACTCGACCGAGAACCAGGACGTGGCACCTGTCCTCGTGAAATTTTTCAACCCCTGCGGCGCTGGCACGTGGTACGCGCTGGAAGCGGAGAAGCAAGAGGACGGCGACTGGCTGTTCTTCGGGCTGTGCGAAATTCACGAGAAAGAACTCGGCTACTTCACCTTGAGTGAATTGCAATCTGTCTGCCTGCGATTCGGTCTCAGCATTGAGCGCGATATGTACTTCGATGGTATGGTGGTGGACAAGACAACGAACGACGTACGGAGAGCATCATGACATTCCTAATTGTGATTCGAAACATAGAGACGAACGAGAAGCGCACCTTCGAAGTCGGCATTGACCCTAACCGCGTTAATCTAAGTCAGGAGTCGGATGCTGTCTTTGCGATTCGTTCTCAGTACGGATTCTGGGACCGTCAGAAGTATCGCCTGCACAGTCTTCGCGTTATTCCAAACGGTATCATGGAGCATGACAAGGTCGAGGAACTGAAAACATATGGAGGCATCTAATGGCACTCTGCGAAAGTTGTAAGATGCAAATACCTACAATGGAAAAGCGCCTGCGTCTCGTGAATAATACTCTCTGGCAATTAGGATTGGAGTATCACAAACATCTTCCAGTGCACGCGTTGGATTATATCCTAACTTCTCACGGGTTCAATCCTACATCCGTGTGGACATTTCAACCAGGGGGAGAAGTTCGAATCCACGAAGAAGTTGGTGAAGGAAAATGGTTGTCGGTCGCAGCACACAAGATGGACTCAGGACTCTGGGAAGTAACAGCCTACGTAAACTAGGAGGAGGAATGCACCTGCACGCTATCTGGCTCGAAAATGCAATCGTGATAGACAACGCGAAGCACGCCGTTAAAAAGGCGGTCGAGGTATTGAAGGAGAGCAAGGTCGAATTTGATACCATTGCGTTCTCCGGTATGAGCGGAGCGCTGTTCGCTACTCCCCTAGCGCACCGCATGAACAAGGAAATGATTCTGGTGCGCAAGAGCAGCGACCAGAGACATAGCTGTCACAGCGTGGAAGGATATCAGGCGGCAAAGCGAGTGCTAATTGTCGATGATATTTGCGCCAGTGGCACCACGGTGAAACACATCATAGCGGGCATTAGAGCGCACTGCAACGGACCCGTTAAGATTGTGGGAGCATACTTCTACGGAGAAGGCCGAGGCGCGTGGGGAAGCCCGGTCGGATTCGTGGAAAAGATTCACATAAATACAGAAGGTCTTATTCCTACAATCATTGACATCGAGGTGAGCCAGTGAACAGCAAGCGCCTAGCCCTGCTGTTCATTTTCAAACTCGGATGCATCGCGACCACAGATTGGTTCAACGCGCACCGTGTAACGATTGGTCTAGTGCTCTTATGGTTAGCGTGTATGCCAACACAAACCGCGCTCACCGTAGTGAAGGCCAGTAACCCGATGCCGCGCTATTTCGAGGGCTATCTTCCAATCCCAGGACCCAGGCCGGAAGATTGCATCGCGGTACCGCTAGCGAACCCGAAGCCACAAGACACCGTGGGATATCATCTGGACATCACGACCTAGTACTAGTACGTTTTTGTTGTTGACACGGTTTCGCATCTGTGAGAGGATAACGACATGGCACGCAAACACATTCAACAGATGAACCAATTGGAACGCGCATTCATTCACGGGTATCTGCGCAGTCCGAAGCGCGACTACCACGCGACTACCTCACACTTTCGGGACCGCGCAAGCGAGCGCGTATTCAGCGTACAAGACGCCGTGAACGCACTTCGCAACGGATTGGTAGTCGAGGTCCACAACGACCGTGCGCCCTCCCTGCGTGCCCTGGTACGCGATTCTAAGGGCACCTGCGTCATCGTGGAACTGCAAACGGGTCTCATTATCAGCGTGTACTACAATTCACCGGATGATAAGCACGAGACGCTAAATTGGGCACCGTACCGATGGACCCAGGACATCGTCGCGCTGGTGAAGGGACTATGAAAATGGATTGGCTCGACTGGCTCGATTCGTATCACGACGAGTTGATTATCAGCGTCCTGGCGCTCACCGTGATATGGTACTTTCTGCAATAGGAGCGTACGATGAATATCAGACAGACAATCATTAAACTGCTCACCCGCTACTTGCCTGAGCATATCATCATGCACTTGTACCACGAGTTGGAACTGGAAGCGAATCATTACGAAACCGTGGGAGCGCCGATTCGCGCGGCATACATTCGTCGTCAGGTTGCGGTACTACACGAGACCGAGAAGAAGTTGAACGAACTCCCGTACCAGTACGAAAGTACTATTGACGCGAAACCCAAACCGTGAGATACTTTGAACATGGAGGACACGCAAATGCTCAAAGGGCAAGCAATCTGCAAGGACTGCGGCAACGGAACTTTGAACAACGAATTGCTGGAACGGTTCGCTGTAGACGAGGTTAACGGAGTTTATTGCGTTCAGTGCGGTGGAAACCACATCGACGGCGAGTTGTACGAAGGGGGTGAGTAATGTTCACCATATACCATAACGCAACGCGCGGCGGATTGTACAGCATCGCGCTCCTCTTGCACGAGGATGGCACGTACTGCATCCAAGAATACAAGCGCACGAATTTGCAAGGTGTCGCGTGGCTCGGACAGAAGAGTGCCGTTGACGCGGTCACCGAGTATAACAAGCGAATCGATGATTCCGCGAAGTACGATGGCATCTTCTACACCAAGGACTTGAAACCAATCCTGGACGGCGGGGTACTCTAATGACACGCGGCGAACGTTACCAAGTACGCGCTAAAATTTCAATACTGTACCGGGAAGCGAACCTCTTCGAGGACCGTGCCAGCGAAGAAGGCCGCGTAAAGGCCCAGGCGCTGCGCCACGAGGCTAACGCGTTGAACGACGGACTCAAGGCAACGATGATGAAAGTGAGGTCACTGTGAACACTATCGAAAACGCACCCGTACTCGACCTGGACAAGGTTCTGTATTTTAGCAGAGGCTTGAAGCCCTCACCCCGGACAATCCGGGAGCGCCGGGTAGTGTGGAACCTTTTCAAACACCTCCTAGCCGATGGCTGGCATATTGCATCCGTCTACGACGGCGACGATTACGTGAAGGTCACGGACCCGAAGTCGGCATTAGAGATTATCTTCAACCTGGATGACACGACCGTTTCTTTCGTGAAAGCGGGAGCACAAAGGCACGGCGTCAAGCTGGTGCTGGGTAATGACCTGGATGTTATCAGTGACTGGTATTTCAGCGCTGGCGACCCGGACGGTTTCAGCGCAACGATGGACAAATTCGACGCGGAGGTGTGCGCATGAACGAATCAACACTCAGTCCTTTTCAAGCAGTAACCATTCGCCACAAGATTCGCGGCGCATACGAGGAGCGCATCAACGAACTAAAGGCGATTCGAGCGCGTCACGTCGAGAGACTTATCGACGGCGGGTCAGACTTAACCCGCGTCAACCTTCTACGCACGCTGATTCGAGATATCGACACCCAAGTTAAAAACCACGAGCAGATGCGGGTCGTGATTCTCGCGGAAATCGAGGTGCCAGAGTGAAGATTCGCATCTGGCTCCTAGCGACCGCGTTGTCCGCCGTCTTGCTCTACCTGACGCTGGACGGAGTTAGCAGACTCATTGCGGCAATCTACCACGTACGGAAGCCACTACACGCTGTACCGCTGGTAACCGGGAGGGCGAAATGATTGGATGGATACTACTCGGTGCCCTGGTCTTGTGGGCCAGTCGCATCGTTCAAGCGTTGTACATCGTGAGGAGGGCAGGCCGTGAGAACAACGAGAGCATTTGAGATATTGAAAGCAATCAAAGCACACTTCGATGAAGGCGCGGATTGCGTGTACCGCGACGGGCTGATTCTTTCAGACGAGAGTACGTTGCACGAAGCGATAAAGGACTGCCTACAAGAGGAAGAAACTATCCCCTGGATACCGCGCAGGTTGCGCAAAAAGATAGGCAAGAACTATTACGGGGATTGGAACGGCTTCGAGGGCAAGACGAAGGTCAAGGAGTTCGGCAAGGACCAGGAGGCAGCACACAAGTGGCTGCACGAAAATGATTAGCACCAACATTCAGTTAATCGACAAGGCAGTATTTGCTCGCCGCGCAGCACGCAAGAACGCGGCGAAGCCTGGGGCTACTCAAAAGATTGAAGACAAGCGCCGAAAGGCACCGAAGCACCGCAAGCCTTTGAAGGAGGAGTAATGGTCAACGTGCTACAAGGTGTTGCAATGGCGGCTGGTCTTATAGGACTCTGGCTCTGTTTGATGTACGAGCCAAAGAATGAAAGGAAAAACAAATGAAAAAGTCAGAACTAGAAGTCGGTCAGAAAGTTTTCGTCCCCGCGAGCCTCAACGATTATTGGACAGGTGAGGGCATCGTGGAAAGAGTCAGCGAGAATCACGATATCGCCATCGTTTCGATGAAGACAGGCAAACAGGTTGGAATCTCAGGCGGTTTCGCTGTCTCCAAATTGCAGCCAGCGACAGGGATGCAAATTGTGAGTTTGAAGCGCAGCACTCACCGAACCGGGTTGAAAGTTTACGGCAAGGTCCTCGGTGAGTCTGGCAAGGAGTACAACGTCGCGTACTTCCGCCGTCCGAACTTTCGCGGGTGGATTTGCTCTTGCGAGAATTTCTTCTTCACGATGTTCGCGAAGAAGCGCAACTGCAAGCACCTCCGTTTCGTTCGCGGACAAGTCGGTCGGTTCGCAGCGTCCGTAAAATAGTACCAAAGTACTATTGACGGAAAAACAGAACGGGTGTAGTATTCTTTCAGAGTCGGACACCTTAACCGAGGTGCAATAAGTGGCCCTCGGACGTTGCTAGAAGCACCTTAGAAAAGTAGGATGGCGCAGCAGGCCAGTAATGCCGAGAGGCAATCCTACACGGGCGCAACGGTTGGATGCGGAGGCCGCAGGGAGGTTCATCACCTCACCTCGACGCCTTACCGGGTAGGCTGATAACCCCCGGTGGTTCGAATCCCGCCCGACTCACCCTTTTTGGACGCGTGAGTGTACCGCGTCAAGCGAGACGGCTGCAAGCGCCTGCCCGTAGGTCGAAACGGGTACCTTCCCCTCCTTCGGTCGGGAAGGGTACACGGCTTGCACGCGTATGGCGACTATATCGAAAGTCGTATCCTTCGAGAAGCGTCGCTCGAAGGATTATTAGACGCCGTGCACCGGGTGCCACGTTAAACAATGCGATGCGCTAGGCCAGCGCAAGGCGAGCACCCGGACTAAATTAGAGGAGGCACCATGTGGGACCTGCAAACTCTGAACCGATTGAACGCGGAAGTGGAAGCGAAACAAAAGCAGGAAGCGAGCGAAGGGGAGTTGGAGTTTGAAGAGGCTCGCAGGTTGGATACGCGTAACAAAGATTAAGCTGGGAGCGACGTTGCTTCTAGCAGTACAGGGCGGCAATTCTGGCGTCCGGGTGAACACCGCAGCGGCGGGAGCCGAAGAGCGGAACCGGGGAGCGTCGGTCGGCGGTAGCACCCTAGGGCGAAACCAAAGTCTAACCCAAAGTCTAACCCAAAGTCTAACCCTGTACTGCTAGGCGCATCGGAGCATCAGGCATCACTCCTGACGGAACCGGAAGGAACTTAAAAATGTCAGGGCAGTCCTTCATGACTGGTGCGCCACTAGTTGTACGAAAACGTGTCGAATTGCGGAATTGTACGGGAGAATACAAGTGCTCGGACTGTGGATTATCATCGCAGCAGTTTTTGGACTGGTCGCGATTTTCGTGATTGACCTCGGTAGAGTAGACAAAATATCTAGGAGAAAAAGATGAGCAATAAAAAAGTACCAGAAGGTTTTCATAAGCATACGAACGGCGGCGGTACTGTTCAGGACACCGCTCACGTAGAAGAATCAGTTTACGTTGGGCCAGACGCGCGGGTGTTCGGCGACGCGCGGGTGTCCGGCAACGCGCGGGTGTCCGACAACGCGTGGGTGTTCGGCGACGCGCGGGTGTCCGGCAACGCGTGGGTGTTCGGCGACGCGCGGGTGTCCGGCGACGCGTGGGTGTTCGGCGACGCGCGGGTGTCCGACAACGCGCGGGTGTTCGGCGACGCGCGGGTGTCCGGCAACGCGTGGGTGTTCGGCGACGCGCGGGTGTCCGGCAACGCGTGGGTGTTCGGCGACGCGCGGGTGTCCGGCGACGCGTGGGTGTTCTCACCACTTTACATTCAAGGACCACGCCACGCTCTTACAAATTGCAAATACGGCTACATACAAATTGGTTGCCATTGCAATACTTTCGCATACTGGCAGAAGCATTACAAAGCAATCGGGCGAGCCGAAGGCTACACGGAGGAAGAAATCGAACAATACGGTCTCTTCATTCAAATGTTCGCAAAGATAGGGAAATAATGAGCGACACACAAGGCTACGAGGACGTTAAGTGCCAAGTGAGAGTCAGCAGACAGTGCGAGGGCGGAAACGCGGGCTATCAGCGTACGAAGCAATTCGCACGTGTCGGTCCCTGGCTTGACGCATGTGAACCTTGTGCCCGCACCGAGTACGAGCAACCCACACAGTTTCAAAAAGAGGAGGACCCTGAACAAGGGTTTTGATATGAGCAAAACATACAGAGACCAACCGCGCAGCAAACACTCAGACGAGACGCCTCAGAAGGCGATTGACCGTCTGCGCAAAGCAGAGGCTCGGGAAGATATTCGAGAGGCCCTAGCAGCCTCCCAGGAGGCAACAAATGCAGGCAAGTGACCACTGGCCGACCCCGTCCGCGCACCGCGAGTATTGGGAGCACCGCCACAACGCATACATCTACGAGTATGACCCAACAGATGATGGACAAGAATGGTTTACTCTTCGCATCATTCTCGCGACTCATGACCCGGAAGAACTGGAAGTGGAGCGCCAAGAAACAATGGAGCGCCGCTGCGGTCGCATCAAATCGAGGTACTACGTATGACGTTCATCCTTCTTCCATATGGTAGCGGTGGATTTTCAATCGAGCGAACGTTAGCGCGATGGTTCCCTCCCGCGTTAACACCTCTGGACCTGGACTCTCACAAGCAATCCCTCGCGTATCAATATCGAATTTCACGCAAGGGCGAGGACCGAAACCCGACGATGATTGCTGGCGTGCAGATTGTTCGATAAACAATGAGGCATTTTCTTGCTCCTTATGTGAAAGAGCAAGCAAAAGAAAAGGCGCGAGCAAAGCGCTTAATGGACAACTACAAGCTGACGGTGGAACAGTATGACGCCATCCTTGCGTACCAGGGTGGCGTTTGCTACGTGTGCCAGTGTCCGGAACCTGTAAAGGGCCGTCGATTGTCTGTGGACCACGACCACGACACCGGGGAGATTCGCGGACTCGCCTGCTCTCGCTGCAATCCACTTCTAGGCAAGATAGAGAACGCGTTTAAACGTTACGGACTCGGAAAGGTCCCAGGCTTAACAGTGGCGATTGTAGTGTGCCGACTGTATCGATATCTGGCAAGACCGCCAGCCCGCATTGCGTTAGGCGGGACACACATCGGTTACCCTGGACGAACCGGAACGAAGGCGCACCGCGCTCGGCTACGTAAAGAGAAGAAAACAAAGGCCACATAAATCATGAGGCATTTCAGCGCTTCTTTCGAAGGGAAGGACGAGCTAATTCTCTTAAAGGTAACGGCACTGCTGAGGAATTGAGACGAGTCGCAGAATACGCAGAACAATGCGGAGGCCAAAACGTATGAATTTACCCATCGTGACTAATGCCGAAAACGTCGTGAAGAAAGACCTGTCCTGGATTACACATCACCTCATTTTAGTGGGCGTGCTGGTCGCAGTTTTGTTTCTCGGTATCTGGGAAGTCCAATCCCTTATCGAGAAACACGACGAGAAGAAAGCACAGCAAGCGAACACCGCGCTGCAAGTGGTTGTTGACCAAGTAAAGAGATTGGAAGAACACCAAGCACAGAACGACGTAGCCATCGCGCAGCGCGAGGCCGCTCGTGATGCCCTCGACAAAGCACTTATCGCAACTATCAACGCTCGCGACAAAGCGCTCACCGACCAAATTCAAAAGAACGCCACACTCACAGCACAGCAAGCCGCTGCGCGACTCTCGGAGCAATATAAGGCACAGCCGGGAGAAGTTACAGCAAGTGGCGACACCGTTATAGCGGACCTCCCTCTCGCTCGCTCCTTCGTAAACACGTTTGACCAACTCAACGTCTGCACCGCTAATTATGTTGATGAACAAAAGCAACTGGCTGCGGAGCAAGCGCGTACCGCTGACTTGAAGACCCAGGTGTCCGACCGCGACAAAACCATCACAGGAAAGAACGAAGAACTCGTTAAGCAAAAAGCAAAGGACGACGAGGGCAAGAAGGTCGCTGTTGACAAAGAGAAGAAGAAGCACAAGTGGTACGCACTAGGCGGCATCATCATCATCGAAGCAGTTCGATTTTATCTTACGGGGAAACCATGAACGTACCGAAGCGCGATAGAAAATCAGTTGAAGAAGTCTCCGCTGTTTACGAAGCGACAGGTGGAAACATTCGCCAGACTGCGAAGAAGTTAGGCATCAGTCGCTCCTCGGTGCGCCGTATTTTGGAAGGCACCGGGATAATGAAGAAGCCGTTAGTCGGCGGCACCAAGGGCGGCACAGAGACGCAGGTTCGACCTCTGCCCAAGAAGGGTGAAGTCAACCGCTACATTCTTACTTCCGCGCAGAATAATACACATGTTCACGCGGAACTGCTAGCGAACCTGAAAGCACTAGCGAACCACTACGGCGCTGCAATCATTGTGGGCACGTACACATACAATCAGAATCATTACGGTAAGCTGAGCGTAAAGCGCGGCAAAGATAAACCGGAAGAGACTCAGTTGTGGTACGACCCGGCCATCGTAGATTACATCAAGGATTATCGTATTGAACTCGGTAAGGGTCTCGTGTGGTGCGGCGAATACAACGCGCTGCCGACGAACGTGAACCCGCTGGCCGGACTCGAATCGTACACCGGACGCCAAAGCGCTATCTTCCCTCACGCCAAGCTGGCGATGCGCAGCATTGCAACGATGCAAAACGAGGGCGTGAAGCTGAACTACACCACAGGCACCGTCACTCAGCGCAACTACATCCAGAAGCGCGAGGGTGTGATTGCAGAGTTTCATCACATCTATGGCGCACTGCTCGTGGAAGTGAACAGTGAAGGCAATTGGTGGGTCCGCCAGTTGAACCAGGACGAGGGCACCGGGACGCTGCAAGATTTGAGCGTGCTCGTTAAGAACGGCAAGGTTATCGCAGAGGACGCTGGGGTAGAAGCTATCACATACGGCGACCTGCACGGTGTCTTTGCGGACCCGGATGTAATCAACGCGTCGCTGGACATGCGTTTTCACCTCGCGCCGAAGTATCAGTTCTTGCACGACGTGATGGAAGGCGCGGCAGTCAATCCGCACCAACGCAAGTACCAGACGAACCACGAGAAGTTTCACACGTGGCTGCGCGGCTATCACAAGCTGGACAACGAACTGGTGGACACCGCCAAGCTGTTGGAGCGCTTCGATGTCAACACGACTAAGACGGTCATTGTGGATTCGAATCACGACGACGCGTGGTTGAAGAAGTGGCTGCGCGAGTACGATTATCGTAAGGACCCTCCGAACACCGAGGTCTTTTTGAAGCTGCAAGCGTATCTGTATGGGCAGATTCGCAACGGAGTTACCGACGAGCAGTCTCGCGCACGCACCGCGAACCCGAAGATGGTACGCGACATCAACGTGCTTGAGTATGCTCTTCGAGAAGTCGGCGGCTACAAGGCTAAGGCGAAGTTTCTCCTAGCCGACGAGTCATTCCTTACGTGCGGCAAGAAGATTGAGAACGGCATGCACGGTCACCTGGGGCCAGCCGGACGTTTCGGGACCCCGGAGAACTTGTCCAAGATGGCACGCAAGGCCAACACCGCGCACACGCACAGCACCGGAATCTGGAATGGACTTTACGTCGCGGGAACGAGTAGCAAGCTGCGCTGGGATTACACCAAGGGACCCAGCAACTGGACACACTCACATATAGTGACGTATCCGAACGGCAAGCGCACGATTGTGACAATCTACAACGGCGCGTGGAGAGCATAATGCCCGGAAGAAAACGAGAAGAACCGAAGCACAACTCCGCAGAGCGCACTGAACGCCGCGCGAAGCAGGGACCGAAGAAGGTTCTCTACATCAACGGTAAACTCGCCTGCCAGCGCTGTTCCAACGGCTGGGTGGTGGTTGACCTTAATTCGGAGCACAAGGTCGTGAAGTGTCCGATATGCAGTTTTCCGAATGATATTCGAGAGGCTATCAAGAGGGCAGCATGATGCAGTTAATCCTAGGTATCGGTCACAAGTCTCGCCACGGCAAAGATTCTTTTGCCTCAGCGATTGAGAACCACTACGCGACTCAGTATTACGCCGCGCAGAAGCATGGACTGAGCAGTTATCGCCCCGTGATAGTTCAACGTCACGCGTTCGCTGACGCGCTGTATCACGAGGTCAACGAGTGGCTAAGAATTAATCCGGAGTGGGCCAAAGACGGAAAGGGGCCAACTAGTTTACCGTCTTGGGTAACCCCTGACCCTAATCCGGAAGTCAGCGTTCGCGCACCGTACGGCAAGCACGCGAAGTTGTTGCAGTGGTGGGGCACCGAGTACCGCCGCTCTCAAGACCCTCTGTATTGGGTGAAGAAGTGGAAGTCCGGAATCAATCCGAAGGCGCAGGTTGTGATGGCAACCGATATGCGCTTCCTCAACGAAGCAGAAGCAGTCCTCGACTTGAAGGGATTCACAATCGACGTGAGCCGCTTGAATCCAAACGGCACCAACTTCATCGATGGGAGCCGCGACCCGCTGCACGTCTCGGAGACTCAGTTAGATGACTACAATTTCGATTATCGCATCAAAGTGAAAACCGGGGACCTCGTCTTGCTAGAAGAGTGGGCGATTACGTTGGTTCACTATCTGCGAGCGTTGAAAGGACACAAGTGAAAAAATCAAAAGAATCGAATGCATCAATCGAGACGTTTACAGGAAAGCTGTTCGATATTCGAAATCCGAAGCCAGAGATGGTTTGTATCGAGGATATTGCTCACTCGCTTTCCGGTCTTCCTCGATTCACGATGCATTGCAAATTCCCTTATCCGGTAGCACAGCACTTGCGCATCGGGAGTTTCTTCATCCCAGATGAATTTGCATTCGATTACTTTTGCCACGACTTCGCGGAAGCATACCTAAACGACATGAGCCGCCCCTTGAAACACTTCACGATGGTAGGCCGGGAGTACAGGAAGATAGAACGACGCGTACAAGCCGTGGTCGCAGAAGTCATTGGATTCCACAAAAAAGAGCCGAAGATTGTGAAACTGTACGATACCCGGATGCTTTATACGGAAAAGGCGCAGTTGATGCACAGCGGCAACTTTCATCACGAGTGGACGAACAGAAAAGAAGGAAGAGAGCCGCTTCCGGTGACTCTTGAGTACGCGGATTTTTGGACTCAAAAAAGGTTGTTCATGGAACGATTCAATCAATTAAGGAGAAATAAATAAATAATGTCAATTTTGGATAGTCAAATTCGTAGCATCGTGTGTGACGGCCCCGGCTGTGGCAAAGAAGTAATGTTCGACCTCAAAGACCAGAAGACGGTATTCGAGAACCCGGACAATGTCTGGTTGAAGTCTACCCGCATTACTCAGACCGGGGATGGCCGCAATCTCGTGTACTGCTCTGACACGTGCGAAGTGAAGGGCGTTGCAACAGGCAAGCACAACATCCCGGAGGCACCGAAAATTATCACGCCTACAAACCCAGCAGCCATCATAGAAGCCGCGCGTGCCGCGCAGCAAGCGAAGCAGGCTGAGCAGGCAATCCGCGACGGCCAGCCGACTAAAGTTCAACTGACGGACTAAATGCTCGACACTCCAAACAAGACGCAGACCGTTGTTCGATTCAACGGACACATCACCTGGGAGGGCCGCGCTGGCGGACTTCCTGAAACTATTCACGCGTTTCTGATTTTGGAAAACGCGGACGAGAAGTTCATAAGCGAGATGGTCGAGGCTCAGTCGAGAGCGTTCATCGGTTCTCAAGCGATGTACGTGCAACGTGACCAGGGCGCGATAGTGGACCTGCGAGTGATGCCTCGCAACCGAATGCTGGTGCCGTTTCACAACATCGCGTACATCGATGTGGACGTAATCCCAATGACGGGAGAACTCTCAGCGCCGGACGAGCTAGGCGTAGAACGTCTGTCGAACGGCGAAGAACCAACGAAACAGTAATTCATGAGGCATTTAAGAGATGCTAATAGGAGAAGTACATGATTGTTGCCGGACTGGACATCGAAAGCACGGGACTCGACAAGGTCAAAGACCGCCCAATAGAAATTGGCGTGGCCTTGTGGACTACAAAATACAACCGTAGTCTTGATACCCGTGCGATTCTTGTTCAGTCCGACGGCGTCCCTGTCACTCCCGAGATTACCGAAATCACTGGCATCAACCAGGGTATGGTGGACACGTTCGGGTACACGCCAGAAGAAGCCTTCGATGAAGCGACGTACTTTGTGGACCGCGCGGAAGCGGTCGTGGCGTTCAACGGCAACCGATTCGACATTCCGATGATGCACAACCTAGCGAAGCGCGTGAAGAAGCAGTTCCCGGACAAACTCATAATTGATCCGTTCACCGACTTGCCCATGCGCGGACAAGAACTGATTACCATGTGCGCCAAGATGGGCATTTACTATGACCCGCACGAAGCGGGGGCAGACGTTGGCGCGATGCTCCGACTCATGAGCAAGTTCTCGTTTGATACGGTGCTGGCTCGCGCGAAGAGTCCGACCGTCGTAATACAGTCAATGCAGCCGCGCAGCAATAACAAGGCGGCTAAGAAGCACAAGTTTCGTTGGAACCCGAATCATGAAATATGGTGGAAGGCAGTGAAGGAGATAGACCTCAATGACCTCGTTGCAGCAGTTAACAACGAGTTTGGTCTTCAACAACTCGACTTTCGACCGGAAGATTTGGAGACCGACGATTAGAAGTAACTCAACGCGCACAGCGCACAGGAGATAAGCATGAATATCGGACAAGGAAAAGTATTTGAAAGACCGACAGGCGGAGCGTTCCTCGGGACAATCATCGACGTGGTTGACATGCCTCAACAGCCAACCAAGTTCGGACCCAAGGATAAGATTCGCGTTCTGTGGGTTCTTTCTCACATCAACGGAGCGCCGTACCTCGACAAGGAAGGCCAGCCGTTCACCATCGCGGGCTTCTACAACGCGACCATGACGGACAACTCGAATTTGTCGAAGGCCCTTCGCCAGATTCTTCAAGCACAACCGCCACTCATTACCAACACAGAGGACCTGACTCGCTTGCTGCTAGGTCGTTCGAACCAGTTGTTCCTCACCCAGGAGCCGGACCAGAAGAAGCCGAACGAGTTTGTAACGTTCGTCGCTGGAATCTCTCCGCTTCCCCCTGGCGTCATACCACCGCAGGCCCCAGCAGGCTTCGTTCGCCACGTCAATAAGCCGAAGACCCAGGCGGGACCGCAGGGTCGCCCGGTTCAGACGTACGCGCAGCCTCCTCAACAGCCAGCGGCACTCCAGAATAACGTCTCGTTCAAGACGCCAACAGCGCCTGGACAAGAAGCGTTCTAAGTTTCCCTCGAACCCTGAAAGCCGAGGGATGAACAAGGCTTGACGCCCGCGCCAGAGTGCGCGGCTTAATTCGAATCGAGGGCAAATGGGTTTTAAAGCAATAGCTGAACCGTTGGCAAAGATGGGCGTCCCTATGACGCCAGTGCGACCGGGCACAAAGAGAGCCTTCCTTCCGGACTTCCCTACCACTGCGACTACAGACTTGAAAACGATTGAAGAGTGGGACGCTGCATATCCCGACTGCAACGCCGCTTGTGTTGCGCGTGCGGAAGAGGGCGGCGTTTGGTTCTTCGAAGTGGACTCTGCGGACGTAATCCCTCGCTTGGAGCGCCAGACCGGGCAAACGATGCCCGAGACCTTTCGCGTGCGCTCACGTCCCGGTCGCGGCCACTACTATTTCCGCCACACGCCCGCATCTATCGCGCTGGGGAATATCAGTCAGACCTACGTCATGGGACAAGACTGGTCTGTTCGCACTAATCGAGAATACGTCGTTGGTCCCGGAAGCATCCACCCGGACACAAAGTTGCCTTACACCGCGCTCAACTGGAACACACCGATTGCGAAGGCACCGGACTGGCTCATTAACTGGTTCATATCTCAAAAGACCCAGAAGCAAAATACTGCTGCGCCAGTAGCGGAGGCTCCTCGCAACGAAAGCGGACTGGTGCCACACGGCGCGATTCACGGCTACATGCTGTCAGAAGCCGGACGCTTGCGCAACCTGGGACTAGGCGAGGAGTCTATTCGCACCGCGCTCCGCGAACTGGTTGAGAAGAACTGCCAGCCGCCGATTGATTGGGACAAGGTTGACACGATGGCAAGGTCCATCTGCAACTTCCCGGCAGGCGAGAATAAGGGCATCGTGCTAAATCAGGCACCGGAGCCGCCGCCCAGCGCGGAGCCGGAAGAAGAACTAAGTTTTGAAGCCGTCTCGTACCCGGTGTTTCCTCATTGGGTAATGGAAGGGACGAGCATCTACGAGGGCTTCGCGAAGCCGTATTGTAAGGAGAACTCTCGCATCGATTACTTCATGTGGATGCCGACCGCCGCGATGATGATGAACTATCTCGGCACGAAGGTGACCGTTCCGTTCTCCTCGTGGAAGCCGTCGTTTTATATCGTGCTGATTGGACGACGCGGACAAACTAATAAGTCGTCCTCGATGAAAGACGGGATGCGTTACTTGAACTTTGCGGGTATACTGTCTCATTACTCGAAGAGTTTGAAAAACGCGGACGGTAGGTCCATCGTGTGGGAGGCAGGCTCGGCGGAGGGACTCGGCACCGACATGATGCGCATCAACTGCAAGAACGCCATCTTATTCTACGACGAACTATCCGCCCTGGTCTCGAAGGCCCGCATCGAGGGCAGCAGCCTTTACAGCGCGTTGTTGAAAATGTACGACTCGAACAACTTTGGCAACTCGGTGAAGACCAAGAAGGACGCCTTCGAGGTGGAAGAGGGGACGTATTGCGGGAGCCTTATCACCGCTACCACCGATAAAAAGTTCATGGAACTGTGGTCACAACTCGCGGGTGAAGACACCGGGTTGAACGACCGTTTCACCTGGGTCTTGGAGCCGAAGGAACTCCCGACAAAGAGATTGGAGCACGTCGTTAACTTCAACGAGGCCGCTCTAATTACTCGTAAGTTTATCGACCGCGCTGTAGAGAAGAAAGTTTTTCAATTCTTCGACAAGACTCCTCTAATGAAGACATTGGAGATGTACGATAACCGTGCCGCTGCCCGCGCAGAGAAGTGGGCGTTGTACTTTGCTATCGACTTGGGGCTGCAAGAGATTGACGAGGACTGCTTGGAGCGCGGCATCGAAATGGTGAAGTACGAGTACGCCGTGAAGGATTATCTGGAAGTCTTCGAGGCTAAGAACGACGAATCAGCAATTCAGCAGGGCGTACTTCGTACGCTTAAGAAGAACGGGCTGGTGATGAAGAAGCGCGACATCGAGCGTGCCCTTAACTCGAACAAGTACGGGTTGAGCGTTTGGAACAAAGCGTATTTTGCTCTAGTTAACAGCGGATACATAGTGGAAGAGGGCCGTGGCGTGAAGGACAGCCCTCGCGTGGTCCGTATGCTGCGCAATATGGATAGTGGAGGAGATTAAATGACTGAGTTCTACTTTGAAACAAGCGAATCAGACGGCACTTGTCGAGTTAACTTAACTCCCGGCTCCTACCCGCCGAAATTGTGCGGGAGAGAAGCGTGCGCTAAGGCTGACTTTCAGATGTTAGAAAGCGACGAGCGCGTTCACATCCCTGTTTGCAGAGAGCACGGGAAGAAGATTGCTGCATCAGGAACAACCGTGAGGTTTGAAGAGTGATTGAACTGCATTGCGACTTCGAATCACGCAGCCCGGTTTCTCCCGGGGACGTGGGATTGCATAACTACATCTTCCATCCGGAGACGGAGCCGCTATTCCTCTGGTACAAAATAGGTGACGCGGGCTACCAGTGTTGGAACATCTGGGAGAGGGCAGGCTTCGTAGAGCGCGACTGGGAGGGCATGAGCGTCCCCCAAGATTTGGACGAATCGTTGCATGACCCGGATGTGATGCTCGTTGCCTTCAACAGCGCTTTTGAGCGCTACATGTTCAAGAAGCTGGGATACGATATCCCGGCCAGTCGTTTCATAGACCCACAAGTCGGAGGGCGTTACCTCTCGCTCCCCGCCAGCCTTGACGTGCAGTGTCGCGTCATGGACCTACCTGCAAACCTCACCAAAGACGAACGCGGAGAAGAACTAATCAAGCTATTCTGCGAGAAAGTAATCGTTAAGAAGACTAAGAAAAATCCCGCCCGGGAGTATTACAACGATTGGACCACGCACCCTCGTGAGTGGCAGGAGTTTCTGAATTACGGCAGACAGGACGTTGTTGCGGAGGGAGAACTACTTCGCAGAATGCGAATCTTGCGTGCGCTCCCCCTCCCGGAGTTTGAACAGAAGTTGTGGCTGCTTGACCAGACGATAAACGACCGAGGCATGCCTGTAGACCGCGTGTTCGTTGAGAAGATGTACCGACTGGCGGTACGCGCCAAGGAAGAAGCGAAGAAAAACTTCGAGAAGATGACAGGCGTTACAAACGCAAATTCGCCCGCTCAGATTAAGAAGTGGGCAAAGACACAAGGCTATCCGTACGGCACGTTGAAGAAGGACACCGTCACGTCCGTGCTCAAGGACCCGGATATCAAGTTGACCGACACGTGTCGTGCAGCATTAAAGATGCGTGCGGAAGCGGCCAGCACAAGTTATCAAAAGCTGGGGAAGATATTAGAGTGTGTCTCCCCAGACGGGAGGTTGCGCGGGCAATTTATTTTCTTGGGTAGTTCTCGCTGTGGGCGGTGGTCTGGTAACGCTGTACAACTTCATAATTTCCCGCGCCCTCTGGTTGTGGGAGGTTTTGACTTCGAAGACCAGAAGGTCGTGAGGGAAGCACGTGCGATGGTGTACGCGGAAGACTACGATGGCATCAAGGAAAAATACTTGAGTGTTCTTCTTGTTGTGAAAAGTCTGATTCGTACGGTGTTTGTCGCGCCATGATTACTCTAATTAGAACTCCAAAATGTGACTACCCGTCGTGCTCGTGGCAAGGTCTCGTTAAAGATTTGCTGCGGTGGCTTGATGTTGGGGGACCATATCGTTTGTGCCCGGAGCACTATAAATTAAAGTATTTTCAACGTCAACAAGAACAGATGCAGGCTCAAAAGGATGAGTTTGACGCACTTGAAAAGGGAAAGTATGAGAAGTAAATACTACGTAGCTGGAACACATCATTCAACTGGCAGTTGTCTGTTGTTTTCCAAGGAAGAGGATAAAATTATCCGAGGAATGTATGAATCGAGTATACCAGTTCAAAACATTGCTCGAAAGTACGGAATTTGTTTGCCGACTGTTTATGCTTCTGTTCGTCGTGCGGGCGGTCGTGTTCGTAAGAAAGGAGAAAGCGATAAGCGAAAAAGACTAACCCTTGAGCGTGCAAAAGAACAAATACCTACAGCCTTAGCGGTGCGTCACGACAGCAAGCGCAGGCCGCAAGTGTTGGTAGCGTGCCCTCTTCAAACATCTCCCAGTTGTCAAGTACGAAAACCAAAGTGGCGCTACATAAACACGAAGATGCGTCAGACTACGGGGATTTGTCGAAGTTGCTCAGGTTTTCGCGGAGGACATGTTTCTAACGGCTACAGACGTGTTTATATAAACGGAAAGTCTGTGGCGGAACACCGCACAGTTATGGAAAGGATGCTAGGTCGAAAACTTCGTTTTTATGAGACAGTGCATCACAAAAACGGAGACGGGTTAGATAATAGGCCACGTAATCTTGAATTGTTTACGAGTCGCCACACAAAAGGCGCGAGACCACGAGATTTGGTAAAATACTTGAAAACAATCCCAGTAAGTTTGGGAGGATTGAAGGAGAAGCAGCGATGAGTACAAGATTTAACGTCTGCGACCTTTAACGCGATTGAAACCAGAGTAGGAGCATGGCTGGCGGGCTGCACCGACTTGATGAAGGTCTTCGAGCCGTACACCGACCAGTTTGGCGTCTACCAGAAGAACGGACGGGACCCGTATCTTGCGTTCGCGTGTAAAATGTGGGCGCTCGATTACGCTCCTCTCTACGCCGATTACAAGGGCAAGAATGGCAAGGACCGCAAGGGCGACGCGAAGCGTAAACGCCAAATTGCAAAGCCGGGAGTCCTCGGCGCTATTTATCGTCTCGCTGGCGGCGGATGGGGATTCGCACCTCCACGCAAGGACCACGGCGACGATTGCAACGCTAAGGAAGTTGGAGCCAACGGCAAAAAGATTGGCGTGAAGCACTGCCACTGCGAAGAGGTTCGCGACCGCATCAAGACCGGGATGTGGGGATACGCTGATAACATGGGCATCGAGATGTCGCAGGAGCAGGCGAACGAAGTCGTGCGCATCTTCCGAGACTCGTATCCGGAAATTTGCGACCCTCAGCGCGGTATTTGGAAGCAGCTAGAGGTTGCGGTCGCGGACGTGATGCACCCGGACCACCCGGCGACCGTGCGCACGATTGGACCGAACGGCTGCGTCGTAATCGACCGTCTTAACATCGAGGGCCGCAAGCCGATGATGCGCATGCGCCTGCCCTCGGGACGCTACCTACACTATTTGGATGCAAGACTCGAACCCACGCTGATGCCGTGGAAGGGAGAAGACGACGATGGAAACGAAATTGAAGTTTACCGTGACAGTCTCATTTACGCCGGAACAAATCAAAAGACTAAGCAGTGGGATATCTGGGTTTCCACCCACGGAGGGAAGCTCTTTGAAAATCTCGTCCAAGGAATTGCTCGCGATATTCTCGCTCATTGCCTTCTCCGATTCGAGGCCCTTGAAATGCCTCTCGTCGGACACGTTCACGACGAAGGTATTGCGCTGGTGGAAAACGACCTGCTCTCGCCTACGCACCATGACATGGTCGAGATAATGAGCACGCCGATTGCGGAGTACCCCGGGTTGTTGCTCGGCGCGGACGGGTACGAAGATTTGTACTATCACAAGTGAGGATATATGTCTCAGGAAGGATTATCACCAAATTTGAGAGAGAAAGTCGCAGAAGCCATAGACAACGGCTCAGTGCAGTGGCAAATTCATACGCTGTACAATCAATTCGGATTGGAGACAGATGACATCAGAGAGGCGGTGTATATTAATTCGAGGGGCGTCCTCTCGATGAAAGTGATTTTAGGAGAAAGTAATGATTCCTCAAGATAGCGCGAAGTTTTGGTTCCCTAGGCTGGTATCACACCCGTGGAAGTGGATGCGGGATTGGCTCCCGAACACGGTGATGATTGATTACTCCGAAGAAGCGCTAGCAGATTCTTTAAGAGGGCACCATACCGCCGAGTATGACCGACTGTACTACGCCGTAGAGGCCGCTATACGGCATGAAATTGCTGGTCCGGCTTTCATTCGCACCGATATCACATCGGCAAAACACTCGGGACGCAACGCGTACATTGTGGATGGAACAGACGAGGACGGATTGAACCACGCGTTACTTACTACGCTCGCCCATTCACAATTGAAGACCTACCACGGTAAGATGAAAGCGAGCGCGATTATGGTGCGCAGCGTCATCGAGATTCAAGCCGACCGTACCGCATTTCACGGCCTGCCGATTGGAAAAGAGTGGCGCGTTTTTGCAGACCAAAGAGGTGTGCAGTGCCATCACGGATACTGGCCTACGGTTGCACTTGATGGGCATATGGATGATGGACAACCGCCAACAGAGAACAGTTTGGGCCTTCACTGGATTCGCACCGATGCACTAGACGCCGCGAAGTTGGCGGCAAAGGCAATGGGGCAATTCAAGTGGAGCGTAGACTTCGCAGAAGATACAAGCGGCAAGGTCTGGCTGCTCGATATGGCAACCGCGATGAACTCATTCCACACCCCAGAGTGCCCATTTTTTCAACTTGACAATCTGGAACGATTGTGATACGCTTTAAAGATGGAGGCACCATGCGAAGACTAGCAGGTACAGTACTAGCCTTGTTCGCAGTTTTGTTGGCGTTGCCATCGACGCCGGAAATCAAGTTCAGACCGACACCGCCCACGGAGGCATCCATCCGCGCGGATATACAGGCGGAAAAGTTGCAGCGCCAGTACGACTTGGCGGAGAACCAAGCCGACCGAGTATTTAGCAAGGTAGGCTGCACGACCGAGTTTTCCGAACTGGTTGCACACGCTGCTGTAGACGAACGTCTCCCCGCGAGATTAATTGCGGCGGTGGTAGTCACCGAGAGCACGTGCGACCCATCAAAAATCTCCCGCACCCAGGACGTGGGATTGATGCAAGTCAACCGCAAAGTTTGGAAAGTATCAACGGCCAAATTGCTCAACCCGGCCTTCAACGTTAAGTTTGCCGCGCACCATATTCTGGCACCATTGGTGCACACGTACGGCATCCGAGAGGGCCTGCACCGCTACAACGGTCTGGGCAACCCCTCCAATGAGTACAGCGAGAAGGTTATGAGAATCGCGGGGTTTCAGTCATGAAACGTGCTATGCCGTGGTGGGTCCCGCTAATCCTGTTGCTGCTCCTGTTGTGGACCATCGCGGCGAACGCAAAGCAGACCCAGCCGGACCCGAACCGCGTCAAGCAGATTCAAACGGCGCTCCTGGCCCACGGGTTCGAGTCCGGCAAAACGTGGCCCCAGACCCAGGAAATTCTTCGAGGCATCGCTAAGGCCCACGGATGGCAGGTGCACCGCGCACCTGATGCCCGGGTGCTCGGATGTGTGTTGGAACTCGGTAACAAGTATTTTGACCCCCAGATTTGCGACGAAGGCCCTAATCGTTTGGAGAAACCTTTGGATGACGAGGCTCAATAAAGGGTCTTGACTTTTTTAAAGAAGTGTGGTATGGTATTCAAAGTGAGGAAATTATGACCAAAAATCAGCTTGTTATTCAGCACGACCTTTCGAAGTTGTCCCCAGAACAGTTGACGCAGTATTTGCGGGACGTGAGCGAATTTATCGGGCTGGACCCGAACTTGAACGCGCTCGATACCATCTGGATGCAGAACGAGAACGGTCCCGGTCAGTCTCTCGTTGTCTACGCCCGCCGTGGCACCGCAGAAATTCTTCGCAATTTGTACGGCATCAACATCACCTCTCTTCCCCACGTAATCACTCCTCAAGGTTCAATCGTTTTCACTGCGACCGGAACAAATCAGAAGGGCCGTCAAGAGATTGCAATCGGTTCGAAGTACATCGCCGCGCTCTCAGGCAAGGCTCTCGATGACGCCATTATGACCGCGAGCACACGCGCGATTCGCCGCGTCACTATGCAGTTCACCTCTCTCGGAATCTTGGATGTGAGCGAAGTCGAAGCGATTCAAGGCAGCACCGTGAATCCCGCAGCAGGCGCGACACTCGCAGGCAGTCCGGTGGTGCTCCCGCCCGCGCCGTCCGTCCCGGCGAACAATGCCCCAGGCCGCGACATTACGATGATTGCTCCTTCCCAGGACCCTAAGACCCAGGCGCAGGTTGCCGCCGTGATGCTCATTAATCAGGCCGATAACATCAAACAAGTTTACGAGGAAGGCAGAGCCGCCTTGGCCGCGATGCCGGAACCGAAAGCGGACATTTATCCGGCTATTTCGAGCGTCCTAGCGCCTGTAACTCCTGTAGAATCACCAGTTACGACCGTTCCGGAAGCGGACAAAGAAGCGGCTAAACCGCGCCGCGCTCGCAAACCGCGCAACACGGTCTCTATGGACGGCCCGGAGCCGGAAGTCGTTCTCTCGCCCGCTCAAGTGGACGAGACTGTCCGGGCCATTATGACGGCAGATAGTGCGCCAGCGCCCGCCCCAGTGCCAGCAGCGCCTATTTCAGCGCCTGCCCCGGTTTCAGCGCCTGCCCCGGTTTCAACACCCGTTGAAACGGCCCCAAAGACTGAAACTGCCCCGCCGCAAGTCGTCCCCCAAACGGGAGCCAATCAGGTCAGCACCAATTCCGCCTCGGCTGCACCGTCAACTGACTTCCCGGGCAAGCCGACCGACGCGCAGATGGGCGAGTACCGCAAGCGCGTGTCAGTCTATACCTCGGAACTGCCTAGCAGCGAGAACATGGGCAGCGTGCAAAAGATGCGTGCCTTCATTACCCGCCAGACGGGTGCGGCACCTCAGTTCATGACTGTTGAACAATGGGAAGAAATGCTTTCCTGGTTTGAGTCCTTCGTGGAGCGCAACAAGGTCAAAGGGTTGGTGAACTACATCAATGATTCTCTAGGGGTGAAATAATGAATAAGACACCAAAACAGCTAGGACACAACACACGTTACAGCGACTCGTCTCTCTACGACGAAGTTTGCAAAAAGTGTGGTGCAACAGACGGTCGCGGAGACGACCGACTCAACCAGCCTTGTCCCAGGAAGAAGTGAGTCTCGAACTAAATCCTGAACAACAAGTGGGTGTCGATGCCGTGGACGGCGACTTTGTAACAATCGCTGGTCCTGGTTCCGGAAAGACCCGCGTGCTAGTGGAGCGCTACTTGAAAATGAGAGCGCGTGGAATCCCAGACCGCGATATCTTGAACCTCACTTTCACGAGCGCCGCCGCAACCGAAATGGTGGAGCGAGTCGGACTCCTTAATTCGGCGGAGGTGTTCCGCACGTTCCACTCGTTCTGTCTGCAACTGGTGAAGCAGGAGCGCGAGTTTCTCCCGTTCCCCACGTGCCCGACCGTTATCCCGGTACGAGGGGAGCAGTTCCTTCTCATGAAGGACCTGTTGAAAATTTATCCGCCCATCTCGTCTTACCACGCGTTGAACGACCGCATCAGTCAGTGGAAGGCCGAAAATGTGGACCCGGAACAAGCGCTGAACGAGGAGTTCAACGCGGGTATCGGCTACTTCTACGCGCTCGCATACCGCGACTACGAGAAAAAGCAGAGGGAGCAAGGCTGGCTCGACTTCGATTCGCTGATGAAAGAGACCGCGAATTTATTGGAGGCAAACGAAGATGTCAGAAAACGAAACCAAAGAAAGTACATCGCAGTTGACGAATGCCAAGACACCGATACCACACAATTCAAACTGCTACGATTGCTGTATGGCGGTAACATCTTTGTCGTCGGGGACGAAAATCAGCTTATCTATGAGTGGAGAAGTGCTCAAAGTGGAAACCTCACCAACTTTTCAAAATCTTTCCAGGGAGCAAAAACTCTTTATCTTGGTAGAAATTATCGCTCTACTGGAAGAATCGTAGAATTTCTAAAAAGGATTCTCCCGGTAGACAACGGCCTCGCGAGTCACATGGTCTCTATGCGGCCCCTAGGTGAGGACGTTCGATTCATCCGTTACCGCAGCGAGGACGAGGAAGCGAACGAAGTTTTAAGCGCCGTGGTTCTACGTGGCATCGAGGACCAATCCGCTATCCTGGGCCGCACCAACCGTCAGCTACAACTGATTCAGCGCCGTGCTATGAGCCGCAACATCAAGGCGGAAATTCTCGGCAAGAAGAACGTGTGGCAGGAAAACGAAGTCAAGCACTTGGTGGAACTGACGAAAGAGCGCATCATGGATTCTCGCCCCGCCGCTACAGTGATGCAGGACCTTATCAAGGAGCACGGGTTGGTGAACCGCTACGCGAACACGAGGGGCAACGCGATGGAGAAGGACCCCGTTGAGAATATGAACGACATCGTTCGCATGGCGGGGAGGAAGCACCGAGAGACGGGCAAGCCTCTCACGGTTCTTCAATTCCTGGATTGGTTGCGCAAGATAACGCACATGCGCCGCACCAAGACCGAACCCATTCTGACGCTCTCGACTGTGCACCAAGCCAAGGGCAGGGAGTGGCAGTACGTCTTCGTAGTCGGCTGCGACCAGGGCGTGATGCCGCACAAAGAGGGAGAACTACTGGAAGAAGAGAGAATCTTTTTCGTGGCCTGCTCCCGCGCCGCAGACGAGCTACAAATCAGTTTTCACAAGAACCGCAGTCAGTTCTTGAACGACTTCCAAGAAGAGATTGAAACCTTTGGAGAAGACGATGAGCATGACGACTAAAACGTTCAGAGATATGATGCGAGGATGGAAATCTTACAAAACTAAGGACGAGGAGAAAGAGATGACCGAAACAACGAAGAAAGAAAAGAACTACTCTCACTGGGCAAAGCGCAAGGACCGCTTTTATCCTACGTTGGTGACTCACGACACCATCCCGGCAGGAGTCTACGAGACCAGGGAAGACTCGGATGGTAACAAGTATCTCCGCAGGATTGCTTTTCCTTCGGATGAATTGATTCTCATTCCGGGAACTCCGGTTGCTTACGTGTTGGAGCAAATCGAGGAGTTTTGGGGAAGAGAAGAGTTCTTCAAAGAACTCGGACTGATTTACAAGCGCGGTATTCTTTTCTACGGTCCCGCTGGGTGCGGAAAGACCAGCATCATCCGAATGCTGGCAAGCGAAATCATTAAACGGGACGGCGTTGTACTGTCTATCACGGATATTGATAACGACCAGGATGCTCTGCTGAATCTTCGAGAGGTCGAGCCTGACCGCCCGGTTATGTGCATCTTTGAAGACATCGAAAAACTGCTGGAAGACACGGACACGGAGAGCAACACGCTGTCCTTCCTCGACGGAGAGAAGCAGATTGGCAACGTGATTTATCTCGGCACTACAAACAAGCCGGACATGCTGGAAGAGCGCGTCATGAAGCGCCCAGGCCGCTTCGACCTCGTAATCGGACTGAATCCTCCGGTAGCGGAGGCCCGCCGCGCATACTTGGCACGGTTATTCAAGAATCACGCCAACCCCGAACTGTTGAACCAGATGGTCGAACAAACGGACGGTCTCGGCATGGCGCACCTTCGTGAACTCGCGGTCTCGATGCTCGCATTCAATCATTCGTTGGACGACACGGTGAAGCGCTTGAAGGGCAACATCAAGGAAGTCTTCCGCATGAGCAAGGTAGGCGACAAGTCGGTCAACACGGGATTCACTCTCGGGTTTCAGAAGGCGAGTAACGATGAATAAACGATACAAAATTATGGCCGATAACAGCGGACACGAATACTTTATTCCTGTTTCACAGGAATCAGAGTTTGAAGCCTGGGTTGAACAGACGGAAAACGGAGAAGAAACCAACTTCGATTTTGAAGAGAACAGGATTGATGGTCGATTCACGTTTACTGACCCGAGGAACGAGTAATGGCCTTCCTTTACGTCAACGCGAAGGGACAACCGTGGCGCAAGCACAGCTATTCGGCGGGCAACACTTTCGATTCTTGCCCGCTCAAGTACAAGTTGCAGAAGATTCACGGCTGGCGTGAGAAAAACTTGAAGGCCCGCTTCGAGCTAGGCCGCGCGTTCGAAGCATCCATTCAGTACTACCACGAGAATCGAGGTGACTTGAAGGCTTCGATTGCACACTTCGATGCCGCGTGGCAACCGTTCGCAAACAACAAGGAACTACAGTACACGAAGGTCGAGAAGGACTGGGCGCAGTGTTCTCGCATCGCACACGATTGGTTGAAGCTATATGCGATTCGTCAACCGAGTCTGCCGATTCCGCTCGGCGGGCAGTGCGTGTTCCAACGCGAGTACGCTAAGGAAGTATTCCCAGGAGACCCGAACTACGGAGAAATTGAAGATGCTGGAAAACTGGATATCGTTGCGTTCGTTGAACCCGACCACCCATTACTACCTAAACTTAACTGGCTCCCCGAATACGGTGCCTTCCGTCCAATTATCGTGGACATCAAAACCGCAGGGACCGACTTTCCTGAGCAGTACGGCATCGCAGCGTATGATACCCAACTCCGTCGCTACAGTTGGTTATCAGGAATACGTGATGTCGCGCTACTCTGGTTCGTGAAGAAGGGTCTCACGATTCAGAAAGGCTACTCGGTGACGCTGCTGGAAGACGTAGAGTACATGAAGGCCGGACAGGAGGCTGTCGTCGCGCTGATTGAAGAACGAGGCGTGTGGCTTCTCCCGAACGACTTCATGGTCGAAGAAATGGAGCGCGTACAAGGTAAAAAGAACGGCAAGACGGAGCAGACGAACGAGGCCAAGGCCCGCCGTGCCGCGTGGCTGGAAGATAACGGCACCCTGGCCGGGGAAGATGAAATTACAAAGCAGCGTTTACAGTTCAATGCAGGCTTTGTGACGGTAGAATCAGCAGAAGACGCGGGGAAGATTGCGCAGTCGCAGATTATTCGAATCGTGAACGCGTGGCACCGAGACGAGTATCCAAACACGTTCGGCGTCCGCTACCCTCACGATGATAGAAGCGACCCGTACTTCCGCGCCTTCGTATTAAACGACAAGCAGTTTAGGGAATCAAATTTTACAAAGTCCGACGACGATATCGACTTGTTCGCGGACGAGGACAGCGAGGAAATCCAATGAGCGTTCTGACGTGCAAGGTAGAAAAATGTGAGTCGCGGTTTGAAACGAACGAGGCGTTCTCTCCCAACGCCAGTTTCATCTGCAAGAACCATCCGGTGAGCGTTCAAAAGAAGGTTGCCTTCCAAGAGCACGCCTTTGATGCGGCGCTCAACCCGGGCGGCGGGGATAAGAAAGAGTCAGAGGAGTACGACCGCGATTGGGGCATGAGCGGAGACCCGTTGACCGCGAGCGAGAAGTGCCCCCACGGTGTGTACGACCCTCACGAGGACCAGCGCTACTGCTCCATCTGCAACCCGGTGAAGATAACGGGGACGGTGAAGGAAGTCAAGAAGACAAAGAACGGGAAGATAGGAGCCTTCAAAGATTCGAGCGAGCAGGCCGACCAGGAGATTGCTCTGATTATGTTCTACTACTCGCTTCCTGAGCACATGCAACCCGCGTGGTTCAAAGACAAAGAACTCGCGATTAAAGCGAGAGCGAAGAGGGGTCTGTATTGGTTGAAGAAGAATAACAAGAGCATCACGGAACAGTTCTTGGAGAACAAATGAACAAAAACCAGCAGCAGCTTCGCCAGTCATTTGACGGCAATGAGAGTTTCATGTCAGGATTTCAAATCGGTCAACTTCGAAAATATAAAAGAAAGACACCGCCTTGGGTGAATCGTGATTCGGAAATTAGAAAAATCCTCTTGTCCGCCTTCCCGAAGTTGAAGACCGACCCGAAGCAGCGCACCTCGGCGGCGCGTTGGGCGAACGTAATTCATTGCTATTTTCGACTCAGCTACACGTACGTGCAGACGGCGGAAGAGTTAAACCTCAAGCCGAAGATGGTTAGAAATATTGTAGAACGTGTCAAGCGAGTAGCGGTAGGTCGTCGTGCGGATAACACCAAATTTAAAGGGGGTAATCGAGGTCGTCCTAGAAAGCATGAGGCAGAATAGCTTTCCCTTCGGAGACAAGGCGCTCGCCGCCTTTTGTTCAATCTAAAGGGGTTATGAAAATACTCGTCCACCACTGCATCACCCAAGAGGTGATTGTGTACGGACTGATGGAGCCATCGCCGGACATCAAGTGCCGTTGCAGTAAGAAAATCAGTTTGAAGAGAGCTACCCAGCTTGTTAAGAACGGGGAAGCGAGTTGGATTACAGCCGCCAGAGTGCGAGGAGTAGCAGATAAACTTTGCCGCCTCTGCGAGGGTAATAAGGAAGTCAAAAACTGTGCGTTGTGCCACGGTAAAGGATTCACGTCAGAGCCTTTCGTAGAGGACACGCCCGGTAATGACATTCTCTTAATTTCTAGGAACCCGTCGGACTCGAAGGATAAAAAGTCGTACTTCTTGAAACCGAAGACCCCGAGAACTCCGACTATCGAGAAGAGCCATATCGAGAGAGCGATAGACTTCGAGGACGTGAAGGAACGCATCGAGGACTACGGCTGGGCGATTCAGTTGGTGCTCCACGAGCTAGGCGCGGAGATTCGATACCGCAAGCAGCCTGGGGCAACCTCGAAGACGCTGGAAGGATACGAGGGCCATCCGGAGCCAGCGGACAACCCGAAGACCGGGGAAGGCCGAAATTACGATTATGGGAGAGCGATTTAATGATTAAGATAAACGTCCTTTCTCCGGAGCAGCGTTTACTAAACGCGGCTATCGCAGACTTCAACACCGCCCAGTACGAGAAGTCATTCTCCGGTCGTCATCCGGAACTCGGCAAGATGGTTAACTGCAAGGTATGCGGCACCCGTCACCGCGTTAACGAGAAGAAGTGTGAGCAGGTCTTCACGTATCGCATAGGCGACTACGAACTCTTTCGAGAGAACGAGAACGGTGAGCTAGTTCCAGATTACAGAACGGCTATCCGTCCCGACCAGAAGCAGACCAAGAAGCAGAGAGAAGGCAGCGCAAGGTTTGCTAAGAAGCGCTTCAACCCGCACTATTCTAAGGAGAAACTGCTCTTCGTGGAGCGCACTCGTAAAATCTTTCAAGAACTCGGATTCTCCTTGGAAGACACGGGTGAGGTATTTCAAAAGAACTTGCACCGCGCTCGCATCCTAGCGGCTAGGGAGATTCGAGAGGAGCGAGAGTTGAGAGACCGTGCTATCCGCCGCCGTCAAAAGGTTTCTCGTCGTATCAACAAAGGACTAGCATGAGCCACGAAGAAATAATCGGCAAGCACATTCATCTTTTCGCGAAGCCGGAAAATTTCACGCCTCCGACCAAGAATCCAGAAGACTGTATTTGTGGAGGCGGCTGGCCCGGTTCTACGGGTCGAACGCTTATCCCTAACTGTCCGTGCTGTGCAGGCGTGCAGGGTTTGGTGGAAGACCTCTGCGATTGTCCGGACCCGAGTTATATCAAATTTCGAGTCGTGATACCGCCTGACATGAAGTTCAGAATCAGGCGCTTAGAAAATGTGGAGCCAATAGTATGAACTTTATTATCTATCACAATTCATGTCCAGACGGCTGGTGCGCCGCGTACATCTGCAAGAAGAAGTACCCGGAAGCGGAACTGATGCCGCTCAATCACGGACTGTCCCCGGAGCAGATGGACAAGCTAATGAATGCTTGCTTTGACAAAGACGTTATAATGGTCGATTACTCTCTTCGCACCCGATTTGATAACGACCAGTTGAAAGTGGCATCGAAGTCGTTCCGCATCCTAGACCATCACAAGACGGCGCAGGCCGTGCTGGAAGGCGCACCGTACGCAACGTTCGATATGAAGCGTTCCGGCGCAGGACTCGCGTGGGATTACCTGTTTGGAAAAGATTCTCCTGAATTAACCGACGCCACAGATTCCGTGAAAGAGTATCGCCCTTGGTGGGTGAAATACACAGAAGACCAAGACCTCTGGAATTGGCAGCTAGACCACAGCCAAGAAATCAACGCCTACTTAATGGTGCAACCTCGAACGGTAGAAACGTGGAACGAGATAACCAGAATTGGTGTAGATGATGCTTATGCTAACGGCGTTGGCGTTCGTCAGTACATCGACTACTACACCCGTTCCGTGGTAGCTGAACTGCAAGAGGGCGTGCTGGTATTCGAAGGCCGCAACTACCGCACAGCCGTCTTAAACATCCCATACGCCGGGGTGAGCGAAGCTGGCAGCGCACTGGTCGAGAAGGGCTACGACATCGGCCTCGCGTGGTTCGAGCGCGGCGACGGCGTCACTCAGTTCTCTCTTCGCAGCAAGAAGGGCGGCGATGTAGACGTGAGCGCAATCGCGAAGAGCTACGGAGGCGGCGGGCACCAGTCCGCAGCAGGCTTTCAAATGAGTGTTGGAGAAGCACGAGATTTAGTGGACGATATTCTAGGGAGAGTCGATGTACCAACTTCTAGTTGCAGTTAAGTCGAACAACCGAGCCAAGAACGATGGCACCCATAACCGGATTCGAGGGACGTGGGGTCAGGCGTTGCGCGGCAAGGCTACTCTGAAATTCTTTGTCCCCGCTGAAACGAATGGGCGCTCTGCTCACTTGTATAGCAGTGACGAGATTGCGGTCGATGCGCCGGACTCTCCGGACGCAGCGGTATTTCTGACTCGCGCCATCTGTCGGTACTTCATGAGCAAGAACATGGACCACGTTCTGGTGGTGGATTCGAACTCTTGCGTGTTCCCCAGCCGCATCTGGATTCAAAACTACGAACTCGCGGATTACGCGGGCGACTTCGATAACTGGGGAGATTGTGGTCCTCAAAGTTTTACCACAAGCAACGTAGTCGAGGTGATGGAGAAGTGCTACTCGTGGGCAAAGAACCCGGGCTACTTTCTTTCCCGCAATGCGGCGCTGGAAATTGCGGACCTGTTCCCGAAAGAATCCAAGTATATCTTGGGACGCAACGACGACGTGTGGGTCGGCCAAGTCCTGGGTCCTCTGGCAGTGAGAGGCGGATTAATCTCGATGCCTTTGGAGAGACCCGTAGCCGTAGCAACGACGAACTTAGAAGAGACGTGGAAGGAAGGACAGTGAGAATACATATCATCGGTGACGTGCACGGCAAGACTCACCAGTATCAAAAGATGCTGCGCCAGAAGTACGCAGGCGAGCGCACGATTCAAATTGGGGATATGGGCATCGGTTTCGCGGGCACCCCGGGTCTGCACAAAGACATCATGGGAGAGAACCACAAGTGGTTTCGAGGCAACCACGATGACCCGGCGAAGTGCCGCGCGACCGTCGGATACCTAGGCGATTACGGATTCCTGCCGGAAGATAATCTCTTCTGGGTTGCAGGCGCGTACTCCATCGATTACGCGTGGCGCACCCCCGGCCACACGTGGTGGGGCGATGAAGAACTTAGTTGGGCAGAACTCGATGCGGCTATCGAACTCTACCGAGAAAAGAAACCCCGCTTTGTAATCTCACACGAGGCCCCTCAGTCCGCTGCCGCGTGGATGCTCAATTATATCGCGCCGGGTTTCCGACCGGAGAAGTTGGTGCAAACTCGCACCGGAACTGCTATGGAGCGAATGCTCGATTATCACCGTCCGGAGAAGTGGATTTTCGGGCACTACCACATCAACAAGACTTTCGAGTTTCACGGCGTGGAGTACACGTGCGTGAACGAGCTATCAACTTTTCTCTTGACAGATGAACCGACTGTGGTATAATGAAGACTCGCGACTGGTACGATGACTACATTCAGGAAGCGGAGAACATGAACGTATACCTCATATCCGACACTCACTTGAAGCACGAGAAGATGGAAACGTACTGCCAGCGTCCGCCCGACTTTACGGAACGTATCCACAAAAACATCATGAATACGGTGAAGGATACCGATCTGCTGATACACCTCGGTGACGTTGGCATAGGCAAGTATCAGGATTGGGAGTGGATGGTGCACGCTTGGCCGGGACGTACCGTACTGGTGCGCGGCAACCACGACCGTACTCATTCTTGCTCGTGGTGGATGGAGCACGGGTTTGACTTCGCGTGCGACTCGATGGTTTTCCGCAACGTGCTGCTCACCCACGAGCCAGCCAACGCGGTCATAAACTCGAACGGATACAAGTCTTACGGCGCGGTGGAGTGGGGCCTGCCGGAAGGCTGTGTACTGAACGTGCACGGACACCTTCATAACATCTGGGACGGCTTCCACAGCCCGGAGCGCTTGGAGCGAGACAAGGCTCTCCTCGGCATAGACCCAACTAAGCAGTTGAAGCATAAGTGGCAGCGTCTGTTCGCCGTAGAATACACGGACTACAGGCCAGTGGAGTTCAACAAATTCATATCACACCCGGACAAGTATCAAGCGAGAGGACCTCGCCAGAAAAAGTTTTCGGAGTTGCGGGACCAGTTGATTCTGCCAGCGGAGGAAACAAATGGCTGATTTTAAAACAGCGGTTCAAAAGACCCTCGTTCACGAGGGCGGTTATGTCAACAACCCGCACGATAAGGGTGGGCCAACTAAGTACGGCATCACTCAAGCCGATATGCCGGGAGTTGATATCAGCGGGATTACTCCGGACCAAGCTATCGAGTATTACCGAGAGCACTATTGGAAGCCCTTGTACTCTCAAATCAACGACCAGCTTATCGCAGAAAAACTGTTCGACCTCGGCGTGCTCTTCGGAACAAAGGTCGCAGTCAAAATTTTGCAAATCACCGTCGCAAAGGATATGAGCATCGTCTCGGACGGAGAATTTGGACCGACAACGCTGTCCGACTTGAATCAAGAAGGACCGGACTTGCTCTCTCGTTACAAGACGGCCTTCATTCAGCACTGCATCAACATTGTGAACAACAACCCCGTAGATGGCGAGTTTGTCCACGGGTGGATTAACCGAATCAACTCATGATAACAATGGGCCAGTCCTGGATGCGGTACATAAAGGCGTGGATACAAGGCCAGAAACACCCCGATACGCCGCGCATCGTCTTTGTGAACGTGTACGAGTACGACCGGGTGCGCAAGGCGCTGCCTTCTCGTTGCACTATCTGCGACTTCGTTGTCTCCCGGGACGAACGGGCTGTGAGAGAGTTAGTTTTCATTTGCAAGGACAGCCAGTGTGATTGCAAGAAGATGTACGGCCCAATTAGCCACAAGGTCTGCAATCTCTGTTATGACATGTTTCACGCGCTGTACGTGAACTACGGTTTGAAGAGCATGAACTACTTCAAAGCAATAGACGAGAAGTTGAAGTCGGATTATGATGACTTCAAAAGGAGAGACAAGAGAACATGAGGAACAAACTCGGTACGATAGTATTCGCACAAGGCTGGCTGGAGGGTCAGATAGAGAGCATGGTAAGCAAGACCGACGGGACAAAGAACGAAGACCCAACCTCTCACCTTATCGCGACCCAGATGTTGGAACAGTGGAACATCATCAGTCAGTCTCTGGATGACTTGATTCGAGAAAAGAACAAGGTTGACACCGCGCTCTCGACTATCTTGAGCGGGGTAGAAATGTTGAAGGGATGAATCTCCGCTGGAACGGAACATACCGCCGCTTCGAGGCCGAGTTCAGCGCGGACTTCCAAGGAGACCTCGCTGCCGTGAAGGCGGCAGGATTCCGAACTGACGGAGCACCTGAATGGATATGGTACACATACAAGGCTGGACCTCTTGGAAAATTAAGAGAGAATCGCCCTCCTTCGGGACTCACTATTACCCCGGAGGCCAAGGAACAGTTTGTGTCTTTGTGGGCGGTGGAAGAGAAGAACGCGAAGCTGAAAGCAGAAATCGCGGAACACAACAAGACCCTCAAAAAGAAACTTAAAATTGCGGACCAGGATGCGAAAGCATCGGCTGGTCCCCAGATGAAGATGTGCTCGGAAGGCTATCTGTGCCTTTCGAAAGAAGACCTCCCCCTCGCCCCTCCCTTCGCTCAACCCCGCCCAGAGCCATCCCTGAAACCTAACGCGCCGAAGTGCATCATCTGCACCGCCGCTGTCTATTTCTACGAAAAGTTGGACCCGCCGACTTGTTTATGGTGCGAGAAAATAGTGCTTGACAACGCTTCGGAAGTATGCTAGGGTAGTGAAGGATTGGAGGATTTATGAAACTACTTTCTGTTTTCGTGATTGCCTTGGCAGGAATTGTCGCACCCGCTCTGCTCAGCGCTTACCCGACCATGTGGTTTATCAACTACGTGTTCGCGCCTTCTCTGTTGCTGTCCGTATTCGGGGTTTCTAAACTCGCGTTCTGGCAGGCATTCGGACTCAATATTTTGCTCGGTTGGCTGGGCGGAAGTAAGTCCAGTTATAAACCCGAATCCGAGTGAAGCACGATTGCCGATTAACGAGTAAGGACGGCGCGTACGTCTTCATCTGCTCTCGTTGCGGCGCTTGTTACGTGTGCCGTCACAAGGCGGTTCACTTCGCGGATGATGATAAGTGGATGTGGAAGTGTAGGGACGGAAAATTTCGAGAAGTCATAAACGACGGGAGAATGAAATCATGAGCAGAAAACCAAGCACAAGGAAACACGCGGACGGAAAATGGGGACTGTACGTCGGAGACATTCTTCTCGGCACAGCCAAATCGGAGACCCGCATTGAACTCGGGTTAAAGATTCTTGAAAGTGCCTTTTCTGACGTGTACGAAGACGCCCGTCGCGACGGGTACGACGAAGGGCATGCCGACGGGTACGACGAAGGGCATGCCGAAGGGTACGACGAAGGATACTCAGATGGAGAATTTGCAGGCGGCAATTAATTTTAAGGAGAAAACATGAGCGATAAACCACAACACAAGAACCGCCATCCTCAAAAGAAAGCGCCCGTACTCACGCCGGAAGAGCAGGCGAAGGTACTAGCGGCACGCGCGAAAGCCTTGGAGGAAGAGAAGGCGGAAAGACAGCGCATCGAACTTTACGGCAAGTCGGTAGAGAAGATGTCGCACCGCCAGCTTCGAGGCGAACTGACTCGCTTGATTAAGCGCGAATACGCGGGCAAACCACCGGAGCCTCAAGCCGGGTTGAACATCTGTCTCGGTACCGTTTTCCTAGCCGTGCTGGATAACACCAAGACGGTTCGAGACAAGTACACTCGCCCGGACCAGATTAACCCGTCCGGCAAGTTGATGTGGGCACCTCGGTAATGTTCGAACTTTTGCTCTGCCCCCAGCACGGACTGCCTGCTGTTTTGATGGCGTTCTTCACCGGGAGCAGCCCAGAAATTTTCTACTTGACAATCCAGTTGTATTATGCTAGGCTTTCTCAGTTGTTCAAATAAGGAGGAATATGGCAATCACTTTAACAGAACTGCAACGGCTTTTGCTCGGTATCGTCTCCTCGGTTGAGTCCGGCGTTACCACGCCAGCGGAGGCTGCAAACGAACTCGCTAATTTGAAGGCCCGCGCTGTGAGCGCCGGGTTGAAGTTCCACGCCGATTACACGGAGGACGACTTCCAAAAGATTCGAGAGAACTACGTCTCCATGTATGAGACGAGCACCCCGTACGTGGAAGAGTCGTACGAACAGTCTTACGAATCGAGCTACTAATGCTGGTAATAGGCTCCCAAGCGATGCGCACCGGGCTAGAGAAGGTTGGGCTGGGACTCCGCAGAGTCCCGGCTGACCTGGATATCTTTGCTCGGGAAAACGAAGTGTTCAATGCCGCGAATTTCATGGGGCTTACTTACGAGAGCGTCAAACCGGACAAGGTTCTCTGCAAGGCCCCGGACAGCAAGATGGTCGAGTTTGAAATTGCGGGGAGCGGTAACTCTACCGACTTGTATATGCAGTGGGGCGAGAAGATGGCCGTGTTGGACCAGCAAGAATTTTACGGATTGAAGATTGACATCGCGCCGCTGGAAATGATTTACAGTTTGAAAAAGGCGCACCGTCACTCGCCTCGCATGTTCTCCAAGAACAACGAGGACTATAATCTCCTCCGCGAACTGTTCGGCGGACGGGACATGTTCCCCCGCATCACAAAGATGCGATACCAGGAGACCGTAGACCGAGAGAAGTTGAAGACGCCGTCTCTGAACAAGTCCACGGCAGACTTCTTCGATGACCTAGTGTCGAACCGCACCTTCATTCACGACCAGATTCACGAAGTTATGGCATTCGGGGAGCGCCCGATGTTCGAGAAAATCAAGATTGACCCGGACAAGGTCGCGTGCTCCCGGGAGAAGTTTTTCGCGTTAACTGAGACGCAACAGCGTCAGTGCGTGCAAGAAGAAGCGTATGTTATCGCGTTGGAACGTGCTATGATTCCGATGCTCTTCGAGGGCGAGAAGCTAGCGAATCCGTTCGAGGCGTACAAGTGGGCCGTGATGCGGATTTGTACCACGCTTTGTTCCGGATGGTTCCGGGAGTTTGCGGTAGAACATTACGCCAACATAATATTCTGGTACGACAAAGATTATGTGGAGAAGTTCCTGCGAGCCGTAGAGAGCGGACGCATTCAAAGGATACAAAAATGAAAAACGTTTGGAGAACACTCGCGGTTCTAGCGGTCCTGGTTGGGGCATCGCTGATGCTTCCCGGCCCGAAGGCGCAAAGCGCCCAAGAAGTTGCGCCGTACGAGTTTGCTCACATCCCGGTTGAGTTCCACGCGGTAGACGTGAAAGTCTACAAGGTTGTTCACCAGGGATGTGAAATTTTCGTTGCGACCAATGGCGCAATGGGGCATGAAGCCGCCTCGATTGCGATTGCGACTGGACGAGGCTGCAAGTGAGGAGCGAAAAGGGCCATCGCAACAGGAAGAATCCGGCCAGCTTGCTGATTCAACCGCCTCAACATGCACCGAAGGCAGAGAAGCAGTAATGAACGAGACCAAGAAATATTTGGTCGCGGGTATCCTCGTAGAGGCCGTCAAGAGTGAGGGAGGCGGCTTCTACGAGTTAACCGTACTGGCAACAGGACAGAAGCAGAGATACTTGGCGGACGTTTTTGAAATGGTTGCAAAACCAGTTTACAGCAAGACGGAGATAAAATCATGAAAGCAGCGTGGTGGAACGGCGTATTCACAACACTCAGTCTTATAAACGTTGGATATTTCTTGCACACCATTTGGATTCATGACGTTAACGGAATCCTTGCTAGTTTGATAATAGGATTCGCGTTGTTTTGCGCTCACTTTATTACTCTAGTGGAAATGAAGTGATTGTTGCCTTCCAACCCGGTGGCTCCGTTCGAGACGCTCGCGTCGTGTTGAAGCCGGACGAGCTAATTCCGAACCGATACAACGTCGCGGAGGCTATCGTGTACAAAGAGGACCCGGAGAATCCGCGCGTTTGGATTCTGGTGAAGCCGAAGTTTCAAGTTCTGCCGTCGGATTCTCCTCTCTTGTCGCAGCCGAAGTTACCAGAAGTCGATAACTTTTCCTTGACATTACCGGAAACAGGTGATACGGTTTACGAGCATCAAGACATTATTCGATTCGAGGAACCAGATGAAACGACAAAATCTTGAATTAGAAATGAAGCTGATGCGAGTAGCCGAAGCCGAATACAAACGCCTTGTTCGAGAAATAGAAAAGGCGAAGCACTTGAGTGACGTTGAGTTCGTGAACCAGAACGCGAGGGGTAAATGAACAAGGTTTACATCGTTATGGAGGGATGCAAGTACGAGGGGTGCGGCATCAACTCCGTCCACGCGTCCGAAGAGGGCGCTCTCTCAACGGCAAAAGCGATTGTGGAAACGAGTAACTATCGAAATTACACGAAGGACGCGCAGCCGGATTCGGGTACCGTGTACAGTTGGTCAGACGAATCGGACATCTTGATTATCATCACCCGGGAGGTGAAGCCGTGACAAAATCCGAAGCACAAAGGCGAATGAATGAACTCAACTGGTCCCGAGACCTTTTGATGGAAGAGATTCGACAACTGGACCAACGTCTCAAACGAACCATCGAAGAAGGTCGAGAACTCCTGAAAGAGTACCCTACACTGAGTTTAAAAGCGCCCAAGCCTGTTGAACTTCCGTGTGGCTGTCCGAGTCCCGCGAAGTCTAAGTTTGATTTGTGTCCGCACCACCGCCGTATGTGCGGACTTTAGTTTTCTGCCGGGGGCGGCAGATATCAAAAGGAGGTAATATGAAAAAGTTGTATGCATTGTTTGCAGTTCTTGCCTTGCTTGTCGTGGGCGTCGTAATTGAAGCACAAGCTACCGGGTGTTTTCAACCACCCTCCATACCTATCCAGAATCCATCGTTCGAACAAGTGAACACCGTTTATGGGGACCAAACTTGCGGTGAGAATTTCTTCGGCATAGTTGGTTGGAAATCGGAGTCGGACTCTAGTTATTGGTCCGGTAACTCAACGCTTAGACCATCGGGTAATCCAACAGGCAGTAATCCTTGCAGAGTTGCAACCCCTGTCCCGGACGGGGCAAACGCCGCTCAGTTATTGAATAACAGGATTCTCCAAGACTTGGGCGTGAAGTTTTCCGATATACAAAAGTCGCCCCAGGGCACTTGCTGCATCGACGGCCTCTACGTGATGAAATTTTCCCTGACGACCGTCTTTGGTCCTTACAGCGGCTACTATGAGGCCCACGTTTCTCTCGGGAACACGGACGCGAACGGCGTGATTCACGTGGGGGAAGACTTGTGCTATACCACCGGATGGTCAACACAGAAGTGGAACCAAGTGATACTCACGTGCCCTGCGCCGGGTGGACTGATTGCTAACCCGTGGCCGGGTCCTGCGGGCTTCGACCCGCGCGGCGGTCACGATGATGTTATTCTTTCTCTTTCCGAGGGGCCGGACGACCGAGGGCAGGTAGGCTGGCAACTTTTGTTTGATGATGTTTCTCTGACGTTTACACCACAGCAGTAAATAAAAAGGGGGTAATATGAAAAAGCTGTACGCATTGCTCGCAACACTCGCCCTGCTCGTCGTGGGCGTATCAGCACAATCCACCAACACCGATACTTGGACGAACGTTCCGGGTTCGGGAACCTGTCAAACCACCGTCAAAGCGCCATCGTACTACTGCTTTGTTTCGGTCAACGAAACAAGCGGCACGTCAACATTGTGGTTCTACGTGACGGTGCAGCCCGACGGGACGTTCACGAACGGGCAAATCAACAAGAGTCCGCTGTACAATTATCCTCCCTCGTTCAACGCCGTCAACTGGACCGGGTCCTTCTTGAACAACACGTTCACGGGGACGTTCAGCGGGACGCAGCCTGATGGGACGCCGTTCACCGGGGACGCTACCGAAACGCTGGGTCTGGTGCGTCGTTGCGCGGGACGCTACGGTTGCCACTTTGTAACAGGGCCTGTTAGCGGAAGTGGAACAGCGACGTACGGGCAGTAAGCAGTCCGGGGGTCGAAGTTTGACCCCCTCATTTTTCTCTTGACAAAATCTTGAAAGTGTGCGACACTTCCGGAATGGGAGAACGCGATGAACTTTAAACAGCAGGCAGAAGTATTCATGACGGAGATTGCCAGCCGCAAGAGCGACCCCGTTCGCTCGAATACCCTGCACGTTTACCGTTCCCTTCTGGACGCCCGCATCTTACCCGCCATCGGTGGGGTAGAAATGGCGGACGTTAACAACAAGACCGCCAGGATGCTCGTGGGCCGTCTAACCGAGGCCCAACTGAGTCCCGCCACAATCAACTTGGCGGTTGCCTTGATGAAGCAGGTCGTCAAATCAGCCGTGGACGACGAAGGGGACCCGTTATACCCTCGCACTTGGAATAGTCGTTTTATAGATGCTCCCCGGGTGGTCCCGGCGAAGCAGAAGACCCCTATTGCCCCGGTGGAGGCCCTTTCCAGGGCCGTAGGGACGACTTCCGGGGAAGTTAAGGCATTGGTAGCCCTTCTGGCTGGAACGGGCCTCAGAATTGGGGAAGCGCTGGCCTTGATGGTCGGACCAGACGACGGAAAGAACTCATTCTGGATTCCAGAATCCGGAACGCTGATTATCCGCACCACGATGGTGGACGGGGTTATCCAGTTGGACACAAAGACCAAAGCAGGCACTCGTATCGTGGATTTAGACCCTAATCTCGCGTGGCTCCTCCGCGCGACATTCAGGGACCGCGAGTCCGGGGTGTTGTTTACAGCCTCGGAGAGTACATTCCGCCGCTGCATGAAGGAGCACGGCATTTCTGGCTTCCACTCTATGCGCCGTTTTCGAATCACCTACCTGCAAAACAGTAGCGTACCAAATACTTTGGTGAAGTTTTGGGCGGGACACGCTGCTGGTGATATGACGGAGCGTTATACGAAATTTGGCGCTCAAATCGAAGAGAGAAAGAACTGGTCTGAAAAGGCCGGATTGGGGTTTAGCCTATGAGAACCGAGATATTCAGAGACACTAGTTTCAGGGATTTAACTGCTCGCATGGAGGCCATAATTGCAGTCCTTTTAGGACAAGGCAATGAGATTGTCGCAGTGACAACTACCTCCACGGCAGACTCGATGACAGTATCGTATTACGGCGCTATCTTTTACAGGAAGGCCGCATGAGGTTACCGCGCTGGCTACGACACTTCGGTGCAAAGTTCCTCGCGCTCCACGAAGAAGAATCGGGCGGCATGATGCACGATTACGCAAACGGTCAGTGGAATGAACTAATGACCTGGACCGACGATAAGGGGCAAGCAGAGGCGTTAAGCATCGTGGACAGCATCTTCTCTGGCGCTAGGGATGCGATTTACATCGTTTGTATTCGAGTCGGACCCAGGAGGGGCTACTTCGTAGTTTACGATTCTAACTTGACGTATTATCACCGTTCGTTTTGGACGGGGATTTACGAGCCGGAAGAAGCATTCGATGACGTTAGAGCATACTGTCGGCAAGTTGCAGACAAGATGGGATTCAGGAGGCCAGATGAAGCGACTGACAATCAATATCCCGGGTGACCGTGGAAAGTTATACGAAGTCATTCACTACCCGGCTGGGGAGATTCAGACCCGTCTGACTCCGGAAGGCATTCGTGCATGCGCTGACAAAGAGGAGTATGTCATTGTCGCGAATCCGATTCCCGATATCATCGAACTAGCGCAGTTGAAGGATGCGCTGGATGCGGAGTCAACCGTATTTTACAGAAAGCTGGAACTGCCGTATCTCCCCTACGCTCGGGCTGACCGCCGTTTTGTAAAAGGTGATTCGTTCGGACTGGCAGTCTTCGCGAGACTGATTAACTCGCTCCACTTTGACACCGTTACCACGTTTGATGTTCACTCGGCCTGTGCGGAGGTGCACATCAACAATCTTCTCAATCTCGACCCGATTCATCACTACGACCAGCTTACCGACTGCATCAAGTACCTCGGTGGACCAAACGGCGTCGTGTTAATAGCACCAGACAAGGGCGCGAAGAGACGATACGACTTGGAGAGTTACGGCTTGCAGGTCTTAGAGGGCGAGAAGGTCCGCGACCCGAAGACCGGGAAGTTGTCCGGATTCAAGATTGACAAGCGGGTTGCAGAGTACCCGTCCGGCCTTATCGTGGATGATATCTGCGACGGCGGCGGGACCTTCATCGGCCTGGGACAGGAGATTCGCAAACTGAATCCAAAGATGAACCTGGGGCTATACGTCTCCCACGGCATCTTCTCTCAAGGCACCGAAAAGCTGTATGAAATTTTCAACGCGGTGTTTATTTCGGACTTTTCGTTTATCGGGAATTATCCGTTCAAGAAAATTTAGAATGGGATTAACGAGAAAACGAAATCGAATCAGCGGTGGATGCCCGGTCGGAATCGAGACCTGGACCGATATTTGGTTGTTGACAAACTTCCCCACTTTGTGGCATATTGCACATGGGATGGAATACGAGATAAAGGAGAAATCATGAGCAAACTTAGCAAGACAGCAGCAGCCTCGATGCGCGGAGGACCAGTAGAGAAAAAGACTGACCCGTTCGACACGAACGAGAAGAAAATCCAGGAGCTACGCAACCAGCGTGCAAACAAACTCGCCGTCAACCGATATGATTTCATCGACGCTTTGATTGAGGAGTACGATAAAATGACGCTCGTCGCACTGGAAGCACTCAAGTCAAGACCGGAGGCAGTATGAACTTCGTTGAAAATTTCAAAGACGTGGAAGACATCGTGAGAAACTACGGCGGCACCTCTCAAGAGGACTTGGAAGGCGCTACGATTCATCTCGCGTGGTACGGCTACGGCTCGTACAGCGGCGATAGTTTCGTTCTCTACGAGAAGGGCGGCAAGCTGTTCGAGGTGAACGGGTCACACTGCTCTTGCTACGGCCTGGAAGGCCAGTGGGAACCGGAAGAAACTTCCCTGGCGGCGCTCGCAATGCGCGACCTGTCCAGCGCCGAATACGAAGGGTCCTCGGACGCGCAGAAAATTTTGACGGCATTCATTAAGGGGAGGGCTTCATGACGGAAAATTTTGTGGACGATAACTACGTGAGCGACCCGAACAGTCCAATCTTCATGATTGACTTCTACAAGTTCGGGCACGTGGACCAGTACCCGAAGGGCATCAAAAGAATCTGGGTGAACTTCACTCCCCGTTCGACGCGCGTGGAAGGCGAGAAGGGTGTCATCTTTTTCGGGTTGCAACGGTTCATCAAGAAGGTCTTAATTGACCAGTTCAACGAGAACTTCTTCGAGCGTCCTTGGTTTATGGTGGAGCAAGACTATAAACTCGTGATGAAGAAGACTCTCGGCGTGGACGCTCGCACAGACCACATCGAACAGTTGCACGACCACGGCAAGCTGCCGCTCGATATTTACGCGCTACCGGAAGGCACCTACGTTCCGCTCGGAGTCCCCGCGATGGTCATCGTGAACAACCAGGATTGGGCGTTCTGGCTCCCGAATTACATTGAGACCATGTGCTCCAACAATCTCTGGCACGCGTGCACCTCCGCGAGCACCGCGCACCGTTACCGCCGTCTCTTCATTCAAAAGGCAATCGAGGCCGGGGAGACCGACCTCAGCTTCATCGATTGGCAGGGTCACGACTTTTCCTACCGTGGGCTGTCCGGCTACGAATCGGCGGCGCTCTCAGGCATGGGGCATCTGCTCTCGTTCTCCGGTACCGACACGCTCCCAGCGATTCTGGAAACGAACCACTATTACGACGCGGACCTTTCGGTCGGCGGCTCCGTTCCCGCGACGGAGCACAGCGTTATGTGCGCCGGGTCTAAGGAGTCGGAACAGGAGACGTTCCGCCGCCTGATTGAGGACGTTTACCCCACCGGGGTCGTTAGCATCGTTTCCGATACCTGGGACCTTTGGAAGGTGCTGACGGAGATTATCCCCAACTTGAAGGATAAGATTCTCGCCCGTCAACCCGCTGGCTATCTGCCCGCGAAGGTTGTCATCCGCCCTGACTCCGGAGACCCGGTCAAGATTCTTACGGGCGACGATACAGCGGAGCGCTTCACCCCCGCGTGGTACGGCGCACTTTTGCTTCTTGCGAGGGCCTTGGGTACCGACGAGGATGGCACCGGAAAATTGAACCGTCACATAACAAAGGGCGGACTCATTTACGGTGACAGCATCACGGTAGACCGCGCGGAACAAATTCTGACTCGCGCTATCCGCCTCGGTTACTCGCCGTATAACTTCGTCTTCGGTATCGGGTCTTACACGTATCAGTATGTGACCCGCGACACTTACAACTTTGCATTCAAAGCGACCGCAATCGAAACAGAGAACGGCGTGCAGGCTATTTTCAAAGAGCCTGTCACCGCTGGTGAGTTCAGTAAGAAGTCGCACCGTGGAATCCCTGCCGTTATGACTGAATCAGATGGAACATTCGCGGTACTACAAACGGAGGACCCGCGTTGGCTCGACCATCCGGACTCCGCGTTCCGCAAGGTCTTCAATGGCTCACTCCAGGTGGATGAACCGTTCGGAGTGATTCGAGACCGAGTCCGTGCGCGTGACTTCAAGGACACGCTTTGATGCCGGGTCCCGGGATTCCGGAAATCAAGTGGGGAACATTCTTCGACCCGGGCGGTACGCCCCACGTCGCTCCCGCTATCGAGGGGTACTTGATGAAGGGGCACAGACTGGCGCTCGGGTGCAACTGCGGTCCCCGGTTGGAAAAGGGGCCGGACAACATCATCGTAGTTCACTATATTGTTCACTAAGGTGCAGTTTAACCAAGTATTAATTGGCGGTCAGGAGGAAACACTATGTTGAGTATTAAATGCACAGTTCATCCGAAATACCAAGCTAAACGTGTACCACGTTCTTCGTGTAACGGGTGCCAGTTGTTGTGGACGCTTCGTTATCAGCACACCAAAGAAGCCAATGACAAGCTTGGCGGTCTTAATCCGTATCAATTTTTCGACGCGGAACAAGGCGCAGAACTCTTACGTGCAATTTAAGGAGCCGTTAATCCCCGCTATTTAATGGAGGAAAGTATGAAAACGATAGAAGTGAGCGACACAGACTATCAAACCCTGGAATGGCTCGGCAGCGATAAGTGGATGTCCATTAAAGGGGAGCCTCCTCTGCCGGTCGAGAAAGTTTTGCACCGCATCATCGAAACAGAATATGACCGCGCCAATCCTCCGAGATATAGGAGCATTCAGGAACGTGGTGATTAAAGCCAACCAAGTCGAGACCTGGGACGGCATCGACTCGAAGTACTGGAAAACTTTTATGCGAACGAGCCACGAAGTCCGGTGCGGTTGCGGAGAACCTCTTTGGAAGCACGGGCAGCCGTTGAAGGAATTGTGCCCAACGATGATTCAAGACTGTGAAGGAAGGTGGTGGAAGACATGAAGAGATTATGTGTGTTTTATTATAAGGCCGATGCTTGGTTTGGAAAGAAAATTGAGTGGATAGTCTGTAAAGAGTGTCAAAGGAAGTTAAAACGCGGCTACACGTACGAAAACAGACTTCTTACTTTGAACAAACCAAAAGCCCCATTTCCGCATTCATGGAATGACTACAATTTCAAAGGCGCAAATTAATAGGTACTTAAATGGCATGCATCACAGTTAAAGGCAAACAGTTTCGTCACCAGTTCGTCTACGACGGGGTGGGAGACGGCGTGCACTGCATCTTCTGCCGGGTTCAGTACCCTAGTCGAGTGGAAGCGGAGAAGCAGTTCGAGGCAGAAAGTCGGTGGAGAGAAGTGAGCGAGTCAATCAGATGGCCGGAAGTTTAGGAGGAAACATGGAAAACACAGAGATATACCCGAAGACTCTGTACGTGAGAGAAGACAATTTATATCCCTATACAGGGGTGAAATTTCTCATTGGTAGAAAGGACCTGGAAGCTACCGTTCGGGATAATAACGAAGAGAACGTGGTTGCCGTCTACCAGTTGGTCAGCGTCAACAAGTACAAGAAGACGGTGACCAAAACTTCCGTGGTGGAGCAGGTAGGATGAGAGCAACCATCGTTAAGAGAAGCGAGAAGGAGCACGCCTTGATGCTAGGCGACCACGAGTTGGGAGTCTCGAAGACCGACTTCGATGCGCGGTTTCACATGCACGCAATCAACGACGCGCTCGATGTCGCGGCAGGAATGGAACGGGAACGTATTACATATTTGAAGAATAATTTTCCGGCTTGTACAGAATGTTTCAGTACCAGCGTGGTCCACGAAAAGACCTGTTCTTGGTATCACCCAGGTGATGAACGAGTGGAAGCCGAACTGAACAAATAGAAAACCCCCGGGGAAACCCGGGGGTGATTTGCTACCTTGCGACGATTACTTCTTGTTCTTTTTCTTCGGTTCCGGTGTTACCGCTGGGGTCCTTCCGAGGAACTTATCCAGGTCAAAATCCTGAGTCGCTTCGTTGTACTTCTCTTCCGAGACGCCACTGGCATTGCGGAACTGAACTCGAACCGCGCCGCGTGCTAGCTGGTCTCCACCGCCGTTAACTGTTGCTCCCATCGTTGGCTCCTTTTTCTTGAAGTTGTGGAGGGAGTTGGGACTCTTCTTCCGCAGAGAGAACCGCAGGCGGCTGCCCCAGGTATGCAAAATCGAGGTAGTTTTTCCTGGTAGGTTCGACGCCTAACTGCTTCATCTTCGATAGAACGATGTCTTCCATTACTGCCCTCCTAATCCGCTCATGATACCACTGTACTTCATTTCCGCTTGTTTGTCAAGAGGTTTCTTGGTCTTTGTTTCGGCCTTCGTCTTGACCGCCGCTCTCGTGTCCGCGACCTGCTTTTGAGCATCTTCTGATAACTTCAAGATTTGCTGGCGGGTAGCGTCCAAATTCTGCTTACCATCCGAGTACTTCTTCCAAATATCCTTCACGACCTTTTCGTTCGCGGGTGACTTCCACTCGGATGGGAATATGTTACGAACGTGCTCCCACACGACCGACTGTAGCTCTCTAGGCTTGATGCCCAAGTCCTTGGCGGCTTGGCGGTACGCTTCCGCGTACAACGGATATGTGCCCTTCACTCCGGTCCCGGTGTGCTTCCCCGCCTTCCCGAAGTTGTCCAAGACTTCCTCAGCGGTGCCGCCCAATGGCTGTAACAACGCCGCAGCGACCGCGTGGGTGTCAATCGTTACGTCCTGGTCGTTGGTCGGGTCAATGATGTTGTTGTAGAAGTTTCTAACCTTGTGCATCCCGCCCAGCTTGTCCGAGATGTTCTCTCTGCTGCCGTCATCCAAAATAGACAATGCGTTAGAAATTTGGGGTAGACTCCCCCAAGCAATCTTGGACGGGCTTCCATCAGCATTGGTGCGCAGCCCGGTGCTCTCTCCCGTTCCCGGGTCTATGCTCTCGAAGCTGCGAGGGTTGTGAGCCTCGTCGCGGAGACGGACCCAGGCCGCGCGGTCGTACGGGTCGGTAAGTTCAGACAACTTCTTGCCTTCCAGATTCTTAATTGCCTTCCCCAAGTCTTCGTTCGCGCCCGTCTTCTTCACGATATCGAGACCCTTTTGAATCATTTCCGGGGTCGTTACCGTGTCTTGGTGGTTCTTGTAGATGTCGGTGATGCGGCGAGCCAGCGACACGTTCATGTCCCAGTCCTTTTGAGGAGACTGAGTCGCGATGGTGCCAGCCGCTTGCGGCTCCGTAATCCCGTGCTGGTCCGATATTCCCTTCGACAGCTTGTTCGCGGACTCGTACCACTTAGCGTTCGCAACCTGCTTTTCCGGAGCAACTTGGTTGTAGAGGAACTTCAAGTTGTCTTTCGCGTGGTCCACGAAGCGAGACAGAACCTTGGTCGGGTCCTTAACACTTCCTGAGATTTTAACTCCCGGGTAGTTGCGGACGGTGTCGGCAAACTTCTGTTGCAGCTTGTCTGGCGTCTGCTTAAGCGAATCCATTCCTACGGTTAAAGGCTCGCCTTCCAAAGCGTTCTCGGTAGCGTTCTTCCCCTCCGGAACGCGGGTTGATACGCGGTCCTTCGCGATGTTGCTCTGCTCTATTTGAGGAGCTTCCCCGGTGCCGCCCGTCGGAATTGTTTCTCCACTTCCAAGATGGTAGATAGCCTTCTGGTTCGCGGCCTTGCCCGCAGCGATGGCTTCGTCGTGGTCGTCTATCGTTCTGCTGATGTCAAGGGTCGTTTTTCCGGTGTCTGGGTCCTTCCAGGTGCCGACCGCGTGTCCCGGCTGCGACAACACATCAACGTTGTCTTTCTTAAACTTGTCCAGAACTTCCGGAGTCAACTTATCAACTTGCAAAGTACGCTCCGGGTAAGAGCCGACCGCATGCAAGTTCTCCCCAGCGAGGTTCTTGCCTTCCGGCGTGAACGTAGAGCCGCCCTCTGCTTCATGCGCAGCGATTTGAGGCTCCGCAGTCTTGCTTATTCCGCTTCGCTCTCGCTTTCCTGCTGCGCCTTCATCAGCTTCTCGTACTTCTTTGGATGAAACTCTTCCAGCAGCCCCATCTTGTTCTTTTCCTTGTCTTCCGGACTTAGAGGATTTTCTTTCAGATAATCCTGCATCGGAATCCCCTTCATGAACTCCTGGGGTGGTTGGTGTTTCACTGCCATTGTAGACTCCTTGTAGTTTCTTAACATATTCTGCCAAACGTCCCGGACTCATGTGATAATTTACGTGCAGACCTTCCTCACGTAGAGGAATGTTCGCTTGCACGAGAGCCAGTGCTTCCGGGTTCGATACGTGCCCCTTAGCTCTTTCATACAGCGCATCAAAGACCTTATCCAGGTCCTTGCCGCTCAATCCGCCTTCTTCTCTAAGAATCTGGCGGGCGCGAGCGATGTCGGTACGCGCTCCCGTATTCTGATTCATAGGAATGTCGTTGTGAACTTCATCAAATGCGGGACCACCCAGGATTCCAACCACGCGTTGAGCCAGACCCTTCGGTCCCTCTTCCGCGTCGGAAACATCTGTTTGTACCGCAGCCGCAGCGCCTGTTTCTATCGCGTCCGGGTGGTGCTCCGAGATGAAGTTAATCGGATTCAAACCCTCCGCGACGTTCGCCATGATGTGGCCGTGCTCGTGCTCATGACCCTGCTTCGAGGTTCGGCCTTCCACGCCGCCGATATCCATCGGAGACTGGGTTGCCTTCATTACCGGGCTGTGAGCTATTCTCTCGTCTGCGAGAACGTCGGCGTCCTTCTTCTCTTCTTCTACCTTGGTTTCCGCAGCGTGCTTCTCTTGAATCTTCTGAACTTCTTTCTGCCACTTCTCACGCGCGGCCTTGTTCTGGTCGTACGCCTTTTTAACCGCTTCGGTAATTTGAATCTTGCGGTTTGCTTGAGAGTCATTCAACTGTTGTAGAAGCGCTCTATCGCCCTCTGTTCTCTTATCAACCGGAGTTTTGTCAAGATACTCTTGGAACTTCGACAATAGATTATCGAAGTTGCTTCTCTCTACGGTCGTGCCAGCGAGAGACGCTAGCGCAGAGTGTAGCATGTGGTCCGGTGGAGGCATTTGTGGCGGAATAGGCGCAGGCGGCGGAGGAATGTCCGGACCAGCCGGACCTTGTGGGTACGGAACGTCTATAGCCTGGGACGGTGGAACTGACGGGCCTCCCGGTGTTGCAAGAGGACGGTCCCCGGCGAACGAGCGGGCCATAAGTTCGTTGCGTGTCATATCAGAAGGAAGGATGGCTCTGCTGATGCCTTCCCCGGCTACGGTGCCAGCAGCGCCGCCGATAATCGCGCCCGGTACGCCGCCGATAGATGCTCCCAAACCAGTACCGATTGCGGTGCTTCCCGCTCTCGCTACTTGCGCGGCAACCTTGCGAACTGGTCCTACGTCCGCGCTCCCGCGCACGGTCTTCTCCGCGTTGAATATCTGGCGGTCTAAAGCCTTACGTACGCGGATGTGGGCAGCTTCGTCGCGTGCCCAATCGTACGCTTCCGGTACGCCCGCTTCTTGTAGAGAGCCGTAGATGCCCTTGCGCAAGCTGTCGATTACCGCCTCGCGAGCCGCGTATTCCGGGCTGCTTTCGCGCAGGCTGGCAGCGTCCCACGGATTCTTTTCCATCAAACGGTTCTTCGCAACCAGGGTCTTGCGGATTGCGTCCGCTTCCTTGTTGGTCAAGTCCTTGAAGTTGTGTTCATCAAGAACCTTCATACCCTCGTTTTGGAATCCCGGGGTGGTCTGGTCCTTCTCTGCTAGCGCGTTTGCAACGTCCTCGAACACGTTGGTGGTGATTGGCTTGTCGCCGTGCTTCTGAACCGCGCCCCCACGCTTAGCTTCGATTGCTTGACGCCCGTCTTCCACGATGTCGCGAGCGGTCTCGATGCCTGAAATGCCTTCTCCGCCTGCTAACTTGTCGGCCTTGTGATTCTCTTCCGCTGTGCGGCGAACAATCTCGTAATCGTTATCGTCGTACGGCGCAGCCTTCGATGGGGGTGCAGCCGTCTTGAAATCTTCCTTGGCGGCGTTTGCTGCATCGCTCACCGCTGGCTTCAACTTTTCCTTGAATGCGTCGAATGCGGCTTTCGCGCCCTTTCCAAGTTCATGACCCTTGTCGGTGAAAACGCGACTCGGGGTCGCAGACTCTTCTCCGGAGATTCTGCCGTGGACGTGCTCCGCAGCTTTCAATAAAGCGATGTCTGCTAGACCGCCTGATACGTCGCCGTTCTCGAACTTTTCCGAGATGCCGTTAACAAGAGGACCTAGCATCGGAATCTTCGACATCATCTTATCCGCTGCGCCTGATACTGATTGTGATAGAGCAATCGCGTGACCTAGAGGTAGAGAGATGCCCATCCCCAAAGGTCCGATAGGAACTGATACGCTCCAATCGTTGCGCTTATCCCACAACTCACGAGCAGTTTCTAGTTCCTTGTTTGCTTTTGCATCGAGTTCGTCTGCTGGTGCGTCAATCAATCGATGAAGCGCAAGCTGTGTGCGAGACGGTGTTGGAGTCTTCTTGTCGTACGTATTGGTTGCTGCGTCCAAGTATTGACCTGGGACCGCAGGCAAGGTGCTGGCTGCTGGCATCCCCTGTCCGGCACGCATCTGATTCATCTTCTGTTGAATCGCTAGTTTTTCTTGTTCTGTCGCCGGGTCTTGGAACGCGTGATAAAGTGCGTTCGGGAAACTCAAGAACGTGTGAAGAGAGTGAGCTACGCCCTTGTTCTCTTCTCCCTCAATCGGCTTCGCGAAGAAATACGGAGCAAGCGCTGCACCGGGAGATAGTTGAGCTAGCTTTTCCGCAGTTGTCGGCGGCGCAACAGGCTTGAATCCGAAATCGAATCCAGACGACTGCTCCGCAGCTTGTGCGGGTTGCGCAGCGTGCGTTTCCGCAGGCTGTGGCTTGAAGCCGAAGTCAAACGCGGGTCCCGTTGGCTCGGGAGCGGTCTGCTTCGGTTGTCCGTTTTCATCGACACCACCGAGAACCTTGCCTGCTACGTCGAAGGCTTGTCCGTTCTCGATTTTTGATGTGCCCGGATACGGCGGCTTATCAAGCTGCTGCGGCCCCTGGTCCTGTTCTTCCACTGTGTTTGGCTCAGCCATGATTACTGTCTCTTACCCGTTTGCGGGTTGTACTTGTTGCCTTGCGCGTCTTGAATCGAACCGTCCATTGTCTGCCATACGAGTGTTCCATCGGCAGCCTTGCCCGCTGCTACACCCGGCTTCGCGGTCTTGGGAGGAATTGCGCCCTGGCTCGGATTAATCGGCTTACTGAATGAAGAAGTTCCTTTCGTCTGGGTGATTGCATCTACGTCAACGCCGAACTGGCGAAGAATGCTGGCAGAGTCTTCTTGTAGAAGACCTGGGATGTTACCCCCACCCATAATGGTGTTATAACGTCCGTTCATGCTCTTCGCGCGAGCGGCAACTAGTCCGGCCATCGCACGGAACGTTGATTGAAGTTCCGCAGGCGTGTGGTCCATGTTAACCGCTGCGGCCAAGCGCTCTTCCTGTTCTGTGGGAGGAACGTGTCCATTCTTAATGAAGCCAAGAAATTCATCCTTCGCGGCTTCCGCTTCGACCTTAAATGCTTGCGCTTCCTCGAAGCCAACCGCTCCCGCCTTGACCTTATTGATTGCGGTGTTGAGAATCGGTGAACCCATGTTGCGCAGTCCCTCGATGCTTCTGTTCGCTGCGCCCGTGTGCATCGAGAAGCGGTTCAAGCTGTCAACCTGTCCACCCATGCTGGTCGGTGTATCCTTCGCCAAATCTTGCTGCATGTTGTAGCGCTGTCTATAGACGGCCTCGCTCCATTCTGGACCGCCGCGTCTCTTAGACTCCGCTATCATTCTGGCCTTAAATTCGGCGTTTGTGTTCTTGCGCATCGAGTACAATTTATTCGGGTCGAGATTGTACTTCAATGCAGAATCAACCAAAGAATTTACGTCGTCGTCATTGAGAGCGTTCGTAGCTTCTGCCTTGTTCTTCTCTTTCGTATTCTCGTAATCAAGGCTTGCCTTAGCCGATGCTTCCGCTTGAGTTTGAATGCGGGTAAGCATCTTCTTTTGCTGGTCGGTGTAGTTGTTCTGGCCTGACAGCATTTCCTTCACGGATGCCGCAATACCCGCAGCCTCTTCGCCGTGGGCCGCGTCAACCTTCTTTTGAAGGTCGGTAACCATCGACATAGCGTCGTCTGACTTCTTCTGGTAATCCGCGATATCCGACTTGCTGACCGCGACTCCCAAGAAGTTCGATAACTTGGTGCGCTCTTCGGTATACTGCGCAATCTGGGCGTTCGCTTTATCGAGTGCCTGTTGATTGTTTGCGGCCTTCGCGTTAGCTGCATCTTGCGTGTATTGAGCAATGTGCTTATCCGCGTTATCCATATGCTGCAAAAGGCCAGCTGCCGCGCTACCCGGGACTTCCGAGACAGCCGCTTGAACTGATTTATCGTTCAAACCAGAAACAAGGCTCTTCAAATGGTCGTCATCAAACTTCTTCCCGTTCACCATTTCTAGTTTGTCAAGCGCATTACGAGCCGCGTTCAACTTAGTTGTGTAAGCGTAGTGCTGGTCTTGGGTCAACAAGGTACCGACTGGCAACTTCTCGCCCAGCAATCTGCCCGCAGCGGCTGATTCGTCTGCCGTAACTTTTTCGGGCGTATCTTGGCCGTCTTTCGCTGTTTTGCTTGAATACGAATAAGTCGGCATCATAACTGGAATGCCGTCCTTATCCTTCTTAACCTCGCCGCTCGCGTCGAGCATCGGGACCTGTCCCGTAATCTTCATGTAGTGATTAGCAACCCAATCCGGGTTCTTCACAAGCTGCATGGCTTCATCGTGAGAAACATTTTCAGTAACGTCGTAGTTCTTCTTACGAACCTCGAAGTAATCCTGGTTCTCTTGAAGGCCCTTCTGACGAAGTTCTTCATCTTGACGCCAGATGTTGCGGTTGTGCGCCACAGTCTCTGCCTGATTCTTCGCGTGCAGCATCGCGTCGTTCTGCTCTTGACGCAGTCGCTGTTGACGCGCGTTCAGCGCGTTTGCCACGCCTGATAGCCAGCCGCCCTTGGTGTCGCTCGCGTGGGCCGCATCACTTCCGATTCCTGTTACCGCACTACTCAACTTATCAGCAAATGAACCCGGAGGCGGTTGAGGACGGTCTTCAACAGGTTGCGCAGCTTGTGCCTTCTGCACATCCATCGCCTTCGCCTTTTGTGCGATTTCGGATGTTTGAGCCTTCTTAGCTAGGTCCATCACAAACAGCTTCGAAAAAGCGTCATGCAAGTCGGGAGAAGCCTGCGAAAGACCGGAAAGAATCGGCGCAGCGCCGGAAGGTATTCCGGCAGGTTCCTGAGTTTGCTGCTGTTGAATATCTGGTGTATCTGTCATTTTATTCCTCGATTACCCGAAAAAGCCGCCGGAACCAAAAATCTTACCGCCGCCCAGACTGCTCAAAAAGTTCGAATCATTTGCCATGCTAAGACCGCCCGTAGCAGCGCCCATAGCGAGCGAAGTGATGCCGCCAGCAATCATCTGGTCTCTTTGAGCTTGCTGTTCTTGAATCGTCTTTGCTTGTCCGAACGATGACTCGTTAGAACTGATTGCGCCGCTTGCTGAGGCATTCGGGTTATAGCCTGCTGCCAACTGTTGCTCAGCACCTTGTGCACGCCAGTAGTTTTCACTACCCTTGGCATAGTCTTGAGCTACGATGTCGCCTTGTACATTGCCGAGGTTTGTCGCTACCTGGGTGCCGATGCTAGACTCAATCTGTTTTGTGATGCCGGAAGTTACGCCGCTGGTTGCGCCGCCGCCTTCCCCTGCTCCGAACGTGCGTGCCGCTTGTTGCGCGGAACGGTTTGCCGCGCCCGCCGCGTTGATTGCTTGAGTGTTGCGTGCTGCAAGTTCTTCCGCGCTAAATCCGTGCTGATTCGGTCCCGCAGCTAGAATCGGGCTGAGAGAGGCACCTAGTTTATCCAGAACATCCAACTGTCTGTTAAACTGGGTGTCGTAGTGCTGTTGCAGTACCGAGGAGAAATTCTGACTCGATGCTTGTAGCGATTCTTCTTGGGCTGTTGGTCCGCACATTTATTTCTTTTCCTCGAAATCCAGTCGGTAATCGTCATTGCCGACTGACTTGAAACCTAGATGCTTATCCATAAATCCGATTAGACTCGGACTCACGGAGTTGAACACGAGGCCCTTCTTGCCCTCGCTCTCGTAAAGTTTGATAAGGCTCTTCACAGCGTAAATCATGCCAACCACTAAACGGCGGTTTGAAACTTCCGTCTTCGGCGCGAACTGGGTGTGAATACGAACATACTCTCCTTCTTCATCAAGACGCACGTAAGTGAGAGGTCCTCGGTCGTCCATCAAACAGAAGGCTAGCAGACTGCCAGCCGCTCCGGTCAACCACCACTCAGGTTGTCCCAAGTGGAAATGGTAGGGGTCGTGAAGTATCCACTCCCCTAGCTGTTCCAAGTCTTCGTATGTTGAAGGAGTAAATTTAATCATGGTCACGTCGTTATAATGATGACTGAGCCTCTTTTCGCGGAAGCGGAACCTTTGAAGGAAGTAAAGAGAACGTTCCAGTTGGTGTTGTTGTTCGTGAATGTAACAACCGCACCCGTCTGTAGAGTGTTTACGACGTTGTGTGCTATACCAGTAAGATTCGTGCTGTTTCCTTGAATAGTCCCGTTGTCTAGCGTGTATCCGCTATTAACGGCGGTGGTTGTTAGACCACCTGACACGGTAGAGATAAATGCAATCAGAACTTCGTTTGCTGTTGAGGTTGTGTAAGCTGATGAAGCCCCCGCCGTTCCGTTACCAGTATTCGTGTTTGAAACATCTAGTACGATGTTAGACGCACCGCCGAGGTCGTAGGCAGCCATCGTAGAGAAATTCACGGTGCCTGTGTAATTAGCCTTTACGATGTTAGCAGCGTTTCCAAGACAGTTCGATGCAACCCAGATTTGGTCCCAGAGTGTTCCACCAGACGAAAAACCGTGCCCTGCAAAAACAGGCGTATACGTATTACCTGCTGTATCAGTGATACTCGAAAGTGCGTTGCCGCTCGTGCTCGGGTCGTAAAGTTCTGTTGCTACGACGATGGTGTTCCCGGCAGCTTGGTTGTACGCCCCCAAAGATATGGACGTGTTTCCACTGTTTCCAGTTCCAGTAGACCCTATGAACGTTGCTGATAGTGCCATTAGAATCTGTATCCTTGCAGGGTTATTCCAACATCCGTCAAAGTCGTGTCTGCGGTTGCTGGTCCATCAAGTTCAAAAATGTCTGTTGTCCCGTTAAAGGATGCGTCCGCCGCCTGTGTCCAAGTGTACGTAACGCCGCCCGCGTTGAACTGAATCGTTGCAAAGCTGGTACCGTTTTTCTTAAACGTATAAACCGTGTTCGCGGTCGCGTTCGCTGTTGCCGCACCTGTTGATTTCGGAGCACCAGCCGGAAAGATACAAGTTCTGGTTGGAATGAACTTTGCTAGAACCTGTGCGTTCGAACCCAATCCTGGGGAGAACACCGTTACATCGAATACTCTTGGAGACCCGGTTTCATAGTTGGTGCCATCGGAATAAATTACAACTGCGTCGCCTTGCCACAAATTCATATCGGTAGACTTACCGTCGATTGTGAGACCGTTTCGAGAAATGGTCAGAATACCCGTTCCGATATTCTTTACAACAATCTGCCACGTCGATGCTGGCGCGGGATTCAACAGAGTAAGCGTGGTTGCAGCCGCAGAGTTCATTTGAATCAACTTACCAGCATCACCAGCCGCGACGGCATAGCTTCCAGTCTTAACCAGGACGCCATTCCCGAGTCCTAGGCCGTAGTACGCAGAATCATTGCCCGCGCCGTCTGTTTGCCACTTGACGTTTGCCGACCCCGCTGGGGCTGCTGGCGTAGTGTCGTTGAAATTACTTGCCATTTATCCTCCGTCCAGGGTTCCGTTAATCTTAACGCCCCAAGCCGCTGCGAAGTCTTTCACTCCGTTGATATCTACTTCTTTGTCTGTGGCAACTCCGATTCCGTTAACTCTCATTGCCACGGGAATCGCCGGAATGATGCTCACGTCCGATGAACCGTTTCCTGGGTTATCCACCACCGTGAACGAAGAAGAGAAGTTCAACTTCGGTTCTTGCGGGAGAGAAACTCCCGCGCTTTGAACTATTTGATAAAAGAGACTCGGTTGTATTCCGCGTTCCGTAAACCAGTTAGTTCCATCGTACACTACGATAAGACCACTAGCAGGTCCGATAGTTACAGGACTGCTGCTGTTGTCGATTAGCGCGGTTGACCTAAGTAGAAAGGTTCCGGTTCCGGTGTTCTGAATGTACGTATACCAGCCTGCCAAAAACCCGTCTGGCAAAAACCCGGCTGGCTTGAAAGCCGCTAGTACTCTACCATCACCGTTATTCAAGTTCGGAGTCGTGGCGTTTATAACGCTTACCATTGTTTGCGACGCCGTAACAATCTGGTCTTGGATGATTTGAAAGCCGTCGTTATATCTCCCGGTCCACGGAGCGGCGGAAGCGTGAGCACCGCCTAGTGCTCCCGGTGCGCCAAATACGACCAAGTCGTTCGGAGTTATCGTCACAACGGCGACCGAGGTGTTTCCTCCGAAAGATGTAGTATCTAAAGAATTGAGTGTTTTTATTCCGGAGTACTCAACTATCGAAAGAGTCGTCCCGGAAGCACCGCCGGAACCGTGAACCGCAACAACCGTGATTGCGTTCGCCCCCGGCTTTACACCTTCGGCATACCAAACTGCTGACGCGGTTAATCCCGGGTCAGTTATAAAAGCAAGCTGACGCCACACGTTGTTGTTCGAATCGGAAACAGCGAAAGTTGTGTTGGCGGCTGCTCTCTGGCTGTTTATAACAAGAAACAACATGTTTCCAGCGTTGTTGGTTATGTTGAGTATTGTTGTGTCCGGACCCGAAGTGTGTGCGGCTTGAAAGAACGCCGCAGTAGATACGTTCGGGCCTGGGAGAGTTATAATCCCTCCCAAGTTGTTGTTAAACGTGATAAGCGTATCACGGTCGTTTACTTGAACGTCGTACGTTGACCCTGTTTGCTTGTTCGTCGCAATTGATTCAACGTCCGCCGCAGCAGAACCACCACCGGAACCAACTATAGCGGTAATTCTTGACGTGCTTTCAGCCGCCGCGTTACTGAACGGGTTAGCCTGATTTCCCAACGGCATCAGCGCGTTCTTTGGAATACGCGGTGAAGCCATTTCAGTGCCGACGAACTTCGTATCGTGTTGCAACGCTGGCGACAAAGAGCCGGAAAAATACTGCGGCATATCGTGCGGAACAGGCGGCGCAGGAGCACCTGCTGGAATTGGATTTTCCACTGGTTGCCAATTTGCAGGGATGTTCTTTTCATCCATCAAATTAGGATTGTCTGGCATTACGTTTCAACCATCAGACGACCGAAAATCGTCATATTGTACAACTCGTCCGGATTAGTGGTGGTACCGAAGTCCACCTTAACCTGCATGTGGCGGCAACGAGCTACCAACGCGTTCGCGCTGAAATAGTAGCGATTCGGGCTGTAAGTCAACGGAGTAATCGTATCACCGTACAAAGACGGTGGGTCGAACTGCGGCGTGTTATTAATTCCGTTTACGAACGGCGTGAAGGTGCCGCTCAGTTCGTTCAACAAATAGCTGACCGTCGGCTGGAACTTCACACCGGAGAAGTCGAACTCCAAGTGCTTCAAAATTGCAAGCTGTCCGGAGTGAGCGAGCGCGATACTGCCCATCGTGAACTGAGCGTTGTACGGAGTCCCGTTATCCGTGAACGTCGTAAGACTACGAGAAAGGATGACGCTGCCGGGAGTAGAACCACCAGCTAACAACTTCTTGATACCAGGAGAAACCTCGACGCTCTGAACCATCTTGCAGCCGCCCGTGATTGCACCGAACGGGGACCAGATTGGTTCCGGACCTTGTGCAGCGCCCGGTACTTGGTGAGGATTCAAACGATACCACCCGGTTGAGCCGTCTGCAACGAAGATGCAGTTATCGGTCCCGTTCTGGTGAACCGCAACGTAAACCTTCTTCGGGTCCCAGGTCGCATCCGAGATTCCGGATACAGGCTGATTTGCAAACTGGTCGCCCAGAGGGAATCCGAAGTTCGACAAGTTCAACGAAGGAGTGATTACGCGGAACATGTTATCGTTGGAGAAGAAATAAATTTCTCCCGCAAACACGTCGCACGCGTTGAAGCTGAGCAACCCAACGCCCGGGGCCATCGTCACCGAGAAGAACGTTCCTGTCGCTGGTCCACCGCCGATTATCTCAATGCTGTCGGTCAAGA